CGTTGACGTTGAGGACTGGGAACTCGGCTCGGCTCTCGCCGCCGAAGGATGATACGCTACGTCCCAGGTAGAGTTGCTGGGTGAGGGTGCCGGAGCCCCAGGACCAGAGACCTTCCCCCATCGGGGGGTGGCTGGCGGACGAGTGATGTTTCCCCCATTCGATGAAACCGGAGCCGGCGTATTGCTCACGGGCTTGGGCGGCGATCATCTCGAACTCTTCCCGACCCATCACGCTCAGACCGATCTGGTCGTAGACGGTTTGCAGATCGGTGGCGACCTCGGAGAGTGCGGAGAAGGTTCCGCCGCCAACTCGGTTCTGCCCTGTGATAGACAGAGCCAATTTGGCCTCGGCAATGGCGGCGCCGGTCGCAACCTTGGCGTTGGTAATGCCGGTGGTTTCGTCGAGGTGTTCGAGGACCTTACTGGCTTTCAGGTCACCGTTCTCTTCGACAGACACATCCAGGCGGTCTTTGAGGTATTTGGTGTTCTCATTGACAAGGTTAACAGCCCGGTTGAGGTTACCAGACGGGGTTACACCGTCAGGTGAACCAGAGGCTGGCTCCCCGTTCATGACCCACTGAGGGTTCACTGTAAAAACAGACATTCGTTGGATCTCCTATTAGTTGGCGGTGTCTACTCCGGAGTAACGAGGATTTGGACAAACCTAGCGATAACCCTGAAAGTGGACGGTTCCTTTGTTAAAACAGCAAGGTCCACTCAAAGGTAACCTTGCGATTGGCGTTTTTCACGATCGCAGGAAAGGTCTCCCGCGCAAAGAGGTTCCCGTTTGTCGAAAACAACCCGGCCTCGGTATATGCGACGGATCCACCGCCACCACCGTTCGCCTCTGCCTTTTCCACGGGGATCGTGAACTTCACTGATGTTTCATTGCCTACCGGCAAGTATTCAAGGGTTGTGATGGCCTTGGAAAAAGGTGCTCCATCAATCAGCCCGGTGTCAGTCACGGTCGGATCCACTGGGGTCAAAATATCCGTACCGCTGTGACCTTGAGTACCCAATTTGAACGTGTTGACCACGTACACGCCTTCACCCTCAGCAACGAGGTGTGCCAGCGCCTTCCGGGCCAGGTTCACAATCAGGTTGGTCTTTTCATGACAGATACCCTGGCCCACGATCCGATCACTGTCAGGGCTCTCGTAGTCCCAGAACATTGCACGGACGGCACCGCGAACCTGGATAGTGTCGTCCAACACAATCGCTTGGTTCATTCCCATCTCCATTCCTGTTCGTATGTTATCACGCAATCTCATGTCCAAATCCTCATTTGGTCCGTAGGTTATCCCTAAAGCACAGTTGAGTAAAATTAGCGTAGGGAAAAATCCCTAACTTAGGCAGGGATGCCCAAACTCAAATTTCTGTACTCAGTTGATATGAGCGCACCTTGCACGTCATACTCCTCAATCTTTACACCTGCGAAATCGGAGCCTTCCGGCTGATCCGCTGTCACATAGGTAGGGGAGGCCCCAACAACAAACCCATCAACCAACAACGAAGATCCGACCTCAGTCACATCCACAATAAAACCGCCAACAACAGTGCCTGTCTGACCATACAGAGAGACCAGACCTGTATCAACAGTTTCCACTACATGGCTCACACCCAACACATCAAGTGGGCCCGTCAAAACGTCTTCAGTCCAAGTTTCGCCTACGCTCCTTTCGTTTACGATGAATTCGCCCACGGTAAGGACCATAGACGTTGGTTGAACATAATGGCCATCTGAAGTACGCGGGTCCACTCGCACCATTTGACCTACGGAAATAGCAAGACCTACTACGAACTCTCCAACCTCGTATACCCTCTGGGTTACCAGCAGGTGTTCTATGCTTTGGAGGTCCGCTGTTTGTACTTGCTTCTCAAACACGTTATGAACCCCAAGCAACTCTTGTACACCTACCTGGTCGGCATGGTTCACGTTAGTGGTCAAGTCTTGATTCGTTCCAAAATTAATGTGGTCGGTGTCATGGGGCTGGACTTCAAAGGCTCCAACAACACAGTTACCAACCAACACTTCGAGAACATATGGGTCTGCGAACATAAGATCGTCGGCTTCATACTCAAGTTGCAGCCGACTCTCAGCCCCTGATATTACGGTACCATCCCCTACAATGAAAGTCCCTATAACAGGGTAGGGTCCCTCCTCCATAGCCACTGTGGACTCGAAACCAAAGGAAGCGCCTGTTACCACTTGATCGGTATGCCCAGACTGAATCTGGTTACCCGGCAAGGTTGTAGTGCGAGTACCGTCTAGTTCGATAATGTCCAAGGAATCCGAAAGGGTTTGCTGGTCCTGGATGGCTACCAACATCTCCTCTAAGTAATCATCATCTACCAGGATTTGATCCTCGATAGTCATGGGAAGGTCAAATTCAAAACGCCCTTCCATGTAAACGCTCTCAACCAACCCTGACGTAGCATCCCCTGAGTTATCGTAAAGGTTGTTTTCAATGGTAGCCTCGCGATACCCAAGGATCACTACCTCGGCACCTATAGGGTTTCCTGCCACGTCAAAATCTTCTACCAGGGCTTGGGACCAGTCAGTGACATAGGGTTTGTCCTCTTGGATGTAATGTGTGGCAGCACCTACAAAGAACCGGTCTACTATCAGGTCTTCACTTACAGGCAGGCTGAAGATATTAAAGTTACCCACAACCAATGGACAGTTAACCTTGACCGTGTCTGAGAGTTCAACATCCTGGTAAGGGCTAGACAAGTGAGAGGCCCCTATATCTGAGGGACGCACCAACTCTTCGTGTACTTCATAGGATCCTACCAACACAAAACCGACTGTAAAAGCCCCGACTTCAAGAACCTCCAGCCGTGGCACCATGTGGTGACCGTCAGATGTTCCTGTTACTTGCTGGGCACCCACCATAGATTCTGAACCTACAACAAACTGCCCAACCATTTGTGGGATCTCGATGGTATGTAGGTCCGACAAAAGCTGTAGGGGTAGTTCCTGGAGTCCTACATGGGTAGATTCCAAAGACGTTTCGGCCATCACATGGTGGTTGTCATCAGAAGCCACCTGTTGGTCAAAGCCAACCGCTTGCCTTATGTCAGAGAGAAAATCGGTATTTTGGTGCCCGACAACAAAAGCCCCGACAGGATAGTCTCCGACCAATATTGAAGTGTTATATTCATCGTGGAAGATCGCGTCCCCCAATTCCTGGTGAATGTCTAACTGGCAGGTATGTCCTCGAACGATGTCCTGTCCAACGATGAAAGATCCTACGGTCTGGGTCACCGGAGTTGTAACCGAGGTACCTTGCGTTCCTGTGGTAAAAGCAGAATCCATCGGAGGAGCGGTGTCATCGAAGGCTTCGCCTTGTTCCAGGTGAGTGATCTGATCAGAGGCGGTCCAATCCTCATCGCTCATTACATAGTAGTCGGCAGCACCCACCAGGAATTCATTAACGACCAAAGAACCGACCAAGTTAGAGCCGACCACAAAAGACCCAACGGTGGCACGTGGATTAACATCACAAGTTTCTTGATAGGCAACGTCTTGGTCCCCGAACGTCAGATGGGACACGCCTGGAAGACCTCCAGCGGGCCCTTCTAGCACTTTCTCGAACTGATAACTATCTACCTCTTCATCAACCGCAATCTGGTCGCCTATGGCATCTGCTACCCCAACCGTGAAATCGCCAACCAGCAGTGGATAAACGGTGGATTCAAGATGTGGGATACCCTCGGACAGGAATTCGGTCCTTGTATAATGACCGTCTGACGCTTGAGCTAACTGCTGGCCAACCACCGTTCCATCATCAACAATAAATCCGTTCACCTGCAAAGGGGCCTGAGAGGTGTTAGGCAGGCCCGAGAAGTCAAAACGATCTAAGGGTAGTCCATCCAGGGAACTCGCGAGGTAGGACCTCTGGAGGGCATTAAACGTATCATCTGAGGTCATAGGTTCTTCATAGACCACATGAACGTCAGCACCCACCCAGTCCGAGTCCGCACCAACGTTAAAGGTACCGACTAATCGAGGACCAACCACTACGACATGAGGTGTAACAGTGTCGCTGAACCCTTCCTCGATAACCGCTTCTTGAACCGATGTGTGACCAAATATATTGGCCTCTCCCACAAGGAAGGACCCGACAAACGCCATTTGGCTGTCTTCATAAGCAACCGTCAATTGATGGTCGAATTCTTGGCCAACCCCAACTGGTTGTTCTATGTTAGATACTTCCTGGACGCCTATTTGGTCTGTGATGTAGTTCTTGTGTGGTAGTACGTTAGCCTCTGCCCCACTAACGTTGAAAGCCCCAACAACCAACGATTCGTCTACAGCCACCAAGTCAACGTTAAACCGACCGACGATAACCCCAGCATTCAACTGGAATTCTTCGACCATCGAGTGTTCTTGGTGAGGGGCCCGTAAGTGGCTGATACCTAATGGGTCAGAACCAACGGGATGTAAAGTAGGGACAACCAAAGATTGTCCTACGTCAAAAGCTCCTACAAGCAACTCACCAACTTCGACCAAGCGAGCAACGTCCCCTACCCAATGCCCGTCAGTAGCGGTGTGACGCTCTTGCAGATTTCCTAGGGTATGGGCACCTATTATAAATTGTCCAACAAGAGTAGGATGGTGTTCGACTTCGGGGTCTTCGAGAACACTCCAGTCGAAACGCATCGGGTCCAAGTTATAGGGATCCGTCCAAGTCTCAACAGCCGACAAGGTATCCAATTCATCTGTGGCAGATACCGACGTTTCGACCCCAACTTCTTCTGATAACCGGGTCCAATCTGTCTTGAAGCCTACCGTAAACTCACCGACGAGGAAGGCCCCCACATAATTAGGAACGAACTCATGTGGATCCACTTGGTTGTCAAACGTTGGAACATAGGCACTCTCAAAGTAGGAACCTGTTGTTGAACTATCAAGAGTGTCCGCCATCCCGCTAACAGTGGCGGCGCCAACGACAAATTTTCCGACGATTTCAGAGTAAGGGGTATCAATCGAAGTCTGGCTGTCTCCGACCTCTAATTGGTCGGTTCCCAGTTCAACAGTCGATGTTAGGGCTTCTTGGAGACCAACACCCGTGAGGTCAAAGATGAAGTCCTGGTGTTCGATCACATGATGGTCGGCACCTCCAACAATGAAGGACCCTACTGTTAAGCCCCCTACCTCATGGGACGTTACGGTAAACTCCCCGACCAGCAAAGAAGGACTCAGGTTAAACCTTTGCTCGAAATAAGCTTCCTGTTCTGGTACACGGAAATGACCAATAGCGACAGGATTAACCGTCGGACCGTAAAGACGGGAGGCCTCAACGTCAGAGCCGATCTCAGTGGACCCAACGTCAAATTCCCCAACTAATAGTGGGCCATACAACCGAGTTTGAACGAAGGGTTCGATAACAGTGGCCCCTACATCAAAGGACCCTACCAAGGGAAATTCCAGGGCTTCCTTGTAAAAATGCCCGTCTGTAGTACCTTGGTACTGTTCGCCTACTGTAAAGCCACCGACCTCAAAGTCATTCACCTGAACAGGGGCGCTGCTTACCAATCCCTCGAGGGCACCTAGGACAAACCTTAGGGGGTCTTGAGCCCTAAGGTCACTTGCAAGGTCCTCGAGGGTAGGAGCAAACCCCAGGAGGTCATCACTGGGCACGTTCGTGGTAATTGAGTCTACTTCATCGTGGCCAAACCACTCAAGGTTAATCGAAGGACCGACAACGAACTGCCCAATAACGATGGTACCTACCAGGTTGGGAACTGACTGGGCTTCTGCTTCGACGTAGGGCTGGGACACATCATAAGCAGAAGCAAGGACTTCATCTTCCAGCGTATGCAGAGAAGAACCCCAACCACGAACAACCTCGGCACCAACAACAAACTGCCCGACGATTAGTTGAAGGTTTGTCCAGATCTCTGTTTCAACCTGTTGTTGGCCCCAACTATCATCTGAATCTATGGTCCCGGCAAAAGATTCTACCTCTTGGGAGAGAGTCAGGTTGGAGGTAACATAGTGGACGGAATCTGGCAACACGTGGTAGTTAGAGTTACCAACGATGAAGTCCCCGACCGTAAGGCTTCCTACCGCATGAGCCCCTACAATGAAAGCGCCTACAGTGGCCTCTGGGTTAGCAGAGTAGTGACCAACAAAGCCCACCTCTTGTTCCGGTTGCCTGAGGTGGGAGACGCCGACTACAGGCCACGGCCCCTCAAGGTCCCTGTGTTCGTGGACCTGTCCCACATCAATCTCACCTACGTGAAAGGCTCCAACTTCAACCACGTCATGATGGTGGTGAAACCAATGTTTGTCAGAAGTACGACGAGCTAGTACTTGACCGACATCGAAAGCGCCGACAAGCGGATCACCTACGCGTACTAGAACAGGATCTAGGTCCTCCAAATAAGAGAAGTCAAATCGATTCTTGTCGAGGTCCAACCAATGATCAACTGCCCGCTCTTCTAGTAACACCTCGTAGGGGTCATCAACCGGAATAACGGTCGCCCAATCAATTTCAGTATCAGCTTGGAACCACGGCAGAAGTTCTTGGTACCCCCCACCAACAACAAAGGATCCGATGGTATGCTGGCCGCCAGCCCGGTACAGGTGGTGTTCACCGCTGGCTTCTGTCCAACTCGGAGTCGACCGAGAGTAGGGACCGTAGAACGCACCTTCTACTGTCTCAATGTGGCTAAGGTGTGAACCGTACCCTGCAAGGTGTGTTCCATCCCCAATAATAAAGTCCCCGACAACCGATGTCAGGAACGCGGACTCTAGTTCTTCAGCGGACGTTTCAATGTCACCAAAAAGGTCCTGTCTCAAGTCTGGCGAAACATTGTCAAATCCTAGTTCGGTATGCGATTGTAGGTCCGCCATTGCGGCATATATATTGGCGTCTGCTGGGAGGACATGGTGTGACCAATCACCTACTTTGAAATCTCCAACGATCAAGGTGGATCCAACTTCGTAGGCACCTACTGTGAAGTGACCTACCAGATTGTCGGTCGAGACGATCACCCGATTGGAGAGTTCTACCTCTTGAAGGGGCATCTCCAACCAGTTTAGATAGTAGTAAGTACCATCCTCATTTTGTCGGCTGTAGTGCCGCTCAAGGATTGTGAAGTCCTCGGTAAAGTCTCCGACGTTAAAACCACCCACCACTGGATTAGCAACGGCGTCCCCCACCTCAAGGAAACGCTCTGCGATCAAGTCACCTCCTGTAAACTGCGCCCAATCCACTTGGTAGGCAAGATCTTCTGGGATTGAATCCTCAGCCACAGCCATGATAGTCGGAAAATCCAACTCTGACAGGATACTGGCGTTGATGAAATGATCCTCAGCCAGACCAATCTCTTGGTGGGTAATCTGAATCCCTGAGGGGAAGTACTCATACTGCCTCCAGTTAACACCTACCGTCTCATCAGGACCTACATCAAAAGTGCCTACGTATTGCCAGCACTCCTCAGACCAAGGTAGGGGTAACGGCGCCCAGACTACATACTGGTCGGAAACGACCCTCTCTGGGCTAACAACAAACTCATTAATAATCTGGTAGGGTGTTTCCACCTCGTGAGTTTGTTCAATCCGTTCAATAATGGAACCAGCGACTGGAAACCCAGGAAAGCCAGGGCATTCACCTACGTATTGGATTCCCGGGGATTCGGGAACCCAAATATCCGGTTGGACCTGTAGGCTCCAGTCCAACCCTACAGTAACGTCGTATCCTTCCCCAACAACAAATTCACCGACTGTCAGGGTAAATTCACGATGCTCTCCCGGAATGAGGTATCCGCCTTCACCGACATACCATACCCAATCTGGGTCGATACCGTACCACAAAGGTAACTCTTCTTCGTAATAGTGGTCGGCGGCCAATACCAACACACGATTTGGGTCTGTGATGGAGAGAACGGTGAACTCACCTACAATTGGACAATCATAGACTTTAGTGGGAGTGTCCCAACCAATCCCAACAATGGGAACGTTAGGGCAATAAAAGCGGAGAGCGTTATACCGGTCGGCGGTATAAATCTCCATTTCAGAATTGAATAAGGTACTAGACTCTACCTGATCAATGATGGGCTTGAGCCAACGAATCTCGTCAACCTTGACGCATACCCACAAAAAGGTCTGGATCAGGAGTGCGAGGCGTTCGTCTAGGGTTTCATCGAGAACCCAGTCACCAACACCAAGATCAATGATAACCGTGCAGGGTTCCATCCCGTCTTCACCGATAGACGGGTCGGCGATCCAGGTTTCCCACTCACCTTGTTGACGTTCAATGTCACGGTTGATTTTCCACCATTCGTACACAGTCCCGTCAAGGTCCAACAAGCCCAGCAACAAGCGAAGGCCCTTATAGGTACCCTTGAGGTTGTAAAGGCGGCTTATGAGGTGTGTGAGGGTCGTCTTTGATGTCTCATTAAAGAGATGTTTGTCGTAGATCTCCCCACCAAGCATCTTGAGGACAGCAGAGGCATCGAAATCCTCATGGCCCGCGTTCCAAAAGTTACGGACCTTGCGGATGTCTTTATCATGGAACTCCTCGACAATCCATTGGGAGAGCTCTGCAACCTTTTGGTACAGGGGTTCGCCGCGGAGTTCGTATGGAAAATAGTCCTCTACGTTGGCAATTGACTTGTTAAAAATCCGCATCGAGTGCGGAGTTTTGGTTACCATCAGGTCACTCTGGCATCACGTTAAACGTCAGGGTTCCATGCTGGTTGAGTTTGACGTAAGAATCAAACTCAACAGCCCCACTATGGGCGGCGCCTTGGGTGGCGCCTACCGCGCCGTCAGTCTTAGCCTCATACCCACGAGCATCATACACAATCTTGTTCACCAAGATATGGCTGTTAGCATTGACTGGTTTAATCATAACCTGGTGGTTGATGTTGGAACTGAGGTAGAGTTCCTCGAGTGACAGGAAGTCCCATTCACCAGTAGAGTTGTAAGGAACGTCGGTCGTCTCTGTACGCCACAACTGGCCGTCAACCCAGATCTCAAACTCACCAGTGTTACCCTCACCACCTTTGGCAATGTGTAAGCAAAGAGCCCCGTAAACACAATCCTGCTGGTAACCACTATCAGGAGAGGAACCAAACTCAAGCACTTCTGCTTGGTCAGTCGTGTAGGTCACAGCTACCGTACGCAGCTTGAAGTACTTCCAGAAGGGGAGTTGACGGTCCGCGATAGGTTTGGTCAAATAAGTTCTGATAACACCATCCAACATATTACCTGCCGCTACAATCTCCGCCGTCGAAAACTTACCCCCTAGGATAAACATCTGCTTCTCAAGGGCATCCCGCATGTAATCATCAAACCCTGCAGTATCCGTACCCTCTTGCATCACAATCACGACCTGTGCGTCTACCAATACAACTTCTGGGTCCCGAAAAATGATCTCTTCGCCTTGCATCCGGAACTCATCCAAATAGGTTAAGATGTGGTCCTCTTCGGTATCCAGCATAATGTGCTCATCAATGTATAGATAAGCGATCTCGATGGTACAACACTCAAAAGGGCGTTTCCAATTACCTCCTGCTTCACGGCATTCCTTGGGTGAGAAATATTTCTCGTAATAGTTGGTGATGTTCCCTTCACCATCCTCGATCTGACACCAACCGGGATTAACCTTGGCAGATATGATGCCCTCATAGCTCATGATAAGGAACTCGTGATCCTCACGTGAAACCATCCGACGTTTGGAGGCAAAGTAACCACTGGCTACCCGCGTCAGCTTAATCATTGGGTCAGGGGCAGCGAGGTTCTCAATCAACTGCATGTCATGAGCAACCACACCCTCGATATCCAGCTGGGCATTCGGTAAGTTATAGCCCGTTGTTGGAACCCCGTGGACCCTGATATACTTGAGCTCTATGTTATCTCCCTTAAGAAGCTGGCGACCCAGATTTTGGAACCCAAAGACCAAGGACAGCCTATCCGCCATTGTTTTGAGTAGGACGTTCTGTTCCGTCATCTCTTCCGGGTACAGGGTAAGCTCGATCTTTTCGCCGTTGATGTAGAGCTCGATAAACCGGTTATCAATCGCGTCAATATCCAGGTCAGGAAACTGGATCTCAGCGAACGCCCTGTTGGTGTCAGATGTATAAGTAAAGGTTTCCCACTCTCCACATACCACGTTAATGAGGTGGTCACCACCTGTAAAATGATGACTATCGATCAAGGACAAAGAAACACCACCTAGAACCCCGAGAGGGATCGTACGGTCCCAGAACTGAGGTTGGTTGATAGTCATCTGTAGGCGGAGTTGAGCGGAGAGTTTTCGGTTTGGGGGATAACCTAGAGTATCGCAAAGGCTGTAAAGAGAGCTGCGGAGTTTGGCTGTGTAAAGACCGCTCTCACGGCGTGAAGCCAGAGAGTTGTAGGACAAAAAGGAACCGAGACCTGCCAACAACTGGGTGACGGTAACACCACTACCGCTTTCGTAGAAATCTTTCCAGCTATTGAAGTCAACACGCGCCTCAACATTCTTCTGGAGGTCTTCGAAGACCTTCGCATAGGACGCCTGTTTGGGATCGATTATCTTGATAGCCATTTAAAACACCGCCGTTTTCCCAAGCTTCACTGCGGACCCAATGTAATCGAACACCTGGCCTTCAATGCCTCGGATTTTGAAATAGAGTTGGACCTCGTACCGATTTTCATCAGGGAACGCCACCACCTTCGACTTCGCATGAATTAAAATTACCCTCGGCTCCCAACGCTTGATTGCCTGAACCACAGCGGCATAGATTTCACTCGTAGTAATGGCATCAATCGGTTGCATTAACAAGTCGCGCAAACGCGATCCAAACTCAGGATTCATGAGACGTTCGCCAGGATCAGTCGCCAGAATATTATTAATAGACTGGTAAACCGGCTCCACGTCATGAAGCATGGGCTTAATCTGCGGCCCAAACTTATATTGGTTCATGTCAGAATATATGGTCATTAGGTAAACTCCGGACAAATCTCCTTCAAGGTGTCACCATACTGTTGTTTCTGGTCCTTAATGGTCTCCAAATAGCGTATATGGTCAGACAGTATCTTCCACTGACTTTCCACCGTTACACGCGTGCCTGTCTGTTGTATACGGTTCTCTCGTATATCATTCAAATTAGCCCAACGCTCGGCGAGTGAGAGGAACCTTTCTTGGGTGCCTGCCCCAGGAGTATCTGCCCCATGAGGGAACCCTGTAAAGTCTCCACTGCTTAACTTATGTAGGTGGGATTCCTCTGTACCTTCATCATCGTCTGTTTCGATATAATAGTGCACCCAAGAAAAATTGGAGACGTCCCACTCAACATCCCCGTATTGGATACCAGCATCCAGATAATCAATTGGGGGTTCCGCTGATGGGTCGGGAATAGTGGTATTCACAGTACCGTCAACGTTTAGGAAGCGGAAAAGGTAACCACCCCCAACAGGTATGATACCTTTGTGCGAAGGGCCTTCACCTCCCAGAGCTTCGATTTGTACCCTATTCTGTGGAAACCCTGCGATAGCCACGACACTGGAGGGCCAAGAGAGCGGGTTAGGCTTCATTGGTAGTTCACCAGTTTCAGGGTCTGGCTCGGCGTCGGTGTCAATAAGCTCAGCGGGTGGGGGCGTAGGTGATGGCGGATTCAAATTTTGTATGTAGGGCCATAGTTCCTCATGAATCCTTTGCATCTCGCGAACCACGTTATAGTCGATCCCCATGGCTTTCTTTTGACCAGCGACTGCCGACTCTTCAAAGGTTCCTTCTTTAACCCCATAACCATTAATGGCGGTCTCTGTGGAGAATGCCTCCTGGTCCAAATTGTAATCGGTTAGGCTGACCATGATATCAAAAGCAGTAGACAATTCACCAGCCTCTTGCTTTACCTTGAACAATTGGTATAACTCTTCGAACTGCTCAGAGGTTAATAAAGTTGGTCGGCTATTAAAGGGCATCTCGTAGTCGTATTTATTCCGACAAGAACCTTCAACAACCCGTGGGAGCCCGTCGTCCCCTACCACAATCTGACAAGAAGGCAGGTAAGGGTCTGTAACCCATTTCGCCATGTTTGCTTCACGCTTGGACACCATCAGATCAAACGGTTCCTCACCAAAAAGCAAGAGACCATCCTTGGTGCGAATGTACCGATCAAGGAACTTTAACTCATTCAGGAGGCTCTTCACATGGTTCATAGGAGACATTACATCCGTGTCTATACCTTCGCCTCCATCCTCTATTAAAATAACACCATCCAGGATCCAAAACTTCATCATGACCTTATGACGTTGCTCCTCATCCAGGTAATTATAAATCAAAATCTGGTTCTTTAAGTAATCATGGGCGTTAACCCAGTTATCGGCTCCGCGTAACATACTACCCTCCCGAAATGATTGTAGAGGCCCCTGTCACAAGTACACCTGTAAAGCACCCCTCAAAATTGTCCCCTATACGAACAGTACCCAAGCCCTCCACTATAACCGTGGTACTACTCGTTACCATTGTACCTGTGTGACCACAGAAGCCCAGCACGATATCTGTCAACCGAGAGGTCGGCATCCCCTCGTAGATAACGGTGGAAGCCCCTGTAATAAGATGTCCTGACATTCCAATACAGCAGGCAGGACAATGGCAACAGCAAATCCCTACCCCAATGTCACTAATACGACTATCATTTGGCACTACCGGCTCCTACGAATTTTGAAAAATCATGGCGGCGGTCACCCGCACGTTACCGCCAGCCGTCAAATCGACATTACCTCCAACGTTAATCGTGACGTTTCCACCAGTGTCAATGTTGATGTCCGTTCCGTTGTTAATGGTGATGTTGTTACCATTAACAATGTCGATGTCATTCCCATTGGACAGAACAATATCCCGACCATTCCCAATCTGGATGTCTCGCCCATTCTCAATAAATATGTCACGAGCGTTTTCCATGTACATGTCACGAACCTGCTCGATGTACACGTCACCATACTTGTCTACTTTAATAAAGGTACCAGTATGGTGGTAGGCTTTCATCCATTCTTGGTCCTTGGCAATCAGGAACCAATCCCCTTTGCTGTTGATGTGCCCATAAATCTCTGGGTACTTGGCACCTTCCTCGCTCTCATCAAACGTTTCATGTGGTTGTGTCTTCTCAGACCGCCAGTATCCAATATAAAATGGAGCATGAACGTCATCGAAAGGAAACACTATGGTCAACCGTGAGTCCATCTCAGGTACAGAAAAGGTGCAGCTCTCAAGGCTTCCACCAAGCCCGATAGGCGCCATCGGATAGATCCAAGGTAATTTATCTGGAGCGCCATCCATGATAGTCGGAATCGTACACTTCACCCGACCCAGCTTCTTCGGATCCATGTTGTCTACCACTGTGCCCATGTGGGGAACCGATAACAGGTTCGGCTTTTTGATGTGCTCTCCAATCTTGAACATGGACATTATTTGAAGCTCCCTTGGGTATCGCTGAAGCCCTCACGACACACCTCCAATAGGGTGGTAAACTGCTTGGCTCCAGCCGATCGACTTACCTTGGTAACAAACCAAAGACCTGTGTAATGATCGGCGGCTTCTGCTTTGTTTGGTTTGTCATCCTTGAACATAATAAGGTCTAGTACCCGTACCGGGAGTAATGCACTGCTAAAAGAGAACGTTACCTTAGCAGAGCTGAATACCGCTAGGTTCATTTGGTTACGGTTCTGTGCTGCGAAGTAATTGTTGTGCACGTTTTCACTGTTGAACGCGATCTGCCCTACTCGTTTACCCATACCAGACTTTCGGTTTAGGCTACTAGATAGGGCTAGTACAGGCTCCGCTTCTTCTGACACGGTACTAGAGGTACCGGCTTCAATGTCGTAGATCAAGCGGTCTTCTCCATATCCCTTCCAGAGATTCATAAACCCCGTATTGGAGTCCGCAAAATAGTCGCCTTCGATGCCTATTTCTTTAGGTCCTTTTGGGTCGTAGGAGAATGTGTAAGCGGGAGATTGACCTGCCGCTTGCTTGGCATCCCGCATACGAAACTTACCATCACTGGAGATACCAATAAGGGGGAAGGAGTTGGGAAAATCGGTACGCATCCAACAGTCGGAAACAAATTTTTTATCCGAGGTATTAAACTGCCACCATTGCTGGCTATCGGAGGAAGTACCAGGATCAATGTCTGGCGTGAAGTGAGAACCCACTACAGCCTGGATGGTTTCCACTGCTGACTTGGCATCGTGCGTCTTGAGCTTGGGATCCGAGATGTAAGGGATGGCATCATACATACCGCGAATGACCAACGTGTAGGAACCTTTACCAGCACGAGTTACATTCGACCGAAAGATAACTAGCCTGGTGTCAATCATGGCGTCCTTGGTGGCACCAAATGAAAGACTCATGACGTTACCTTCGTTAAACTTGGAGATCACCGATTGATCACGAATCAGGACCTTAAGTTCAAAGGTAGGTAGGATGTTACCTGCATCCTCGATGAGGACAAAGTCAATGATGTCCTCTTCCTCGAGGAAATCCGTTAAGCCCCCAAGAGAGAATGAAAGTAAGTATTGGCCATCAACGCCTATCATCCTGCTGTCACCACAAGTGTTGGAAGGTTAACAGCCCCTGACCTTTCGGCAGACCGTTCAAGAGCGCGGAGCCTGAAATACAGGTCTTCTACATCCGAGATAGAGGGGAGTTTGAGAACCATGCCAGACAAGAGCTCTTCATGGTCAGGGATATCATTATAGTGTAGAATAAGCCACCAGTACCGAACGTCCCTGTACACCTTCCAAGCAATCAGGTCGGGCCTACGTTCCTCGTTTTGAATGATGAACTCTCCCCTATGGGGGATCAACCGTAACTGTTCTAGGAATAGGCTGTCAAGGAAATCGTAGGTGTCCTCGCGCCAGGCCATAAACTTGGATAGGTCATAACGATCGGCAGACTCAACATCAGGATCAAAGAAAAACATGTAGGCTCCTACAGGAAGTAGTCATGGAATTCTTCTGCTGAAATCAACCTGTAGGGTTCAAGCGTCACGTCAATCTTGGCGTAGAGAGGCCCGGAATAAGGAGTAATCTCTTTGGACATGGTAGCAGAAGCAGAGCGTAAGACCAGGTTGGTTGCCCGGAACCACCGGCCATATTCCAACATCCAAGTACCTGCCAGGGAGGTACCAGTTGTCAAGTCTTGAGCCCCGCCAGCGCCTACAGCGTAGCCGTTAGGTGCTTCCAACAAGGTGGTCATGGCACCATCTTCGGCATCCGGGTAGGTAGCACCCACCAGATACTTTACGTTGTCCACAATGTCTTCCCCTTCACGAAGAGCCGGGTATAAGAAAGACACCAGGAAGCTAGGACGTTGCGAGGACACCCACATGTTCACAGTATGAGCCCGTGACTTGAGTTGCATCTGTGGAATCTTAGCACCGAACCAGTCGTTGGCCAAGGTGGTGAGCGCGTTTAATCGTATGCTCTGCTTAGCCATCGCTGTTTCAAAAGGAGCGTTGTACTCAGCGGCACCTGATACCTGCATATCATCGGTAATAAACCCAATGATCGAAGGGACGGCACCGTCTTCAGAGGTCAATCGGATTTGAGAATTCGGATCCTGCCGAACTGCATCAATGGCTATAACTGAGGGCATTAAAATAACTCCATAGAAGCCAGCATCAACAAGGGGTCGTCGATGGATGTTTTCTTTTCTGGTGAACCACCCCCACCTTTGCCACCGCGAGCATCAGTTGGAGCAGGAGCCGCACCACCTCCACCACGAGGTGGACCACCCGAAGCAACACGGGCCTCTTTTTTGGCCCGGGGTTCACTCATAAGTAAATTATTGGCGGATGTTGCTTCTGCCAACACAGCAGACGGATTCGGTGCTGGTTGGGTCACACCCGATACTACGGAAGGTCGTTGGCGTTCACGAATTCTTCCACGGGCGGGAGCCGCTTTACCTCCCCTACGACCACGACGAACGGAAGGGAACCCTGCCCGAGAGCCAGGAGATTCACCTTGGGTACCACTGCGGACAGAAGGAAGGCCAAGCCCTGCAGGAACTGTCGAACCGTTTATGATGGCTCCGCCTGTCGGGATAGCACCACCTCCTGCCCTTGGAGAGGCCGCTCCAGGCACTTCAGGGACCTGAGGCGATGTTGGCGCCCCTCCGCCACCAGATCCCGCTGGAGGACCCCCTGTGGGCACAGCTGCAGATACCGATTCACCAATAGCAGCTGATGTCTCGGGAGGAGGACCTGAATCTGCCGATGGGGATCCGTCACCCCCTGCCCGTATCAAGGATGCCACAGTGTTGGCACGTCCATGTACCTGTCGAGCGTACTTTGAGTCCAGTAGATTATTGGCTGCGCCCTCGTAATCTTCGTTCTTGAGTTGGCTCATCATGTTAGGCCACTTCTTGTACCAAGCAGGCCCCATGTTGAATGTTAGGTCAATAAGTCCGCCCTGACCAGCTTCACTCATCTGGGGGAAAGCAGGAATCCGTTCTGCGGCTTTTTTATGATGGGTAAAGTCCGTCTCGAACATGGCATCCGCTTGGGGCATTGAGATGGACCTTAGATGTTTCTCGTGTGGGCGCAAGAGGTGGCCGTACCCAATTGTTGGTAGACCAACACTATCGTTGTACACGTTAAGACGTAGGCCCTCGTGCTGTTTAATCATGGCCTTTACACCGGCCATCCCACCTGTAACTTGACCTTTCGGTTTTGTGGATCTCGCGGGAGGTTGGATAGGAGTACCAGAAGGAACGACTGTAGAAGACGCAGTAGGTGCGGGTGTAGTTATAGCGGCGGGCTCAACCACGGGAAGTGCTTGGCTGGTGGGTGAACCAGCACTTCCAGGGGCAGGGGCAGACCCCTTGGTCGTGGGAGCCGACGCCGCTTCCGCTGTTCCGAAGAACAGCGAACCGATCCCAGATGCCACCGCAGAGGCACCAGACTTCAAGGCACCCCAAAGACCTCCTTCTTTTGGTTTTGCAGGACCTACTGCTGCCGCCATAGTAGCAGGGGAAGGCGGAACAGGCCCCGATGGAAGTTTGATTGTGGGTGTCGCTGGTTTTGGGGGCTTAGGCGGTGCGGGCGAACCTCCACCACCTTTAGCAGGGGCAGGCCCAACCCTTGTCGTTGTACTAGGTGGTGTTGGAGCCGTTATTCTCGGAGCCGAGGCCACGACAGGTCTTGTACTTCCTTGGGCCGTAGGACCTTTAGGAGTAGCATCTCCTATCTTTTGCTCTTGTACTGCCCGAGTCGCTTCCTGCGGAGCCCGCACGGACCCTGCGGAACCAGTAGGTATCGACTGCCCACCAGAGGCTGCGCCCGGTCCTCCCATGGTAGTTGGAGGCATGGCATACGATGGGGAAGTGATAGCACCGGATGGCACTGGAGGGGTACCCCCGGTACCTTTAATCGTAGATTGGTCGATTCCTGTGAAAGACTGTATCTTTTGAGACACACCAGGAGCCACCGACTCCAGTCCTTTTTGAGTGGCCGCCGTAATAGCAGGGATTGCGGCCTGTACTTTCGGGGCCACGACTTGTATCACGTTCTGAGCAGTTGATGCTACAGAATCCCAAAGGTTTCCTAGCCCTGCGAGGAAACCACTCTCCACAGGAGCAGAAACTTCCGCCGCCAAAGAGCGAGCCTCTGATTCACGTCCTTTCATCCAATCTGTTTTGAGGTCCCGCAAACGTTTCAGGAACTTGAGCCTAAACATCTGCAGGTCTTCGCCAGAAGGGGCACTAATAGCAGACGTTACCTCTTGTACCCATTGTACCCGCTGGGCTTCAACAAAAGAGTAATGAGTATTCTCAGAGGCTTGTACAACAGAGTTAGGGACCGCGGCAGAAGCCACCCATTGGTCCATGTGTTGTTCAATAGTCTGAGGGGGCACCGTAGCACCAGGGGCTACTCCAACAGGAGACGCCACGGAGGCGTCTCCTCCAAATAAACTGGAGATTCCTGACGAAATAGTACTCAAGATAGGTACTGAGTCTACAATATTTTTAGTGGCGGTCAGCAAGGATTGCCCTGCCGACATTGCCCTATCAGCGGCACTTTGAACGGCGGCCTTGGTTTCATCTGGCGTTGGGGCTGAGTCATCACCAAAGATGGCGCCTAGCCCTTTGGAAATCAAACCAAAGGGATTAATCGAGGATACCGCGTCCCCTACCTTAGATAACAGAGAAGCCTCTTTTGCCTGGGCACCCGCTACAGCAGAATCAACAGGGGTAGTATCATCACCAAAGAGACCACCAAGGGCACTAGAAATAAATCCTATCGGAGAAACAGATTTTACTACGTCCCAAGTTTTATCTAACAAGGAACTAGCAGAGGCCGACGCCTCAGAGGCTGATCTCTGGGCTACAGCTTCAGCGGCCACCGGATCAGGGGCTGAGTCATCCCCAAAGATGGCGCCTAGCCCTTTGGAGATTAATCCGAATGGAGTAAGGGAGGCCACGGCACTGCCTACCTTAGACAACAAGGATTGTTCTTGTGCTTCGGCTCCTAGTACTGCTTGATCAACAACAGCAGGGTCTTCCTTTCCAAATAAGCCGGATATTCCTTTCCCTATGATACCTATTGGGGATACCATGGATGCGACATCAAGCACCTTGTCCAAGATAGATGGGGCTTCTTCCGCTCCGGCTGGAACCGTTGCTACTGCCTTGGCTTCCGCTTGTGCTACCTCCGATTCTTGTGTTTGTTGTTCAGGTGCCCATTGACCATGTACCTTGCTGGTCATCTGAGCTCGAAAGTTTCGTTTAGCCATCAAGTTAGGTTGCAGGTCGGCGGATTCGGCTTCAGATACCCAATTAGATCGCTCGGCGTATACCAGCTGGTTTGTTTTAAACTGGTCTCCGGCTACCCCAGCAGGTACTTCAGCATCTGAAATGTAGGACTGCATGTGGGTGTCCACCAGAGCTTTTTGTTCCTCTGGTGCCACACCATCTACCTGAGCCGGAATAATAGCCTTTCTCTTGGCGGCCTTCGCTTCTTCCTCGGTAGTACCGTCATCCCCAAATAATCCGAAAGACATACGATTGAGAAGGGATGGTGGTTCCACGTACTTAGGCTCTACCTTCGGTACCTCTTTTTCTTTCTTCTTTTTATCCTCCTTACCCCCATCATCGTCACTGAAAAGGCCAAAGGTAAGGACATTCCCAATACCAGATACGGCATCGCTAACAGCAGAGCCAACCCCATGAATACCCTTGGCGAGCGTATCTTCCCCGATAAACCCCATAGTAAAACCTGATAGGGCACCACCAAGACCGGCGGAGATATCTTCACCAAGGGAGGTTTTTTCGCCTTCTGCTTTTCCAAAGATATCAGCAGATCTGCTGATGGCAGAAACACCGTCAACAAGTGCCATGCCTGCCATAGCAATGGGTGCCGCTTTACTTAAAAGCGGGGCCGCTTTACTTAAAAGCTTACCAACGGGCCCAAACATTTTGCCGATCTTACGAAGAGGACCACCTCCCCCTGGAAGTGCTGGTTCACCCATTTTGTCTTTTAAGGAACCTAGAAGGTCCAAGCCTTTTGAGGCTAGACCTGAGAGAGACGCAACACCTTTTGAAGCAAGGCGACCAAGAGAACCACGTCCAGAAGATGCAAGACCTGCCAAACTCGCTTTACCTTTGGCTGCAAGTCCTCCAAGTGTGGACGTAACAGAGGAGGTTAAGGAACCGAAGGTTGTACGTGCTTGACCAGCCATTCCTGATAGGGAGGCGGTACCCGAAGATACGAGAGACCCTATTGAGGAAGTGACGCGAGAAGTAAGGCCACCCAAAGCCGTCATACCTTTGGAGGCAAACCCTTGGACATGTCCTACCATCTCCCCAAACTTGAGCATACCTTTGTTGCCCAGGTTTTTAATACTATCGAAAGCCGAGGTCACCATCGGACTGTTGGCTAGGCTACCTAAGCCATTTTGTACGTGACCCACCATAGAACCAACACCACGGGCGAGCTTATCTTTCATAGCCGTCATGGCCATGCCTACACGATTAGTGACACCAGCCGTCAAGGAACTGAAGGCCCCAGTGGCAGTATCCCTTACAGGACTCAAGATACCGCTAACCGTACTTGTAACCATGTTAGCCATGCCCCTGAAAGGGGCTGCCACGACGGATCCGATCTTACCTACAGCAGAGGTAAGCAGGGCCTCTAACATCGAGGACAGGGCTCCTCCGAAGGCCTGATCAACCATTCCGAGGGCGGGGCTGATCTGGGACAAGAGCAAGCTCATGCCGGTATTTGCCATCTCCCGGCCTTCAGCAACCAAACTGGGGTTCGCCTTAAATTTTTCTTGGAGCTTATTCTCTGTCAGACCTTCTGACAGTTGCTCGTTGGTCATGATGGCGCGGTCAAAGTTGGTATTGAGTTCCCGTAAACTGTGGAGGGTTTTTGCCTCTGTAGTTTTATCGGATACCCGGTCCATCACACGCCGAACTTCTTCCAACTGTTCTCTGTTTAGATCGGCACCATCTTTGGTGGCATCCCGCAGAGAAGCGACCTCAGACCCAAAATCGTCAAAAGTTGATAAGTGAGAAATAAATTGTTCTAGCTGTTGTTGTCGTACACCTGCGTCAACATCTTGGTTATCCAGCAAAGCTTGTGTCTGTTCTTGCAGATCCCGGATACCCCCTAGCTCCTGGAGGTGTTTCTGGTACCCGTCAAGTGTGGACCCAACAGTAGCAAGTTGTGCTTCGGTAAGGTTGCTTTGGCGTGAGAGTCGTTCAAGTTGTGCTACTACTTCCGGAGACTTGCCGGTTTCTTTGACATTCGACACAAGTTCCTGAAGCATAGTCATGCGGTGGGCGTTGTCAACACGTTGGTCCATGATGGTATCACGGTAAGCCCCAACGATGTCGGCCCCGCTTCCTTCCATACGATCTTGGAGAACGTCCATGTTCTCTGAAACCTGCCGCATGTGAGTGATAAGGGCGGCTGCTTGTTCCGCGTTTAGGGCTTCGCGGTCCAAGACTTTCTCTTGGTAGGACTGAGCATCCTGGTCCTCCATCAGTTCTTGGAGGCGCTCCATCGCCTCCATCTGACGAGTTAACAGGTCGATTTGTTCTTGGTTGTCGTCCTCTCGAGCGGTAGCCAACTCTTGCTCTAAGGTCAGCTTGGCTTCGGCATCAACCTGGATAAACTTTTCAGTAGTCTTTAGACGGGCTACTACAGAGGTGAGTTGTCGGTGGAGTTTTTCTGCCTCCGGAACAAAGATACCCCCGAAGGATTCCCCAAAGACTCCTCCAAGGGCATTACTGATGCTGTCGCTCACACCACCAAGGGTAGGAAAATCAGCCACCGAGATGCTTCCTCTCTTCCTTCATTTGCTTGGCCAAACGCTGAGCATAGAACAGGACCTCACCGTAGTCCAAGTTATCCAATCCAGTTATGTCAAGGCCCTGCATTCGGTACCCCAAACTGAACGCGATCTCGAATAGCGTCCTCCCCTTCACGAAAAGGATAGATGAGTGTTTCTTTTGCATCAATACGAACACTCATCTTACCTCCGCATGTTTTCTTCGAGCAGGCTGTTTCGTGGGGTTTCACACCATGAAAGAAATAATTGTCCAGGCTCTGCAGTACCCAGGACTCTTCCCCAACCGCGCTCTCAATGAGGGTATACGCCTCGTCAAAAGGTTTGTTCGTTACTTGGAGTGCCATCAACGCAACCTCATCATCGGGTTCGCGTAATGGCTCCCCTTCCTGGTCTGTCAACACCTGACCATCAGTACCACGTTGGAATTCACGTTCAGCGTATCCATCCTTGAGAGCCTTTAGATACCCCTCCAGCGTAATCGGAGAGATGTGAAGCTCTTGACCACCCACGGTAACGATAGCGGGCAGGGCAGGGGCCTGGATCTCGTCAAACGCGATATCGTCAAACTGTAAGGTTTTGGTCTGCTTTTGCTTACAGTGTGGGCACACCAGGTCCAACAAAAATTGCTGGGCACCCATCGTGGATAACTTTCGCAAGAAACACACATACAGGAAGTCCTGTAAGGTCATCTTCAGTGCGCCGTCAAAAGAGGTCTCTACTCCTTTAGCCAAAAACTGGAGTTTGTCATGGGTAGACATACCAGTGGATTGACCGAACTTTTTTATCTCTCCAAAGGAATACGGCCGGTAGGTAATAGTGTATCCTTTATCATAGGCTTTACCTTGGGACGGAAGGTCCTCCGGTTTGTTGAGAGCACTCGTCGGAAACCGATCCTTGTGAGGATCTGACGGAGTTTCGGTTACAGTAGTTGGCTTTACCTTGGGACTGCTAGGTATAGCCACGTTAGGATCGTTCCCTGTGCTCGCGGCGGCAGGGGATACCCCAGGGACTCCAGGTCCCATAGGTGGTACAAAAGTACCTGCCTTTTGTTCCGGTGTTGTCATATCGGCTCTCCTTCTCCTATTTTGTTATCGGCTCTACGTTAAAAAAAGTCCACTGACATTCGGGATATTTGGAATGAGACTGGAAAGGCTCGTGGACATTTGTGGGGCTACTCCACCCACACTACCTTTTTGCTTACCCTTACCCACAATAACGAAATCAAGCACCAAAGGCTCCGAGGAGGATTCACCGGAACCGTGGAACCCAAGTTCCCCTTCTGGGTACACCCAGTAATTAACGGTCTTGATGTTACTGTGGGTATGATCATACTTAGCGATCATGATGGATTTGACAGCACTCTCTACCCAATTTACAGTTGTCCGGTCCTTTGGGAGGACTTGATCATCTACCCATTCCTCAAAAAAGTCGGAGAGGGCGTGGCGGTCATTGTCCAGAAACGTGATCTTCATCACAGGGGCACCACCGTTCCTTAATGGAATTTTATGCACACCCATGGAACTGTCGAAGTTAAATGACTCGACATTGAACAGGGGTTCCTCCACGTCAGTGGCGGGGAACCACTTATGAAAGGGTGGAGGAGCGTCAGGGAGTAGGATATCCCATAAGTAGGCCTTTCCCCAGTCAATAGACCGGACTTGTTCGATATGCTTTAAAAACAATGCCATACCATACTCCTTAAACAAAAAAAAGGGCCAGCCAGGTTGGTGCCTCGCTGGCCCTTCTCGGGGTACTACTGTGATGCGAGGAGCTTTTACGCTCCAGCCGCCTGTGATCCGGATTGTGCGCTTGCCGTGGAGGCAGAAGTACCTGAGACACGACCACCACCACCGGACATTGGATAGTCCTTAAAATAGTGGTAGGTCAAGATCAGTTCGGGCCGCAGGATCTCCGAGTTTTCACCATCCAGTTCACCACCGGAAGGGTCGTACCCTTTGAGGAAGCAACCGATTACCTCATAACGCCAGATCGGTTCATCTTGCCGATTGAGGCGGAACAGGTTAAGAACCGCTTCTGTATCCTTACGCATCTCCTGGATACCGGTTCCTGTCTGCCAGACGGCTTCCCGCCATTTCTGGAACCAGATGTTCATCACGTTGTCGATGGTCTCAACAAACTTCAGGGTCAGGCTGTGGGTATAGTCATAGATACCTGGCTGTTGGATGTTGTGACCACGGATTTTGATCTCAATGTCTTGGCCATCATCCATCTTGGGGATTTCAGAGGACAGGCATTGGAAGTTCAAGGTTGGTGGAGTGGGAACCGACTTTGGCGGTGTCGAAATCTCCACATTCCATTTGTACATCGGAGCAAAATCAGGCAAGCCCCGAATGTTCTCAATAGTTGGTCGCGGCATATCGTGCTACCTCCTTTAAATCGACTGTTGGGCGAGCTTGAAGTCCATGCTCGTCCGAGTGATAATGGTGGTGAACTCGATGTACCGGATACCACGGATGGGCTTCACGAACAAGTCAACGTTCATGCGGTCGTTGCCAATGTCCTCTGGCGTGTTGTTGTCCTCGTTACACACGGTCATGAAGCCGTAGACACCACGCCGCGCCTTGATGCCTTCCATGTAACTGTTGATCATGGATTCAACAAGGGCACGAGACGCCACATCATTGAGTTCAAACTCGAAGTCTTCCAACGCTTCTGCGATGGCAGGCTCCAGAACGATCAACAGCAACCGAGTTGACAACTGATCGAGGTTGGACGGACGACCCAACAAAGTCTTGTCACCCCAAACCGCAATACCCTGACCAGGACGGAAACGAATTGGGTTGATACCCTTGTCAAACAAGAGGTCCATCTCACCTTCAAGGAACCGACGCCGAACATCCAGCACCAACAAAGTACCACGACGGGCACCAGCAGGCGGATACCAGATTTCATAGTTGGCAGCGGTTTCCGAAATGATACCACCGACGTAACCATCCGGGCTGACGTAGATCTGACGATCGTTGAACTTGTCCTCGATCAGCACATGCGGGCTGTACATCGCCGCATAGCTGGAACTGGCATTGAGTTGGTTGTCACGATAGTCGATGATCTCGTTGACGTAATCCGCGCTATCCTCAGCTTCGAACGGAACCGACAAGATGGTGATACAATCCTTGCGGGCTTCGCACAGCTGGATAAGTGCCAATTGGTAGCCTTCAGTTGCCCGGCCACCATCCATGAGCAGCGTCATTGGAGCATTGTTCTTGTTACTGAACTTGTCGAGGTTCAAGATCATCTCGTTGTCGGTAACAGGGTCGCCATCGTCACCAGACGCCATTTGAACAGGGGTTGTGGTGAACTCTGGCAAAACCTCTGGATCGATGGCAATGTTGTCAACGACAGAGATATACCGGCTGGCACGGGTCACGTCCTCAACGTAGATGTTGCGACCATAACCATCTTTTGTACCAGCAGTCCGGCTACAGACAAACCGCTCGACTTCGACACCATTTTTGATGACGTTGATACGAAAAGAGCCGGGTTCCTTCTCGTCATTGTCAAGGACCTCAACATACAGGTCATTTGCCCAGTCGCCTTGGCTAGCGCCTGTAATGAGCAGACACTCATTACCACCAAAAGCATAGGCTTCAGGGTCTTCAATACCGGCAGTCACAGGGATGGCGGAACCACCACCAGACTCCAAAATTGCAACACCGCCGTACAGCGAATTAATGGCAGCGCGGATGACCCAGAGTTTGTTGGACTTTGCCAGGAACGCAATAGCTGAGTAGTAAGCCAAGTCGTAACCGACTTCAATCCGCTCGTCAGGTGTAAACACCTGCAAGAACTGAGTCTCAGAAGCGCACAAGTACGGGTCACTCACAGGACCTTTCTTGGCGCCGGGAATAATAATACCACCGTACACGCCAGGGAATGACGGTACTTTTGTGGTAAGGTCGATCTCCCGAATATTGACCTTTGGAACACCAGTGGCTACACCCATGCCTTAAATCTCCTTTAAGTTGCCGGAACGGCAACTACAGTAGGTGGAACCACATCGAGCCGGGATTGGGCGATCTTCCGGGAGCGACCACGAGGAGGGATCATAATGTAATTCCCTTTCTCCGGGTCGCCAGGTGCAGGCTTTAACTTTACCCGCACCGGATGATCACGCCGACTCACGATAACAACCTTTTGCTCCTGAGCAGGAACAGGACTTTCGTCGGTCATGAAACGTCTCCTTCAACGTTATCCGTGGATTAACTCTACCTCCACTTTGTTCTTTGTGTCAGTATTGACCAATCGAACGGTCTGGAGGGTGTCTGGAAATACAAAGAGTCCTACAAGGGTGAAGTTGAAGGTCTGGTCTGGGGCTCTGGTGACCTCAACTTCAAGAGGAGCGGACGCAACGAGTGCAGTAACCTTATTGCTGTTGACAGAGGGATCCAGAATGTACCCACTGTCTTTGTCAATGGTTATGCACCGGCAGTCGGCTTCGCCTGCCACCTCTACAGCCAGCCTACCCTTGGTAAGATATCGTCGGGCACCAGAACCCTTTGATAGGTAGGCATCAAGCCTTAAAACAATAGTACTCATGTCGTTTGCAACCGTAAATTGAGGTGTTTAACCAATGGCACGTCCCGGATGTCTCGTGGGTCATCGTTAATGAGATATCCACGCACTGAGAGGTTGCCAACGAATTCAAAAGGCCCTGGGGATGAAAGGTCCCCTTCCTGGGTGGGTACGGTTAAAGACGGATCCAACTCGATACCAATATCGTAGTCAAAGTCCATGTACCCAAGCTTGAAGTCTAAACGGTTTCTAATATGAGCAAACGTCCACCTGGTGTTAAATGTCATCACCTGGTTGAAATTATCGGTAATAAAATGGAGTTCGATGGCATAGGTAGTAGGAATGGCTGCTGTGATTTGGGCTTCTGATCGGTCAGTATTAAACCTATTCATCATACCCAGACGTGCCATCTCATGTGGGTTCCGAGACTTACCATCATCACTTTTGGTTGATACACCCATTGTTACCAAACGCAGGTAACAAAAGGGATACTCGGGTTTAACACCTGTTCTCAACAACTCTTGTACGTTCTCTGCTGTGGAAAAGATGGGTGGTTTCACAGCAAAGTCCTGAGCTATCATTTGCTGGAGACCAGCAAACACATAGTAGGATAGTGGTTGTATCTTGGTGGTTGTCTCTTCGGTCATTATAAGGACCTACAAGCGGGTGGAGCCGCAAGGGACCCCACCCACCTAAGGTTTTACTTTTGACGCTGTTGGCGCCGCTTCTGATGCAAAGCCTTGGCATTGGCCTGGGCACGAGACAAACGGCGTTTGGCGCTGGCGGTCAAGGCAGTGGAATCCTCTTCGAGGTCCATTTCCTCATCCTCACCAACGTCCTCTTCCTCCATTCCTTCATCATCGCCGGCCATATCCATGTCGTCCATTTCCGGATCGAGTTCAAGATCTTCCTCCATTTCGAGGTCCAGGTCATCCAGACCCAGATCGTCCTCGGCTTGGACACGGCGTTTGGTGTGGGCAGTGGCACGGGCCAAAGCCTGTTGGTTGGCCTGACCCAAAGAAGCCAGCAGGGCGCCAGTTTTCTTGGATTTGGCGGCTGCAAGCAGATGCTTGCGAGCCAGTTTGGATTGTCCCTTCCGGATGAATCCAAGGGCAGCAATCACATGGTCGAGTTCACGACTATACGCTTTGAATCGCATGGTTATCTCCGTTCACATTCTCAAGGGTTACTCACGCTCGCCTTTGGCGACGGAGCGAGCGTTGGCGATAGCCATGCTCATCAGTTCGGTCATGACCCAACCGCGCCCAGGAACCTTCTCATGGGTTTCGTCGATGGGCTTGGAATCCACACCACCACGATCAGTGTACTGACCATGGTTGGTTGCATCCCCGATAATGTACATCTCACCGCGAGACAAAACCTTGTGTTGCGGATGACGGAAGGCGTCGGAGATGACCTCCATGCCCAAGATGGTACCGAGTTTCCCGGTCTTGAGCAATTCAAACTTGCTCACCTGGTCGATGATGGTTTGAAAACCTTCGTCGGCCACCACATCCTGCCAGATGTCATTGGCGATAAGCCAGTACAAGGCAGGGATACCCCACCGAGTAACCTGGTTGGACATGGCACCCAAAGCCGCTGGAGTCATAGTACCGACAACAGTGCTCATGGTGTTGACGACGTTGACGGTGGCATTGGCTAGACGCAACCACACCCGGTCCTCTTCTACCATGACACCCTCAAGGGCTTCGAGATACTTCTTCTCGAGGATGTCGGTGTTGGAGCGGGCGATGTCACGCTGCTCGATGAAGGGCCGGCTGGAAATGTAAAACTCTGGTGGGTACAGGACGGAGTCACGTACCAACTGGGTTTCGATTTTGACCGGCGAGGTCGAAACGATGGCCACGACGTTCTTTTGATCCACGTCAATCTGTGGAATTTGGCCTTGCCCCAGGTCTTGGCGAAGCATGAAGCGCCGCATAAAGCCTTCGCGGTTGCTGGTCATGTAAATCTCTTCGGCCAATACTTCACCGAGAGACGCCAATTCCGCGCGGTCTTCAAAAGCTGCCAATACCATCTCACGATGGGCGGCCGCCAGCTCTTGCCGCTGTTGGGCTTCAGATTCGGTCACCACATCGCGACCGCTGGTCTCGATATACTTGGCCAGCTCTGCAACTTTCCGAGCCAGCTCTTGGTTGGAACCAGCATTCACATGACCGTCTTGTCCAACAAAACGCTCAGTGGTACCGGGAAGACGCAAGTCTGTTGCCAGAACCTGCTGTGAGGCACCAGCATGTTGAAACTGGACCCCACTGTAAGGATTGTTTTTACGCTTACGCATAGTTTATCTCCATTCTCCTTGGTGTGGAACCCGATTACCGAAGTACCAGGCCCAGCGTGGGGTCTGCCGCCGTGGGAACCTGAATGACGAAACCGTTCACAGCAGTACCGCTTCCGGCCGTGGTGAACAGTCCTCCGGGACCGAGTTTGACCTCGGGATTGGTTCCACTCCAATCCGCAGCCGTATCATACTCGGTGGTGTAAACATCGCCCTCGGTAATGGTACCCACTGAGGACATGAAAGCTGCGGCTGTTCCACCGGGAGCTTCATCGCCTTGCAGCAATTTGGCTTCCTGAACGTTGGGAACATACTTGGACCGCACCTGAACTGCGTCACCCTCTGCCCCGCCAGGAACTTCGATTTCTTTCCCTGTGATGGTATAATTGGCAGGAGCGATAGTGGTGCCAGCAGCATCCAGCACACGGATTGAACCGGCAACCGGTTCATGCGGGAGCATGGCTTTTTTGTTGGCATCGAGCACGACATCGGCCACTTCAGGCATCAGCTCGACATTGATGGTTTGAGCGATAGAGACGCCGGCGAAAACTTCGTCAGCCGCCCCGGTTGATGGACGGACGCCGAAAACGCCATCCATCAGTTCGCCAATGAGAGCTTGCCCTTCGGCAGTGATGGAATATCCATCTGCCACGGGCCGCTCAACACTGTCACGAAAACGACTTTTGTCCAGTTGCAACATGGTTGAAACTCCTTATAAACAGTTTTGAGTGGCCCTATTACCGGCTAAACAGGTTCTGGCCCGCCTGACTGGTAACGTGATGACGGATATCCGCAACGGACCGGGGTGGTTCACCCGTATGGGAATGAACGGCTGCTTTACCATTCAAACGCCTTGGGCGAGATGGGCGCAAAGAGGCCTCCAATCGTGACTCCAGAGGGGCATCCTCCAGGTCATCCTCGGTGAACTCTTCTTCCAACTCCAGTTCGTCGTCTTCGGTTGGTTCATCCTCCGCCAATTGGTAGTTGGTACCTTGGATGGTGTCCGCAAGTTCGTTACGAACGTCCTCGGATTTACCCAACAACTCGGTAGCTAACGCCAACAGCGTGGTGTTGTACTCATCCGAATGGGCAGAAAAGACTTGATCAATCACCACGTTGGGACTCTTCATGCCGGCTTCAACCAGTGACTCATACAACTTGGCTTTCAGGACATGAACACGATCTTTGAAAAAGCCTTTATTCAAGCCAGCAGCAGCAATCTGGAGGCACTGTTGCAACACCGCCTGGGAATCTGCCATTTCCTTGCGGATGATCTCCCGTTCGGCAGTAACCGCTTCAGAGATCTTGAACTTACGGAGGTGAGAGCCGGACAAAGCCACCTGAGTTTTGGTAAAACCAAAATCGTCAAGCGTTTTGTCCAAACCAGCTGTCGCCATGGATTGACGGATTGACTTGAGGAAAGCTTGCTCTTGGAATAGATCCTCGTTGTCACCAGCATCGGCTTGTTTCAGTCGAGCAATGGACACGTCTCCGACGTAGGCGCAGATGGAACTCTTACCTGCACGGACGAAAACGACCTTTCTATCAGGGGCGGAAGCCAAAGCGAGCTCAGACAAGTTCATCAAAACCTCGTCTTCTTCTTCGGGCTCACCACCTACATCATCCCCACCAATGTCGGATTCACCATCAGCGGTGTCACCTTCGAGAGCGGGATCTTCAGTTGGTTGGTCTGTGTCATCGACCATGGGATCTTCGGCGGCGGGTGGCTCATCATCCTCAGCAACGGTTTCAAAAAGGATGTCGTGAGAGCACACCACGCAAGCCATATAACCTTCCAAGGCTTTGGCAGTGGTGTCGGACAGAATGTTACGGTTTTGGCACCCTGGGCATTGGACACTTGACAGTTTACTCTCGTCTGCCATGGACTCGACCTTACGGCCACCCATGTCATTGACAGTAATCACACTATCACTCCCGCAATGTACGCAAAATGGTTTGATGTCTGCGTTGGTTGCGAAAGTAGTGTCACACCCACGGCACTTGTGCGCCGTAACTTTCAGTCCTGTTGGCACCGCGGCCTCGGAGGCAACCACGACCGAAGAAACAAGATTCTGGCCATGGAGGCTTTCACCCGCCGTGACCTTTTTCCGACGTTTCTTCATGTGTTTCTCCTTACACGCATGTGTGTTTCAAATGTGTACTAGGACCCTTTGCATACTTACAGACTTGGGCACCGCCGAAGGAGCCAAGCTGACTTGGGATAAAATTAGATTGTGCAAAAATTTGACCTCGATTTAAGGCCCAGGACCGAAAATTTTCCAGGGATGAAAAAATTGGGAGAGCTGTATAGCGTGGAATGCGCGTCAAAAACAGGTGCCAAACCAAACGGATACGAAAAATGCGCCTCCACGTGCATTTTTATCTTGACGGCACCGGAGGGTTCATATACAATGTAGGTGAAGATTAGGGAAGAGAGCAGGGGCAGGCAGGATGCCATAGGCCACAACCCAAACGTAGGAGCGGTAAACAGATGAATATCCAAGCATTGATCGCAAGCGGCGAAAAACTTCGCAAAGTCAACCACATCCCGACCAACAAGGTCACGATTCAAAAAGTTCAGATTAATCCCAAGGACAGCACCAGGGCCCGCATCGTTGCCCGAGTCGAAGGAACCGGTGAAAACTACGAAGTCCAGATGGTTTTTGACAAGGTACTGATGACCGAGACCAAGAGCCGGCGTTATTCGGTCGAAGCCGCGGTCTATAAGAGAGGCCGCAAAAACCGCCCAGTTTTCATCCGCCCGATCACGACCCGCTCGACTCCGCAGGTTCGGTGTTCTTGCCAGGATTTCAAATTTACTTGGGCACCCACCCTGAAAGAGACCGAGCAGATGACGGGCCCAGCATTTAAGTATGAGAAGCCCAAAGGCACAGGCAAGCCCCGCAATCCCGAGCATATCCCCGGCGTTTGCAAGCACATCGAAGGTACCGTCCGGTTGATGGAAGAGCAGGGTATGTTCAGGCTCGCCAGGACCGCCGACAATAAAGTGGAAGTCGAGACCAAAAAGAAAGCCACCCGCAAGGCCCGCAGAGCGGCCAAGAAAGCGGGAGCCCAGGAAGCGGTAGCCATGGCCGAAAAAGTCGAGACCAAGAAAAACCCGGCAGCTACCAAAGAGAGGCTGGCCCAGATCAAGGCAGTGGCCAAACGTCGGGCGAAGAAAGCGGTTGAGGGTGGAACCAAATTCCTCACCCAAGCCATGATGGCCATGATGAACCCCGAAGACCGGGAAGCTGTTGAACTGAAGCTTACGGACAGCCAGATGGCCATGTTAATCAACAACGGTCAGGTGGCAATGCCCGCATAACCAAACAAAGGGCTCTTGAGGGTGGTGTTCCCAGGTTTCCTGGGCCGCCGCCCGAGAGCTTGTAAATAAATGTTGAACGTTCCCTGAGGATATTATCCATGAGAAGGGTCCCCGCGATAAGATCGCCCAGCAACACCCACCACAGGACCTCCTTCCGATTCTCTCCCCAGACGAACCCACAGTTGTATTAAAAGACCCTAGAAAACAGCAGGAGGTCAATAGTGATGATAAATCCCGCGCAAAAAGAAATAACATTCGCCGAAGCTCAAGCCAGGAGCAAAGAGCACGTGGAACAAGCGTCTCGGTTCAACGCCAACCTACAGGACTTCATCAAACACAAGGGATGGTATGTGCTTGGGTATCGTTCGTTGGAACTCTACATGGCGGACCGACTCCCCGATTTGGATGCTATCCCTCAACTCCGCACCCAAGTACCACCATTGAGCGTGGTACCCACTACAGAAAAAGAGGAGCCCAAAAAACCTCTACCCGTTGAGGTCCAACCGCCACAGATTCCTGAAAAACAGGAACCGCTTCCTGAGGAAGATAGACTTTTGGTTCCTGATACCAAGCCAGCTTTCTGCCCGCCCAAAACCGAATACGTCCTTCCCCTTCTAGTACCAAGAAATGTGGTTAAACAACACAAAAAACCCTCTCTGAAACCGATCCTACGCCCATTCTCTGACTGGCATGGCTACATGATGACACAAGGGGACCTCTATAGGGCCATGACGGAACGAAAACTTTATGGAGAACCCACCCACAAAACCAAGTTCCACATTCCAGGTGTGGCTATCATCCGAGTTGATGACACTTCAGTTAAGGGTAGAGAGGAATTTAAAGTTGATATTATGGCAACTCTGTTTAATTGGGGGATAAACGGAGAGGCGTTTATAGAGGGGGCCGCTACAGGGGATACCTTGGTACATCTTAAAGCATTACAGGCCAAGGGATTACTAAAAGCGGAAGGGAAGGAGGCAGTGGCTGAGGATGTGCTGGCCTTATTCCGGTTCCTGAAATTCAGCTACAGCGGACTCGTCAAACACCGCAAGGGTGCCACGTTTGTCTCCCCAGAAGTGTACGAGGCAAGGCGGAAGATATTGTACAAAGACCAGGAAGGCTTCGAGGAAGGAACAGTGGAGGTCCAGGATACCAAAACAGTGTCGATGGGATTCTGTGACAACTGTGGTGGGCGCCTGTCTCAAGAGGAAATCGACGGAGGGGACGACCTATGTGACGAATGTTGGGGAGAGCCTGAGAAGCGGAAATGTTCCGATTGCACAGCAGAACTGGGGCGGAAGGGATGGGGTGTTCCGGACAACAAGGATGAGAACTCTGAGGTTGAGAGAGCGTTCTGTGAGGAGTGTTACACGAAACGCGAAGTAAACAACGATTGGAGTAAGTAATGTCAAACAACCTCTGGATTGTCAGGGGACTGCCTGGGTCAGGGAAAACCACCCTGGCCCAGCACGTAGCCCGAGAATATGGCGTGTCCCACTATGAAGTGGACATGTTAATGGTAGACGCCAACTCGGGCCGGTATGCCCATGACGCAAAGAAACTACGGTCAGCACACAGGTGGTGTAGGGAGGGTATTAAAAGAGCACTAGAGGAACGTGGTGGGGGAGTGGTATCAAATACCCTGACTCGACTCCAAGAGCTCCTACCTTATTTCCAGATCGCTTATGAGCATCGAGCATCCGTCCATATCATGGAACCCACTACAGACTGGGCTTGGGACCCTGAGGGATGCCAGAGACACAACACAAAAGGGATCCCCTTGAAAACCATCCAACGATATAAGGACCGTTGGTTCCCTATACCACCAGGAGTCTATAACCCTCAAGACATGTGGCGGCCAATAAGGAAAACCGACCGTCGTTGAGTTACATGCTTATTAGTCAACCACGGCAAGGACAAAAATGGAAATCACCAAAATGATCAACTTGACCAAACACCCGATCAGTTTAATCGGTAAAGCGGGTATAACCGAGATACCACCATCTGGAAAGATAGCCCGCATCAAGTTCAAAAAGAAAAGCCTCCGACTGGTGGAGGGACTTCCGGTACCTGTGAACCCCCTTAGCGAACCGGAGTTTATTGAGGGGCTTCCAGATCCTCAAGAGGGCACTGTATACCTGGTCAGTCGCCTGGTCATCACCCATATAAGAAGCCGCCCTGACGTGTTCGCACCTGACACCAGTTGGGGTAGCACTGTAAGGAATAACTTTGGGGACATAGTGGGAGTCACCAGGCTTTTTTCCACACCTGAGTATGCCGCCAAATATTTGACTGTCCAACCAACTCAAGGCTCTGACTAATTTATAGTGACGTTCGTGAAGGGTAATTATAGCCTCATCGGGCGTTGCTTCTCCACCATGGGGGTGGGTTCCGAATCGGCTCCGGGATCCGCCCCCATCTGCCTATACGGTCCTTCCTTGCTGTTTCTTGTACCCCGCTTCTACTTCCCTCAGGTATGGTTCCAAAGACCTCCCCTGGCCCTCTGAGGGCCCTACAGCGTCTATCTTAAAACGCCACCTTCCCTGACCCACCTTCTCTGCTGCTTGTTGACAGGCCCCCAAGGGCAGGTCCCCGACAGCAATAAACCCATCGTGTTCATTGGCCACAACAGGAATTCCCACCTTGGCCAGTTCAATGACCAATGTTTGGATGAAAGCCGACTCCTGTCCCTGTACCATAAACGCCATCAGACGCTGGCCACAATTTCGGTGGTGTACGAACCTCAAACCGATTTTGTTACGCCACCATTTTTTACCACCGCGAACACCAGCAGGGGTATCCAGTAAAACCTGGATCCAGTCCTTGATACCTTTTTGGAGTGGTTGTGTGTAAGAGTGGAACCGATCAAATGCCTCGCAGGCGGCATCCCATGTTCCAAGATGGTGCTCTAGTTCTTGCATGATAGAGCTTTGAGGATGTTTGACAAGACGGGCGCCTGTCAGGAGGGCACAAAAAATAGTCTTCCAGCAAGCTACAGAAATACCACACCGCTGGGCGGCGTTTTCCTTGGCCTTTGGATTCTCAACATAGTTCTCCAACCATTGGGTGTCGATACCGTGTTGTTCAAATTCAGAAATCAATATTGTTGGTTGAGATGCCGCTAGGTCGTAATTGACCTGCCCTGTGGTGAGAGATCGAACTTTCATTTCTACAGGAGCGTTTTGCAGTCCACCACCTATTTCGTGGATACGTCCGGTCGTACCACTCTTATACCGCGGACGGTAATACCATCCTATTGTATCCAGCTTGAGGTGCCTCAACAAAAAATAACATACCCGAAGGTTGGCTTTAAACCGGTTCCAAGAGCCGCCAACATTCTTTGCCCGATCTCTATAACTCTGATACATGTGGGTCACCAGTCCAGGAAAATCCACGTATCGGTTTTTCATAACGCGTAGACTGTGGGTGGTAAGTGGTACCGATATCTTGTTCCTAGGTAACCGCTTTCCTTCTACCCTACCGAGGACCGCTTTCAATAAAATATGATCTTGCCGCCTGTCCTGGCCCCAAGGATGGTGGTCCAGATGAAATAAAGAAACCATCCTAATGATAAGAGCCTTAAGGTGTTTCCACGCGAGTCGGTACTCGCGGCACAACCGACGGTGCCTATCATAATTGGTGGTTTCAATGAGACCCAGCTTTTCCAGGAGCTCGTAACCTTTGTCGGTACCAAAAGAACGGGTAACGGTTCTGGCTTCTACATGTAAGGTGGTCCAGGGAATAGGTACCCAAACCTTAAACGTAGATCTCCCTAACCCAAACAAGCCTTCGTAGGCTAGGTGACACAGGAACCTCTTAATCTGGCTTCTCTCCCTATTGGTAAAAAATCGTTGATCCCATTGAATCGGAACCAACTCCTCTAGGTAGGATGCCAGGGCCGGCTCAAATACATGATCCTTCAATCTCATACCATCCTCATTCACGGTTGATTGTGACCATCCTCATTCCCAATTTATTTACAAGAAATTAGAGTAGGGCGGTACACCGCAAATCAACCATCTTCAATTTTAAATTAGTCAGACCCAGTGGTGATTACTCCGATTCTGGAGGAGGTCTTAAATTTCTTTCCTTACCTAAACACCAGGGCTACGCCCTACTGGAGGGAGATGTAGGCGCCTGGAGCGTAGCGACAGCCTACATCTCTTTCTATCCTTGACCGTCCCCACTCATCCTAGACATTGAACCTACCAAATGGAGGAAGAGGTGGTATCCAATTTTACATGTCTAGGATGAGTGGGGACGGTCCTTAGTCCACCAGAAGGCGCACGCGCTCCGCGCCGCGACGCCTTCTGTAACAGGGTATACCCTAGGGTTTTTGGATATCTTTAGATCCATGTCCCTTGTGAGATCCAGTCCCAATGTTAGAAACCAATACCCGCTGGCCCGACTCGCTACTTCTATATAGTTCTCCCAAGTGGTGGTACCCATATGCTTTTTACCTATCATTAACCTCAGACGTTACCTTGGATTAATTGGATAGGCAGGATTTGGTTTGGTAAAGATTTTCTTGTGGATCACGATTTTTGACCAAAATCCTTCAACCTATTCGCTTTATCCTTTCGGTATTTATACTGGATTAAGAGGTATTCTGAAATCCCGCTTTTCCAAGTTTGAACCGATTTTGGATCTTAACTTTCTACCCGCCCTTCCTTCATAGGCCCCACCTCCCTTTATGTGGTGCCCTAAGTTTCTCTTATACCCTATACGTTTTGGTTTTCAACCTCATTTTACGCCATACCAAATTCATTGAAAAATTGTCCAAATAAGATCAAGATTTGACCAACCCTAAAATGGAAATTTTCTTGTAAATAGACGGTAGGTCGCATATCATTAGGTACCCAAAAATTTTTATCGAGGTGTCCATGTTTTCTTTAAACCAACAAAAAAGAGAAGGGCTCCACAATTTTCTTTCCACTTTACAGTCCAAGAGCACGGGTAAGTGTTACCTGTTAGTGCGCCCTGTCCTGCAAGGGCTCCCACTGGAAGTACGTTACGACAAATACAAACTTGATAGGGTGGTGTACATGAACTCCCTTGGACAAGAAGCGTGCTTTACCGAACGTCTGGGTCCTTTGTTGCCACAACGGTTGATTGCCAAGGGTAAGGTGTTTGGTGGGTTTAAGGAACCTAGGATATCCGTATTTGGGACCTTGACCGTAGACAGACACTTGTTCAAGGGAACGTTAGGACTCGCTACTTTAGGTGCCCTACATGCAACCGTGACGCAACAGGATGAGCAAATCTGGGTGAGGAGGACACGCTATTTGGCGTTCGCGGCTCATAGCCTCAGGACACCGGAAAAGGAACTTATAAACAGGCTAGGTGAGTTAGACTTACTTGCGGGTGTACCCTTCCTGACACCTCATGCCTCTCCTGCTTTCTTGTGTCGAGACATAGGAACCTTATCACTCGCAACAGTGGAGGCCCGTTTACAAAAGGTGTTTGGGCGCCTTGACAGTCCACAATTTCCCTATCCTACGTCTGGTCTGGTATTAGAGGTCAATAGCGTTGACCTACGTACCCATAAAAACCAGAGTCCTTCACATTACATTTGGAAAACTGATGAACGTTATTATTGGTGCTGAAGCCATACGTGCGGATTGGTCACTTATAGTGGGGGGTCTGGATACATGGATTGAACGTACCAACCACCACAGGTATGCCCCGACCGTGGATACGCTACACAATTTGATGCTGTCACTAGAGCGCCTCCAATGTTTAAGTCATTTATTGGATCAGGAACCTTTTACCGTAGCCATAGGTGTAGTGCAAGATGTATCCATCCCTTTGGTGTCTAACATGCGCGGCCTAATGCCTCCGCATGGGTTCGAACTTTTAAGCAAATTCATAGCACCTTTTTGGACAAGGGAAGAACAGAGGGTATTATCAGGGATGAACATACCTACCTTCCAGTTCTCCGGGACCGCCCGCCACTACATACATGAGTTGGATGTTGGGTCCTCTGTTTATACAAGGACCCAAAAGCTGTTAGACTCTGGTAGATTACGCATAGCCGAGAGTCCTCGTAGCCGTGCCCAACTTATCCAAGATTTTGACCTGACAGAGGTATATGCTTTACGGCGCTTGGAGGACACCAAGCGGGGTAACACTTCCCAGCCTTATTTAAAGGTCCTTTTGAAGGACATTCATATCAGAGAACAAGGCATACTGGTGTTGCTGGATAAAGCCCAAACAACAGTGCAGGGTGCGGCGATAGTTACGTTTTGTGAAAATGAAGCCCATATTTTGGACTTGTGTCTGACTTCTAACAGGCACCTAGCACCGGTCTTGGCTGCACCCTTCCTGTATTGGAGCCAAAGAGGGCGCCGTTTGCACCGGTTACAGGGCCACTCCCTTGAGAGGTCTTCTCTGCCATCTCGTTGTGAATTGGTACCTAGGTTCTTTGTGGGTGCCTAACGTCGTGTTATCCAATGAAATTTTTTAATCCAGGGCTTTCTGACCAGATTTGAGCCCAACGTTGTAAATAGAAGGTGTAAGCAAGGATTTTTGCAAGGCATGGTTTGTTGGGCCGAGGCGTTGTGCCTAACTTGCTGAGAATCGTAGGGATGTGATGCAGGATTTTTTCCTTGACAGGCGCCCAAGGATTCGATACAATGTAGGCGAGCGTTAGGGCAGCAGGTGTAAACGAGGAGAACATAAGGAGGGCCGACACAGATAAACATTAAACAGTAAGTTTAGGGAAAGCAAAGAACAGTCACACGATGTAGTACTACAGTTGATGTTTTACAGAGCCGAAAGCTCATTCCACTTTCAAAGGAGAAGCCAACCATGGCACGACGTTCCAGCAGTTCCAGCAGCAGCAAAAAAACCACTGCCTCCAAAACCTCTTCCCGCAATCGTCGCCCGAGCCGTCGGCAACGGGCCCAGGGGATGTGGCAGGTCAACACGGTTAGCCCTATCGGTTTGACGGCCCTTGGCGCCAATCGTCGGCAACCAGGTACCATTACCTCCGCCGATGAGAACGCTGCTACCATCCGTCACAGTAAGCCAGGGTCGAGCAAGGTACTCAACCAGATGGTCCACAACAGCGTGATTGCCTCCATGTCGGGTGCTGACGGCAAGGCCGATGCCGGTGTCATCAAGCGGAATGATCTGCCGGTGCAGGTCGAGAGCTTCTTGGCCAGTGAAGTTACCGCCACCGAAGCTGGATTCCTTTGTACCTTGGAAGACGGTTCCGAAATCCAGGTTCCTGCCGAGGGTACCACGGTGGTGATGGAAGAGGACGGGGAGGGGCGGAAGTCTTCCTCCAGCCGTCGGAGCAGGAAGTCCAAAGAAGAGGACGCTGGGGAAGAGAAGCCCAAGCGGAGTCGTAAGAAGAAGGAGCCGGAACCCGAGGCCGATTACGACGGAGATGAGGGTGAAGACGGTGACTACGAGGGTGACGAAGAGCCTGCTGAGGAGGAGAAGCCCAAGCGGAGTCGTTCTTCCAAGGCTTCGACTTCCAGCCGCCGCAAGAAGAAGGAACCGGAACCCGAGGCCGATTACGACGGAGATGAGGGTGAAGACGGTGACTACGAAGGTGAAGATGATGAGGGTGAAGACGGCCACGGTGACTGGTAGACCTTAACAGGGTCTTACTGATTTGTCGGGAGGGGTAGCGGTTTTACCCCTCCCGTCTTCCCTCACCTTGGTGGAAAAACGTTATGCCTAATGCCGAAATAAAAACCCCTCCTCAGGAGGTAGCTGAAAACGTCGATGATCGGCCGGAACCCGAGGCCGATGCCATCACACAAGAGAACGCCCAGCAACAGGTCAAAAAGGATGCCTTGTTATTGTACCGCAAGGAGTGTACCCAGTGCAAATACCTTTTCGATCATGAAGAAAAGACCTACGATGAATGCCATTTTTCACAAGGGAACCACCAATGTCCTGCGGCCACAACGGAGGGTTATGTGGGTACCGATTTTGACAAAGCCAGCGATGGCTTCGTCGAGGCCCTCCTGGATGCCGACCCCTCGCGGTTGGGGAAAATTTGCCAGAAGTTGAAAAAGCTGGGGCCTCGTGTTTCAGAACGCGTGTTCCAGATGGGCCTCCAAAAGGTGGTGGACATTTCCCTTGTTGATGGGGAAACCCCCAGCCAGGAGGAACCGCAACCCACTGGCTCTTGATGTTTGTAAGCGCGTCTTTCATCACCGTACGCGGAAAGATAAAGGGGACCCCCAGGTTTGTACATAGGTTAAGGGGTCCCCTTATCACTAAGAAGGGTATACCAATGAATGTTCAAGCAGCCTTTACTTTTATGTCAGATTGGATCACAGGAAGGTTCCAGGAACGTCAACTCCTTATTACCAGTTTTCGTACCCATCCAAAAGCGAAAGGCCCTTTCTGTGTACCTCAATGGACTACTGATGGAGGACCGAAGATAGCACTCGACAGCAAGAGCCGTCCTATTGAGGGAGATTCGGAGGTGGCTGTTGCCCGAGTTACCAAGCTATACAGCAAAGGGAAAATACCCATTCGATTCGCTGTTATCGAGGACCTGGGTTCCATGTTGGAAGAAGCCCTTGCTGGGAAGACATTGGACAGCCTGGAGGGATCCAAGATATTCCGTACCACCCTTAATCAAAAAATCCATGACGCGGTGATACAATTACAGGTTTGCGTGTCCTTGTCACCCTTTCACTTAGGTGGTCAACCACTGATACCTGACAGTATAAAGGTATCGGTTGATCTACAGCAAACCAGTACAGTAAAAATGGAAGACAAACGTTCTCGGAACCATAACATAAAGGTCAATTTTTTCTTTTCGGTGAAGGCCACATCTGAAATAGTGAAGCTCCTTTTGGATAAGGAGTGACACCCATGGCGGGCCCTGACGAAAATGAACGACTCTTGGGCATACGGGAAATAAGGCAGGAAGCCGATCGAATCTATGATGTGGAGGCGGAAAAATTAAACCGCATACCTTTGGGAGAGTTGAAAAGGTTGTCCACCTACAATGAAAAGCACGCCTCCAGCAATTTTCGTTGTCCTATATGTTTGGGTCGCAAGTACCACACCTTTAAGATGGGGGAGATAGCGGCTCGTGTTTGTGATAAGTGTACCTCGGTGTTCCTTAACCCCGTCCTGTTCACACACCGAGGGTTTTATTAAATGGTGAGGCTCTACCTATGTGTGGTCTTGACAGGCGCAAGAAATTATGTTACAATACCCATGAAGGGTGTTGGAGGCGGCATCCTTCGGGATAGGCCGCCTTTTTGTTGAGTTGTAAATAGACTAAGGATTATTAACCCAAGCCAGGAGATGACAGTGGCTCGAACGACAAGAAACCGAGGTACCAAGGCCTATGATGAAAGCCACATCCAAGCTTTGGGCACCATCGAGGGTATACGGAAACGTCCCGGCATGTATTTGGGTCCTACCAATAGCCAGGGCCTGTTCCAGCTGTTGAAAGAGGTGGCGGATAATTCGGTGGATGAAGCAGCCGCCGGCCGTAACGATCGCATTATGATATTGGTGGACAAAAAGAGAGTCTGGGTGATTGACAACGGGGCAGGCATCCCAGTCCAGAAAAATCGCTCGACAGGAACCTCCACCCTGACCACGATCCTGACCAAGCTTCATGCCGGAGGGAAGTTTGACGCCAAGGCCTACAAAAATGCTAGGGGCACTCACGGTGTTGGTTTGACAGTCGTGAACGCCCTTACTCAGTACATGCAGGTATGGACCTTCAGGAACCATAAATGGTGGACCACTACCTTTGCCCAAGGAGAGGAACAGGATGCCGTAGGAACGTGTGGAGGACCACCCAGGCTACCCTTCAGAGTACCACGCCCAAAGTCTGGTACGGTTATCTGTTTTGAGCACGATCCTACCATTTTTGATAAGCGGGCTAAGCTGTCAAAAACCCCGATTGAAGAGTGGGCCGAGATTACTGCCTACCTCAATGAAGGACTCCGCATCCAACTGGCGTTCAATGGCACAAAGAAGAGCTGGTGGTTTAAGAGGGGCCTTGAAGATTATCTGTTCGCTCGGGCCGAAAAACTGAAGGTCCAAAGTCAGGGACCACATTTTGTCGTTCGTGACACCAACGTTGACGTAGCGCTTTCTTTTACCAATAATGATGGAGAGAAGGTAGAAGCATACACCAACAGTAGCCTCAACGCTGATGGGGGTGTCCAGGTCACAGCCCTCTGGGCGGCGTTGACAAAGGCCCTCATGCCATATAAGGGCCGCAATTCTTTCATGGGGCCGGATCTTCGGGATGGCATCATTGGGTTGGTGAATGCCAAACTTGATGAACCTCAATTCTCTTCGCAGACAAAAGAGAAGCTGGTGGATCCAAGAGCCAAGAAACCTGTTGAAGATGTGCTGGCCGGGGTTTTATCAGCGTTCTTTACCAAGAACAAGAAACTGGCGCGGGCTTGGTGTAAGCGAGCGGCAGACATTCGGGCCGCTCGTGAGGAGTTCACCCTTAATAAACAGGCGTTAAGGAAACTGAATGCCAAGGTAGGTGGGTCGGTTCTCCCGTCCAAGTATACTGACGCTGCCCGTGGGTGCCCTGCACATAAACGGGAATGTTATCTGGTGGAAGGGGACTCAGCCGGGGGATCCGCTCGACAAGCCAGACACCGTAAATTCCAAGGCGTGCTCCCGCTAAAGGGTAAGATCTTGAACGTGATGAAGGCCAAGGAGGGCCGGGCCTTCACATCCGACGAGGTGATGAACATCCTCAAAGTCCTAGGCTTCAACCCTCGACACACCGACCCTCTTGGTAACCTTCGTATTGGACGCTTAATACTCTTGTCAGACTCCGACTACGATGGTGGACATATTAACACCCTCATCCTTGCTCTCATTGCACAGTACCTACCAGGGATGTTTGACAGGGGGCTCATTTACGCCATACAGGGTCCAAGGTATGCAGGAACCCACAGGAGCAAAAAATATTTCGGGGATACCGTAGACGAGATTCGGAAGCAATGCCCAAAGATGGATCCGAAGCAAGTAACCTACCTGAAAGGGTGGGGAGAGATAGATCCAGAGGACCTGCGTCCTCTAGCTTTCGATCCATCAACCCGACGCATGGTTAGGATTGGGGCTCCTTCCAAAAAACAGATGGCTGAGTTCCGCCTCTTGATGGCCGACAACCCAGCGTACCGCCGAGAACTGTTGGGTATCTGAACTCGCTTCCCAATAATCGAAGCCCTGTGTGCCCTCACAGGGCTTTTTCTTGTTCTGGAATCGGGCTAGGGCTGTAAATAAAAAGCAAGATTCATACCCCTGCTTGTTTTGTCAAGGAGAACCTAATGGATAAACGTAGATCAGATATAGCGTTGGCAGCATTGAATGCCATCATACAGGTGGGTCGCCACCAACACCACACAGAGGCGGCTCAAGAGGCTTTTAAATATGCAGACGCTTTTCTAGGGGTGGAGAGAAGTACCACTACCCAACCGACCAACGCCTCCCGGCGATCGACCACAGAACCCAAAGCTGAACCCAAGAAAGTAGAGTCGAAGAAAAAGCGTGATGCTCTTGGGACTCGCATCGACAACGCCTTGCGGAAAGCTGGTTTGGACAGGTCACTGGTGGCAAAGCTTTCCCAAGAGGACTTCGTAGCCATCACAGGACTGGGTAAGCACGCTCGTCAGAGGATCATCGATAAGTTAAATGACAAGGGGATTCGTCATAAGCTAAAGGTAAGATAAAGGTACTCCTTCCAGCCAGATACGAAAAATCCACCACCACGCGCATTTTTTTATTTGCCTCCAGGAGGCCGGTAGGCTGCAATGTAGGCGAAGGTTAGGAATGACGAGAAGCAGGTAGCAAGGAGCAGGACCAAAAAGAGGGCGTGTTTTTGCCCGCAACCATTTCATAGGAGAACAAAACGATGAACAGTCAGTCTAACAAAACCCAGGTTTCCATCCTCGCCATGGCCGCTTTGATCGAGTCTGGTGAAACTGAGAACGTTGCTGCCAAGGCTTTCGATTTCGCGGAGCAGTGGGAGCAGGAGCTCAAAAAGCGTCAGACCGAAGGCAAAAAGACTCGCGTCCGCAAGCCCACTGCCAAGGCCACCGAAGGTGCTACCGAAGAGAAGCCCGCCCGCAAGTCCCGTCGGAAAGCCAAGGCGGAGACCGCTGATGACAGCCAACCCAAGGAAGAGGCGACCAAAAAGTCCAGCCGTCGGAGCCGGAAAGCCAAGGCCACCGAAGGTGCTACCGAAGAGAAGCCCGCCCGCAAGTCCCGTCGGGGAACCCAAACCAAGGCTTCCGGTGACAAGGCCCCGCGGAACGTGGCAGACCTGGGTGTGACTGATCGTGTGGTTGAGACACTGGCCAAGTCTGGAATCAAGACCGTTTCCCAGCTCAAGGCCAAAACCCATGCCGAGATGAGCGATATCTCAGGCTTGGGTCGCCGGTCGGTTAGGGCTGTCAAGGATGCTTTGGCCTCTCACGGCCTCGCTTTCAAAGCCTCCAAGTAACATGGTGGCCCCTCGAGGGGTTGGGAAATAAGTTTGATCCCAACCCCTCCAAGGTAAAATGTGGAGGTCAAAATGAGGATCGTATATGAAGGACTCCAACCCACACCCCTTCGGGTTTTCGGAGGAACATTATCCAAACTTTTTCATGACGCAATGTCCCCGAATTCCTTGGATGCAAAGATCGAGTGGTTGGACCAACGTTTACAAGGTGCTACCGAAGAGAAGCCCGCCCGCAATCGGACAGGGGATCCGGGTAACCCAAATATACCCGAAAACATGTAGGACCTGCAGGAGGCCCTATGAGGACCAGCAAGGGTGGAAGCCAAGGAGGACAAGATGGCTATTTACGCAATCAGAAACCAGGAAACTCCCACAGGCCACAGGGATGTATTGGTAGTTGAGGGAACAGGCGGGAGTTTCAGGGTCAACCTATACCCACTTCCCGAGGACCATGACGCTGGCGTGTCGTTTCTGGTCTGGGATAATGACGGAGGAGAACAGGTTACAGGGGGTGATGACTTTGAAGACCTGTTGACAGAGATGATGGACCGATCAGAAAGTGACGACAGTTAACACCTCGGAACCTGACAACCCAATAGGATTTCCAACAAAGGGCCAACGTTAAACACGACGTTGGCCCTTTTGATTTGTATAATGTAAATAAAGGGTAGCCATAATTTTATTGAAAGGAACCTACCATGACAACGAAAGCCCTTGTCAGTTTATCCGGAGGCCTCGACTCGACTCTTGCCCTGATTTGGGCCCAGCAAGAGTTTGACGAGGTTCGCGCTATCACCTTCAACTATGGACACAAAACATGGGAAGCGGAACGGCTTGCTTCCCAGACCATATGCCGCCAACTTGGCATACGTCAGGATATTATCAGTGTCCCGAATGAGCTCTTGCGGTCCACCAGTCCACTGGTAAACAGCGCGAACGAAGTCAAACGATACGAAGACGCGTCGGAGATCCCAGATGGTGGCAAGGACCTTACGTTCGTTCCAGGGCGTAACATCCTGTTTTCCATTTTGCTCGCGAACAGGGCCTATGCTTTGGATTGCCCTAACCTGGTGTTTGGCATATCTGAACAGGGGTTGGGCGGGTACCCAGACGCTCGCCGTGACTTTGCGGATGCCATGGCCGAGGCTCTGACGAAAGGAATGGACTACCACTTCCAGGTACTTACTCCTCTAATGCAGTGGGGTAAGCAAGGGGTGGTAGAGTTTGCTCAGTCGTTGCCGCGTGGTATGGAATTATTGGCCTTCACCACCACTTGCTATGAAGGGGGTAAATCCCCATGTACCAAGTGCCGTAGTTGCTTATTGCGTGCCAAGGGTTTTGCGGATGCTGGGTTATCCGATCCCCTACTGGAACGCCTCAACCACTTTGATGTTTGTTAAGGAGCAGAACAATGGACAGAAGTACCATCATGGTTGTCATGCGGTCACCAAACCGCGAGTATCTGGGCCAGTGTCGTATTGACCAAGAGCAGCAAATGATCTACTTGGACAATGCCGTCCTGTTGCAACTGGCGATCCAGAATCAAACGGATCCCGCCACGGGAAAGCCCGTCAAGGTCGCCCAGATTGGATTCGTACCCATCTCATACTACATGCAGGAACCCACCAACCAGATGAAGTTGCCGACCTCTGACATGCGGTTCCACTTCAGTCAGGTGGAAACCATGCCCTACTTCCCCAAGAAGGATATCCAGGACAAGTACATCCAGGCAATGACCGGCATCATCCCTGCTGGAACCTCTGCGCTCCCAGAAGGTAGTGGAAACAACATGACAAACGTGGTGCCAATCTGTCAATAGTGGTCAAAAACACTCGCTTGACATTGGGCTCGCCCGATGCTATACTTATAGGGGTAAACAATGGTCCAACGTAGAAAGGTCCAAGGAAATAACATATGAGCCGACGAACACGAAAAGTTAACCCCGCGCTCCAAGCCCCTGCGAGTGTTGCCCATGTTCCAGAGGTAGGTTTATTGGAGTACGCCCGAGGGGCGATGATGGACTATGGAAAGTACACCTTGGAGGACCGGGCAATTGCCGACTTCCGAGATGGACTCAAGCCAGTCCAACGTCGCATCCTTTGGGCGATGCACAAGTTAGGGCTTACCCATAACGCCGGGGTTTTGAAAGCCGCCAGGATTGTTGGTGATACAATGGGTAAGTTCCACCCACATGGTGACAGTGCTATCTATGGGGCCGCTGTCACCATGGCAAACCTCAGTACGCCCCTCATCGATGGTAAAGGTAACTGGGGTTCGCTAACAGACGGGCCCGCTGCTATGCGGTACACAGAGGGTCGCCTCACCAAATATGCAGACAAGGGTCTCTTCCACCCTGACTACGTACCTACCCTTGAGGAGATGCCCACGTATGATGGAAAGGCGGTGGAGCCTGTAGTGCTGCCCTCCCTAGTCCCCAATATCTTGGTGAATGGTACTTTCGGGATCGCAATGGGCGGTACCGCCCACATACCAAGTTATGAGCTCAAGGGTCTCATCACATTGGTCCAACGTTTATTGGACGATGAACCAGTGGGTGTTGCCGAGTGTGTTAAACATCTGAAATTCCGGTATAAATATGGTGGGGAAGCCATCCTGGACAAAGAAGGTCTGGCAGACCTAAGGGCTTTCTACGAACAGGGCACAGGTGGGGTGTGGTTCAGCTCGCCCCATCACGTAAACCAACACCAGCTTTCCCTCACGTTTACCGGATTCGCACCCAATCTGAATATCGGAAAAGTGGTTGCCAAAGTACGAGAGCTGTCCTACGTTGCCTCTGTAGACGATGAGACTTCCCTAGAGACGGGTCCAAGGTATACGGTATTCTTGAAGAAGACCGCGGCTTCACGCTTTGTTACGTTATCCCAAGAGGTGGTGTCCTACTTTGATTCCAAACTAGACTTCCGCGTCAACATTGTCAGTAGGTCATTCGATGCCAGTACTGGGAAGATGAGGGCCCGGTTCCGTAGGACCTCGATCCCCAAGTTACTGAAAAACTGGGTGGCTTGGAGGCTCAAACAGGAACGTCGTAGCTTGCGGTACCTAATACGAGTGCTGGATAAAAAGATACGGGACTTGGAACTACGTCTGCTGGCGTCCCTGAATAAAGACACGGTATTGAAGTCCTTGGATGATGAGGAGCCTGCCAATTACTTGGTTAAGCACCTCGAGGGTATTACCTTGGAAGAGGCTGACCAGATATTGGGGTTTAAGATCCTGCAGTTACACCGCTGGAATATCGAGGACCTTGAGGCCCGCATTAATAATTTGAATAAACAGAGGGATGATCTGCGATACCACCTTAAAGACCCACGCCCAAAAATGGTGGAGGACCTTCGCGAGTTTGCCAAGGTGACGGTGTAATGACAGAGATCCTTCCTGGAGAAAAGTCGTTACTAAAATGGAGTGCCTTTCGTTGCCATTTTTGCATGGAGTTACGACCTCCAAAGGAAGTGGCTTTAGGCCCTATGCAGGTCATAGAAGGCGCCAAACAGGAAGAACGTGTATGCATTTGTTCCCACTGTTTGGCAGACTGTAAAGAGATATTAACACAAGAACACCAACCAACAAGGGGTACTACCCCGACAATCAATCAGGAGGAAAATCATGGCAACGAGGATCAGCAAGAGTCGGAAAGAGGCACTGGTCCTGCACCTACAGGAAGCCCAGAAGGAACTCCGTCGTCTTAACCGTAAAACGGCAGAGACCGAAGGTGTAGATATCTTAGGAGTGCTGGTCACATTTTTAAAAACCGCCAGGGAAGCCTTAGCTTCCCGTGCTAGTAAACGCCTGCCGCAGTTTTTGAAGGAGATCCGGGAAGGCATTGATTACTGTCACAACGCTGTGGAGAGTGCGCTGGAGGCTTTGGAAGAGGGTGACTTGGAAGTAGATGACCTCCGTAGTGTCAAAGCCCAGGTCGGATCCCGGTTGCACGATTTACTGAGGGTCGCGGTAGCTCTTGAGGATGAACGAGTAGGCTCTGCTCCTGTTAAATTAAAGGAGGGGCTTTCTAGATCCATGGAATGGAATGATGGACTTAATGCCGCCATGGAACAAGCCAAGGCCCGTGAGACGGTGGTGGTAGATACGAACGATCCCAACCAAGCAGAGTCCGACCGAAAAGCCACTCGTACCATGGAACAAGCTAAAGGTGTGTTGGCGGAGGTACAACATTTTAAGGACCTTTTGCCTAACGTAAAAACGAGCAGGAAAAAATTTCAGGTACTGAAATTGCCGGTAGCCCCTGTGTTTGAAGGCTTCATTAACCGAGAAGACTTGGCACAGGCAGGCTTTGATATTCGAGTGATGGAAACCTACGTGATCCTGAAGGGCCAACCAGTCGTTGGGATTAACCAACGTTACCTAAAGAAGCGTGGGCTTACTCCATTAAACTATCTGAAGCGTATCCAGCACTTATTGACGGAACGGCTTGGATTTTCATTCGTGCCCTCAGAAACCACTGCCACTCATGAGGGCACAGGGTTCTCCTATATTTGGTTGATTCCAGAATCACAATATAACCATATGGTGGGCACTGATCGCTCCATGAAGATACGCGGTTGGGGCTTAGGTTTTTAACTTTAACGAACCGGCTTAGTTGGCTGGGTACCCAAAGGGACGTTGAAATGAGTGCCAAGAAACCGAAACAAGAGAAGACTTCCCGTCAACCCTCCGGCATTGACGGAAGGTTAAATAAGAAACAACCACTCCCTCCTGGTATCGCTGATCGTCGTCAGTTGCGAGTGTTGCGGGCTGCCGCTCGCGGCCGTGTCTCTGTGGTCATCGAACGTGTGGTCAAGAAGGTACCTTACACCTCAACCGATGATAAAGGTAAGGTCACAAATGAAGTACGGGAGGGTGAACGGGTGGTGTATAGGTCAAAAGGTGCTCAGTGGAAGACCATCCGCAAGTGGTTGGATAAGGGATGGTTGACAGAGGATTACAAAGACGGGAACCAGCAGTTCTTCAAACTGGGACCTAAAGCCCCGTCAATACCCTTTACCTCATAAACGCCCTCAGAGGACTTCTGTCGGGTTTTTATCTTTGGACATATCTTTGGACTCTCAAGGACCTAAAGTGCTTGGGTGGCCCTCTGAGGAGCCGCAATGAGCGAAATGATAATCTTAGGTCCTATCAAGGTTCGTTGGGAACGTTATCTGGAGTCCAAAACCTGTCAGGTGGAGGTCCTCCATAACAACGAAGTCCTCGCAAAGTTCTCGTTAACAACCACAACACCAGTATACAGGGTGGGCATAGGCTCACCTTTGAACGTAAGTGGTACCGTTGAAGCTTACTGGTGTTCTGAAAAGTCGGGCCAAATTAAGGCATCGTTACGTTGGAGACCACGACCTGGCCATGGACCACCACCAGATGCCTACCAAGGAATAATTGGAGTGTGGGATGAGTGATCGAGTTTGTGAGTGTCCGGATTGTTGTTGGGAAGGTCCACCTGATAAATTATACAGTGATGCTTGCCCTAACTGTGGGAACGATGAACTCCATTGGACCGCGGAACCAGAAGGGGAAACTACCACTTACGGTAAGCTTTGTGAGTGCCTGCAGTGTAATCAAGAGTTTACAACAGAAGAGCTGGAGGATGACGTATGTCCAAACTGCGGGCACACAGAGTTCTCCTGCCTAGAGGAATCCTTGTAGGTTTGTGGAAGGGTGGCCGAGTGGTTAAAGGTACCGGTCTTGAAAACCGACGTAGGGCGACCTACCGTGGGTTCAACTCCCTCCAGCCCTACCAATTATTGAGAGCCGAGGTGGTTTTGGGTTATCAGAGGTTAGATCATGTTCAGTGGGAACAGTAGAACAAAGGAGCCGAGATGAGTGTAATCGAAGTCCACAAACCAGCTGATTTGGAGCAGCTTCGTAAATTTACCCCAGGCCAACAGGTACGTATCTATGGAGTAGCGGATAACACAGTGTTCAACGTCAGCCTGTACACCCGCCAGAATGGTGTTGAGGTCCTGTACATGTCTGCCTTGGAACAAGGGTTCAAACCACGTAACCTCCGCCGCCCCCCTCCGGCCCCACCCGACCACGCAGGAATGTTGTGGACCATTGACCAGCTCAAGCAGCACCTGACAGCGGGACAGGGGTTCCTGGTTGATCAGAAGGTTGCTGTGAACCCTGAGGAGAAGCAGGTGTTTCCTGTGGTTGGGGGTGGTCCCTCTGCTCCTGCCCAGATTCCTCAGCAAAGCGGGGCCATGGATTTGACCAACCCAATGTTTCTGAACCAGCTTCGGGTGGCGGCGGTCCAGCTGGCGCAGACTCCGAACAACACTAACCCTTTGCCCGGTCAACTTTTTGCTGGTCTTGCATCGATCCTTGGGGCTTTGATGTTGGTTTTCCAAAAGAAGTAATTTTATCTCGTGGGGGCGTAGCTCAGTTGGGAGAGCGCCTGCTTTGCAAGCAGGATGTCGGCGGTTCGATTCCGTCCGTCTCCACCAAACTTAAAGGCATGGTTCCATGGAAGAAACTCTGAATTGTGTTTGTTGCCACCAGCCCAAGGAAGACAACGAGATATATAGGTTTTATGCAGGGGCCTGTATTTGCAAAAGGTGCCACGCCACGGAGGAGGGTCTTCACATGTGGCGTGGCCATGTGATCAAAAATACTTGGGGTGGTAACTTAGGGTCACTATCATGAAGTTAACCTATGACGAACTGGAAAAGATGGTTAAGGAGCAGTGGGAAGGAATGCCAAAGGATGAACGGTTTCTCCGTTTAAAAGGAAACGACCCTACCTTTGAACAGTTTGTTCTGACACATGTTCCTCCAGGTAAAAGCGTGATCTTGGATTATGGGGCCTTTGATTTTACTATTGTTGATTAGGAACTGACCATGTGTAATGTCCAATTATCAGGCGCTCATGCTGAGGAACTGCGAAAGGCAGAAGTGGTTAAGTTGCGAGCGGAGGGGCAAGCATTGGAGGCCGCCTATTATGATCGCAACCTATTGGCCCTTGCCTTTGCCAAACTCGCTCAAGAACAAGACTGGCGTGTCGGCACCGAGCGTCAGGCCCGTCACCTGATCGGGCGGGGAAACAGGACACATCTCTATATAATAATAATATATAGAGGAGTGGCATAATTGCGTTGTACCGCCCCGCGGTAAACGGGGGCCTCCTGGTGACAGGAGGGATATTGCCCAAATGGCAAGGGATAAGGGCCTGATGCCAGTGTAGCTCGTGCGAATTACCAGGTGATCCCGGTTATATTCCTGGTGAGAAACCGTGTAGCTGGAGTAACGCCCAGCCTGTGGTATTCGATTGGCCCTTAGCCAAGTTTGGTAAGGCAACAGATTTTGATTCTGTGTATCCCTGGTTCGAATCCAGGAGGGCCAGCCAATCAACCAGTACTTAAGGTAGTTACTCGTGAGGCATATACTCATTAACAAAGAAATCGGTGGGTTTTCCCTTCCACACAAAATTGTGATGGCCTGGGCACAGGCTACTGGTGTTGATCTCCAGTGGGAACTGGACGGAGTGTATGTCCAATCTTATAAAGACCAGGCCCATGAAGACGAACCACATGCATCCTTTAACTACACCAAGGATGGTGAACGATTTTGCCCAGTGTTTGATATACCGCGTGATGACCCTGCTCTCTTGGAAGCATTCAACCAACACCAGGATTTGGCCCCTGACCTGAAGGTCATAGAGATTCCGGAGGACATTAAGTGGAGTATCGGTGAAGCTGACGATGGTCGTGAATGGGTATTTGAACAACATCGAACGTGGTATTGAATATACTATAAGGTATGGGAGGTTGGCTTAGAAGCAGCCATCCTTTAAAGAGTGAGGCAAAGGCCGTTAGTTGTAGTACGTACCTGGATTGCAAGGGCATGAACCAGGGAAACCTCTAGGCTAACGTTTGGGTGGCGGCATCCAAATAAAGAGCTCTGCAGGACCACCTGCTATGAGGGATAGGCGACGGGCGCCACTTGGTGAAGTAGTAAGCCACCCCAGAGATGGTAAGGGTGAACTCCTCTTTGGCGTAATAGCACACCATATTTTCTTTGTGGCACGTATGGCGGAGTGGTAAACGCGCAGGCAGAGTCTGTGCTCGCCGATAGCGGACTGATCAACCGTTTAAGCGAGAATCGTAGGTTCGATTCCTACTACGTGCCATCTTAATCCACAGTAGTTTGGTTGGTAAAGTGAGGGCCTGTTAAGCCTTAGGTTGTTGGTTCTACCCAAACGCAGGTCCATATCTCTAGTCTAATCTTGATTTGCCAGGGTCCCTCCAGCGGCCGAGAGGAGCGGCTTTGTAAGCCGACGGCGAAAACCCAACGCAGGTTCGAATCCTGTTCCTGGCTCCATTTTTGGCTCAGTTTATAATAATTTCTTGTAAATAAACCATGAGGGCAGGGTCCCAAGTAGGTGGGCCTGCCTTGCCATAGAAGGGCCCAGGTGTATAGTGTGATCTCCCCGGTCTCCGAGTGCCGCCTAACGTCCATGCCCAACGTTGCCTGCCTCCATCTGGGCTCTTCTATGGCAAGACATTGAAATCCTTGGGTTTTTCGAGTCATGAAATTTTACTTGACTCTTCTGTTGGTATATGTTACAATGGTGTCGTAGTGTTGGGTATGGGCAAACCCGCACGGCTCCATCAAGTTAAAGTATTAACAAGGGCACAACGTTTGGAAATTAAGCGTACATTGAAGTTGGACCACTGTTGGATTTGCCAAGACAAAGATGGCTTGGAAGAACACCATGTGGTACCTCGGCATTGCGGAGGGGAAACCGGTCCTACTGTAACCCTGTGCGGGATTTGTCATTATAACACCCACCAGATACGCATTCCCCAGTATGTCAAGTATGGTACCCAGTATATCACCCAACTCTGTTCCAAATGGAAGGGTTCCGGCCAGGTAGACCAAGCGGTTTATCTGGCTTCTGTCATCTCCAAAGCGAACGAAATATCAAAGGGTTCCGACCACCGACCCGTGAAATACATGACAACGCTTGACGCTGCAACCCATCGTATGTTAAAACTATCAGCGAAGGGTCTAGGGTTAACGCAGGACCAAGTGGTGAAAGAGGGAATTAAAGTGGTATATATGAGGCACATAGGGCACTAGATACCAACTACCAACCGTGAGCGTATAACGCTCACCTACCAACCGGGGAATCCTTATGTTGAAGAAAGGGACGCCTTCCAAGTCAGGGAAGCTAAGTTTGGGTATGAAGTGCGGGGAATGCCTCCATCATAAGAGAGGGCCCGCTGTTTATGATAAAAAGTGTAAGGACCTCGGGGTTCAGTCCTTTGCTTCTGCCTGTGACGATTTTACCCCAGATACCTACAAGCTGGTGACGGTCCAGGAAGACGCGATCGAGCAAATCGCGATAATCGCCAAGGACCTCAAACCCAGCCAACTCCGCATATTGGCCTACTTGTTCAAGTACGCTGCCACCGTCCAAAAGACGGGTTACAAATTTGGCCAGCCCATTTTTATGAACTTGTCGGCTCCCCGTATATCCTACCTCGACTGTTGGTTTCAGGGGCGTGTCATTGGGGCCACCAAGGACCTCAAGTACCTCCATGTTGCCAGCTCACTCCGTTCCAAACGTTACCGCAAAAAGTTGGTTTTCTTAACCCTTCCGATTGCCTCAGTCCTGTCCAAGAGTCGGTTTACAGCCCTATCGGAACGTTTGACGGAAGAAGGGAAAATCCAAACGCCCAAAGATCTACGTTCCCACCTTTTGACCAAAAAGCGTATGCCCGTCATCCGAAAGAAGTCAGACCTGGATAGTTACGAAGCACCCACCATTGATGCTTGTACCTCAGACTTGGAATCTTTGGCTCAAGGGAAAAAGCCAAAAAAGAAACGCGGTTCCCGCAGCAGACGGGACACGATGAAGGTCCGGGACCATGAAACAGGGGCTACCGTTAGCATCGAATTTGACGAAAAGTGAGGGGATGACAAATGGGCCGAAACACCATCGAGTTGATGTTAATACACCACTTCCCAAGTTATTTAAGGATACCCCTAAGCTGGCAACGTAGGGCAGTTACCGCCGTTCTGCTCTACCTGTTCAGGGGTATTAAGAGCCGAGAGCTTACCCGACGGTTGGAGGACCTCCTTGGTGAAGGTATCAGCGTCAGGGAATTTAGGGCAGAGTTGGGGGTACAAGGGTACATCTTAAAAAATATTAAAACCTGGTTATACTACAGCTACGTCCATAATGCCTACTGGACACGTCAGCAAGCCACCAGGACCTCCCAGGAATTTGAAGTCAAAAGCCGTGACACTGAGCTTGCCCGATATCTCAAACGGTCGAAGGACCTTCGACGGGCATTACCCCCCTATACAGACCGCTACAAGGCCTTGCCCCTACGAGGCATTAACGCCGCTACAGAGCGGGTGGTAAAAGAGGTGGACATATATACCCGAAAATTTGTTACCAAGAAAATGCGGTTTCTGGCCCGGTCCTATGGCATTGACCTTGAAGACCTTGTGATGGACTTGTTGCTTAGGGGTATCCAAAGTCTGTTGTTGATGTACCCCTGTGTGGACAGTCGGCTTCACAGCACGAACATTGCCAAACGCAGTATCCACAACCATGGTGTGAACCTGATCCTCAAGCATACATCCAAGAGCAGGAATAACCTCATCCGGAATGATGATGGTACTTTCTCCAGCCTCAAGGTGTCATTGGATATGTTACGGGATAGCCTCCGCGTGGTGGAATCGGATGACTTTTTGGTATCGACGTTGACAGGTTCCCAACAGAGTTTCCGTGATCGAGCTTTCACAATCGAAGATGCTTTAACCGCCAGATCCTTGCTGGCTGGGTACGGTGGGAAAAAGCGTAGGTTCCTGGAACTCCTTACGGGTACTCATGATGCCCGGTTCACAGACTGGCTACAAGAAAAGAAGATGGTACGTAAAGGTGTAACCAACGAACAATACTTTGAACGTTTGTTGGGTTGCGGGCGCCTACACCGCTACATCCGGTACTGTCTTCGTTCCCTGGACGTTCCACAACGTACGGGCCTTGCCTTCCTCCAAGAACTCCGCGTTCGCCTTTCCTGACCTCCTCTGGTCCTCTCCACTACTTTTAGCTCACACATGATAAAAGGGTCCAGGCAGGCTTAAAACCCGACCTGGACCCTCACAGGACCAGCAAAGGTGACGGGCGTGTTACCTCTGCTCTTTTTCCTTCTTCGCATACTGGAGGGTCTTCTTCAACTTGTTTCGACGGGCTTCACTCATGATGTGATCCCAATCCGTATCGGTCAGACTCTCTGCCATGGACCTCAAGGTGTTGTTAAGTTGGGATTGGTGGGAGTCTTCCCCCACGCTTGCCATCAAGCTTACTACAGCCGGTGATACTCCATCCACGTCCAAACTGTTTCTCACCACGGCTTCCGCCGCAGAATGTCCCATGCTGGTAGACTGGCTCTGGATAGCACTGGTGGCATCCAGATCACGCAGCCGCCGTTTTTCTTCTGAGATGCTTTCCCGATCTAGCGACCGCATGTAACCGCGGGCGTCCGTATCTGACACCACTTTGAGAAGCCCCCCGGATACCGCTCGCCGAAACTCGGCGCCTGTCATAAGTTGTTCACGAGGGACCTGGGTGGTGAGATCGATTGGTAGGAACGTAACAGGTATTTTCACTGTGTCGGTACCCGTGCCATTGGGTCGGGCACTACTGAACATGATGTCACTACGTTTGGTACCCTTGGTGTTGTTGAATACCCATACAGGACCAATGCTGGCCTTTTCCAACTCGTGGAAATCCAGTCTGGTAACTTCACTCGGGCGCATTGCTTGGTCGTTATCCATCAGTTTCGTTCTCCTTGTGGTGGCGTCGGAGTCGGTGTAACTCCTTGGCAGATAGGTGTAATACGGTTTTTAATGGAAACCTTCGTCGGGCCTTCGTATCATTTAAAAAGGACCTAAATAAATTTTTGTTGGTTGCGGGTAGGACGTACCCTAGCTTCCCCTTAATGTCTGGTAGGTTGTACGGATACCTTATATGTAAACTCTCTTGCAAGGGGTTCAGGGCGGGTCCCGCCCTGTTAGCCGTGTATTCTAGGTAATGGTGTAACATGATCAGGATGTGGATTTTGCGCACACCCTCCTCCCTCCTCCTTTTTACCTCTTGTACTGGTATTCCCTTAGCCTTGGCCAGAATTTTATCTGGTATCTCGTCCTCCGAGTGCAGGCACCCAGAGTTGGATTGCCACATACATGATGGTTGGCACTCTGCCAACCGGTTCCCTATTAATGGACAAAACATTGGTCAAAAGATTTTTTTGGTCGTATGTTGCGGTGTTTGCTGGTTGTAGCCGACTCCACCCTGTCTACAAACTTTCGGACATGTTTTACCGACTTGAAGAAGGAATAGGGTTTAATTTTAAAATGCTGGCACGCTATAAACAAGGCAATTAACGTAGCGTCTACCTCATGTGGTGGCACCCGACATTGCTTGTATAACTCTTTTAGGTCCAAAATCTTTTTCGTCCTGTTCTTCCAGGTGGAGGCGGTAATCATGGGGGTCTCCACCACACCTACCTTTTTTCTGGTGGTGAGTGCTAGCGCGATGCCTAGCATGATATTGGCACGTTCCCCAATATCTCCACGCAGCCCCCTACTCACGAACCGCTCTGCGATGAAATAGTTGACAGGTTTAAAGTCTCCTATTATACCATCTACCTCTTTAATAAATTGAACGGTACCCTCCTTGAGGTCATCTTTAAGGGCAGGTATTGCCTTTTCTATGATGCCACACTTGCGTACCTTGTACTGGAATAGGTGCCCCCACACACGAGCATCCACCACTGAGTAGGCATAATTACGTGATCCTGGGTCATGCCCTATGACCCTTATCCTTCCTTTTTCCACTATATCTGTCCCGTCTGTCAATAATTTCATTTAGGTACGCCTTGTACTCTCTTAATTTACAGGGAACTAAGGGCGTTTGGGCCGATACCAGCACTTTTTCTGGATTATACGAGGGATTTTCATGCCAGTTGTTCGTCAAAGAGGGCGCCAGAGAAAGCCCAAGAATCACAGGGTGAAAGAGGTGGCAGATCGTGTGTTGGAGCGTACCTCTGAAGTAGCCCAGCATGAGTTCAACAATGCGTTTTTGGTGAACCCGCACCCTGTAACCTTGTACCTACCTCTCACCAATGGTTATCGTTGTACCTGCACTTATAACGATACCTTGGCTTCTGATGGATCCATGAAACCAGAAGTGATGGACACCTTGTTGAGCGGATCCCCTGTTACGATGACGCCTGCCGACAGTGCTCATGCTGACCGGTCGACATTGACCAACACAACCAACATTCGTATGCGTACCGGAGAGAACAAGCGTACACCTGATTCATTGACAGCCGACGAAGAAATCGTGGATCTCGGGGAAATAGATGAGTCCATGTCCACACCATCCACCAACCCATTTGGCTTTTCTGGGACCTCGTGTCCCGTTTGCTTTGGTACCTCTTATATTGGCGGGTACAACGTTTTTCGAGGTTCTCGCACAGTGCTCACGCCCTCTAATTTTAAAGATGCAGAGGGCGTTTCCATTGACCATACCTCGGCACCCAATAAGCTGATGGCGGAACGAGAAGGCGCGTTTGTACTGTTTAATATAATGGTACCCAAGAACGCGGTAGCGGTCGAATCTATCCGCATCTTTGATAACCAGCAACAGGTGTTTTTACCCCTGTCTGTCAACAACGTATTGTTGGGCGGTGAGGGTGGATGTTCCCCAGAGTCTATCCTGGCCTTTGCCACAGGTGTGAAAAGCCTCCTGAAGCTGGAGTTTCCTGTCCGTGGTGCCAAGATTACTCACATTGAACTGCAATTCCGTCTGTCCAGTGAAATGTTACTGGCGGACTTCTCCAAGATTCAGGACCTGCAGGACATCATCCTGTTGGAAGGACTTGCAACGGGCACTATTGTTTTACCCTCCCTGGTGGCTGAGGTACCCAAGCTGTCCATGTTGTTTGACCACGTATATAGCCGATATTGGCGTACCACAGATTCTGACCCATTGATGGATGCCCGCGGTCATGTTTACGGGCACGAGTGTAACGCCTTTCCATTAAAAGAATTTGAGTTGGGCACCATGTTACCACACGGAGGTAACAAAGCGATGAAAGCTGGTAACCCTATTGAGAGGATTTGACCGTTGAGTGTCCAACAGAAATTGCTGAAGGAAATACGCATCCTAAGTCGAAATGGGGAACCCAAGTTTCGCAGTCTGCCCGACGTTTCTCGTTACTTACGTGGTGTGCGTTCCCGGGTAAACAAACTCTCTGCTGCTTTCGACCAACTACAAGAGGATGAGGTAGGGCCCTCCCTGTTGACGTTGGACCGGCATCTTGAAGCCTTGCAAGTCTATGGAACCAAATTGGATACCTTGGGTGCCCTAAAGGCACAGTTAACATACCAGTTCCATAACGAAAACAAGCTAGGCAAGGTCTTCGGGGAGATCGAGGAACTCCAAGCTTTGGTCCGTGCTGAACTCCTTACTATAAGGGCCTGCACAGAAAAAGCTACGTTGAAGGTAATGCCTACGAAAGTAAGAGCAGTGGCAAAAGGCATCCATAAACGGAGTCGGCGCCTTCTTTCAGGCAGGTTTGACCATCACCGTATACATAGTCACGTGTCTGCTGAAAATGATTCCCCTCTTTTCACTTCGGTACTTGAGTTGGCAGGAGTAACGGACCCAGAAGGTTTTACCTACGACTCCTTCCATGTCATCGTATCTGGCACACAAACAAAATCTGGTTTTCAATTTTCCCTTTCACTGTCCCCATCATTTACACCACTGAGCACCCATTCCGGTGCCAAGCAATTTACTTCCCTCCGTGAAGGTCTCTCCCTCCTCCCTTCCTTGTTGGCTGAAGAGAACCTCCTCGTTTCATCCAAGGTACAAATGTTGGAGCACATGCCATGAAAGAGTTGCGGGTTCTTGCCAATGTAGAGATCGCGTTACAGGTGGATTTAACCCCTGAAGCCGTCCTTTCCTTCTTTCGCACCCTTGCATATATCATCTATTCTGTCAAGTCTGGAAGGCCCTTACAGGTCCAGCAAAGGGTACGTTTGAACCAGCTCTTTGCCCAAGCTGAGGACTTCCTCACCCAATTCGGTATCAAAGTCCCGCCTCTACGCAAGGTTGTAGATAAGCTAGAGCAGGGTGGCACCGCCTCGGATGAAAGCAAGGCCCTACTCGCTTTGGGTTCCATCCTGAAGGTCAAATTTCCTAATATATACGGAGCCACTGAGGACTCAATTCCAGAGGAATATTTTGCTCTCCTGAAAGACTTTTCCGTCCTGTCTGCCAAGCCTAGCCCTGCCGCCTACAAGCGGTTTCATAAGAACATAGGTGTATTGAAAGACCCCCATATCAATAAGCTTTTTGTCCATGAGGACCCACCGAGCACACCAAAAGAGTGGTTACTTAACCACATTCGGAGTAGCGGTAAACCAATCTTGGATGCCTCTGATGTAAGGACCGCTGCGTCCCAAGAAGGGGTGGCGGTCAAGATACCAGAGGGGTTTACCGGATTTGTTGGGGAAGACGGTGGCCTGTATACCAAGGCACGACAAAAGATTAATGGGGTTCCTGCTGGTACGATCGAAATGAACCCTAAGTATGACCCCAAATCTGATGACACTTGGGTGTTTAAAGGTCAGCCTCCAAAAGGGACCAAGTTCAAGTATTACTATACCGAAAAGTACCACAAGGCCCGTACCAAGGAAAAGTTTGCCAAGGTGGCTAAGCTGGTCAAAGGTATCGAAGCCCTTCTCAAGAAATGGCGCCGTGACCTGATGTCGGATGGCTCCAAGAAGCAGATTCCGGCTTTGCTGGTGGAAATTGCTTACCTTACACAGGGTCGTATAGGGACCCCTGGTTCTTCGACCAAAGGACAGAGTACCTATGGTTTGTCCACGCTGAGGGCCAAACATATCCAGCTTAAGGGAAACACTGCGGTACTGCATTATAAGGGCAAGGACGGTATTTCTCATAAGCATGCTATTATTCCGGACACCAAATGGAGCCGCAAGGTAATGGCTTTGCTCAAGATCCTGACAGAAGGTCTGGAACCAGATGACTTGGTGTTTCGCGGACCATCAGGAGCCCATGTCTCTGCTACCGTGGTGAACGCTTATTTCAAAGGGATCGGAAGTCCTGTTACCATCCACAAGTTACGCACCCTCCGCGGTACTCTTTTGGCGGAACAGGTATTGAAGGGTAGCAGGTACCATAGACAAGGGGTCCCGCCTTCCCAAAAGGAGGCCCTACAAGAATTTCGTTTGTTGCTGATGAAGGTAGCAAAGGCGTTGGGCCATTACAGTGGGGATAAGCTCACTCCAGACACGGCCATACAAAACTACATTGACCCATCGATCATGATTCAGCATTTCCGGTCGATTGGTGTTCGCACACCACAACCCTTGTTGCGTATGATGAGTTCGGTTAGCAGTATGCAACGTGCTTTTGAAGGAGCCGAATTGTGAGTCACGATACCATCGAGGCTATTCTCAAAGCGGTGGTAGGACATCAAGTAACCGCGCGGGCTGTCGTCCAGATTCCAGAACCGTTGGAAGAGGTAGAACACGTCGTAGTGACTTGGATCCTCCAAGACCCAGACGGTGTTGAGTATGCCCGCGGGTTTGCCCCACACGTGGAGGTCATGACCCGACGTACCACTGCGACCGCTTACTTCTCTTTACCTGATAACCTCGAAGCCGACGACTATGGTACCGAATACCAAGTTAAGTGGATTTTTGACTTTGACGGTGAAGAAGACCTACATTATTTTGAGTCTTTCCTGGTTTATCCACCTGTTACTGATCCCTTTGGTCCTATGGATGCCGTGGAGATATATGGCATGGGATCTGCTGAGCTGATTTGTATCCTTCCTATTGGTGGTCGTATTCCAACCGCTTCTGTCACGGTGTTCAACGAAGATAACGTCTCCCTTTACTCCAAGCAGGTAATCCGTTCCTCTGCCGGGGATAATGGCAAGTACCGCTTTGTTGATGCCGTTGACCTAGTGACCAATAAGTTGGTCCCTTCCCTCGTTCCATACTCAGTTATATGGAACTACAGAGTCGATCGAGTTCCCCAACAGGAACTTGGCCGTCTATTTGTGACCACTCCATCTATTTTGCAGGCTCAGAAGGAACTCGGTGATTGGATTAACAGGCTCCACACGGATACTGGCCTGGAAGAAGCCCAGTATACGATGGTTGACATGATGTCGTTCCTTAAGAGCGGGGCTGATTATTTTAACACTCTGGATCAGGTCACTACCTTTTCCATGACACGGGCCAAAGGACCTATTGCTCATTTCTGGATCACAGCCGCCAAGGCAGTGGCCCTCCGTAGTCAGTACCTGGCTGAAGGCGAGAAAAGCTTTGACTTTGGAGGGCAAGCCATCAGTCTGTCCACCGATGTTACAGGGTACCTTGAAAGTCAACTATCAAACGCTGAGTCCTACCTCCAAGAGAATGCAGAGCGTTTTAAACGGCAGGCTCGTAAGAAGGGCATTATCGGAGGGGATGGGTCTGAGAACGCAGGCGCCAACGCCAGCCGGGTTGGAGTATGCGGTGTCCAGATGAGTCTGGTCAGTCAAGCCGGGAGGGCAGTAGGGCGATGAGGAAACTACGTGTGTTGGCCGACCTCGGCCCAGAAGAAAACCAGCATTTCAAAGAGCTGGTCCGCAAGTTTCGTGGTATGTTACGACGTATCGACCTGTTGATGGAGATCGTTGACGGTGAAACGTATGACGTTGACGGGCATTACCTGGTGATTGATACCGATGAAATGGAAGAAGCCCTCGAGTTAAAGCTGGATGGTAGTGGTGCCGCTCCGTACTCCGGAGCCAAGCCCGGGAAGGCGTTTATCGTGGTATCTGTGTCTAGATCCCTTGATGCCAAGAAAGTACAGCAGTGGTTGGCAGAGCAGTGGCGTCTCAAGCCCTTTAAAGCCGTGATCAATCCGTTAATCAAAAAGGGTCACGTGATGAACGCCAAGTTCCGCAAACTGGAAAAAATGTGGGCGAGTGTCATGATGGCTCAGGAAAAGATGGTGGCCGGTGTCATCAAGGAAGTCCAGGCTCTGCCTGACCAATGAACCCGTCTTGTAAATACAAGGCATAACACCCCAGTAGGAGAGCGTAAATGAACGCCAATCGTAGTCGTTACTTTGACCCCGCGCGGGTTGCCAAGAAATTGCAGAAGCGTAACAGCCGCCGTCTGCTTGCAACCGTCCATGAATTCAATGTGTTGGCGGAGGGTCAAGTGGGCCAAGTTATCGTTGGCCTGTCGTCCCCTACCTCTGACCGGAAAGCCATCCAGGCGGCTATCAACAACGCCTTTGACGGTAAGGCCGTGATCGTACCTGACTCTTTCCGCCAGTTGGTAAACATCCGAGGTAACCGGCCAATCCTTTCGGGTTTCGTTGTTCCCAACCGTGTGGTTGAACCCTACACCGATGAGCGTGTCAAGGACATGCGGGTGATGGCATCCAATATCCTGATGGATGCCAAAGACCAAAGCTTGTGGAACGTCAAGACAAGCGGTGGTCAGAAGTTCCTGTGCCGTGACCAAGACGAAGACCTGTCTGAGTTGCTGGCCCATGCCCGCACCCGTCGGGTAGGTGTTCCACAGATTCAGGAGATCGCACGTATTGCCAGCCCTGAGAGGTCCTACGTTGGGTTTGTCGATCCAGCCGAGGGCATTGTCAAGTTCGGTTACGTCCTAACCTCCTGCACGGACTCCGGCGACGTGCTGATTGCGGTGCGGGACGAAGAGGCTGTGGCCACGCACCCTGACCTGATCGTGGAGGTGGCTTCCTTGGGTGACAGCGAACCCAAAATGCAGGTGACGGCCAAGGCACGACCTACCTACATCCCCGAGGAGAAGTTGAAAGCCTGGGCCAAGAAACAAGAGGTTGCGGACGAAATCAAGCCCATCACGGTCGAAGACCCAGAGGACTTGACGGAGACCGACCTCAAGCAGTACTACGCCGACCTATACCAACAGGATCCCAGCTACTACAGCAACCTCGAACAACTGATGCGTACCCATGGAGTCGTCTGATGAAACGTGAGCTTGCACACCAACAGGCTCTCGGACGCCTTCGCTTTACCGGTAGGGAGCCTGTTTTGGCAGGCTTCGACCGGAAGAAGCTGGGTGGTCTGGGACCCCAAGAAAAGAAAATCGTAGACCAACTGGAACCTCTACAAGGGGTGATCTCCGACCAGGTATTGTGGACGATCCTGGATGTGGCCCGCGAACTTGAGTATAGTGATGAGGTGATACAGGCACTCATCGCATTCAAGAAACGGGCATCTGTTGCAGCTCGGCAGGTCACTAAGTTGACGTCGGACCTCGATACTTTCGGGATCGACCTGTTCCTGCGTCTCCAACAAACCCACGGAGAAGAGCCTGAGGCTGAAGGGGAAATGGAATGAGCACCCACAAACAAGCCTTAACTCGCCTGAAAAGAATGGGCCGCTCCTCGGTTAACGCAAGTTTTGACGCCTTGGAGCCCACTCGGTCTGGGTCTGGCTCAGACTTTGATCTTGATGATTTTGTAGCCCAGTCTGACCAACAATACCCACAAGATGTTCTTCAGGTTCTTACCTTGTTTGATGGGGTATCTAGCCTGGATTACTACGATGTCCAGGAACTCGCAGGGCGGTTATATATTCTTCATGCTTTAAAGGCCCTTACTACTGCCCAAGAATTGTGCCAACGTTGGTTAGAAAAGAGAAGCAAAGCCCGGGGCCTAGCCAACTTGCTTTATAAGCAGGGTACACCACAAGATACCCTGCGGTGTTTACGCTCTTCTACCCACCAGGTTATCCGTGAATTGGATGACTTGGTTTACAAATCCCTGTAACCCAAAGGAAGACGAAATGACCACGACACGACAAGCGGTGGCACGCCTCAGACAATGCCAACAGGCAGGTACCGCAGACCCTGCCCTGAAAATCATCGACAAATTATACACGATGGTCGAAGATGCCTTGACGATGACCAAAACTCCAGGGTCTCCTCTGTCCAAGGAACTCAAGCGTCTGGATCCTGGTTTCCTTGGTGACAGTAAGAAACTCCATGCTCTGCTCAGCCAAGCAAGTTCCTTGTTGGAAGACATGGAGATGGAGGTAAGTCAGGCTGGTGACGCGGACGAAGATTATGATGAGTCATCCACAGAGCAGGTACTGGACGGATGAAAAGGTTGAGGGAAGTGGCAGCGTATGAGTTCGATTTGACAGCCCTAAAGGCAGACCCTGGAGGTTATGCCTCAAAGTTGTCCGCTCGGCTGCTACGTCAGTTATACCGCCGGGCCAAGAACACGTACTACAAGGGAAGCCCTTTCTTGTCAGACGCCGAGTTTGACGCGATTGAGGATACGTTCCGCCAGAGGTTCCCTGACAGCCCTTTGCTCCAAAAAGTAGGCGCTCCTGTCGATCAGGGTAAGAAACAAAAACTGCCCTATTGGATGGGTTCCCTCGACAAGATCAAACCCAACACTCCAGACCTTGACCGTTGGTTTGACGCCAACCCAGGGCCCTACGTGGTGTCGGACAAGATGGACGGCATCTCAATGCTTATCATCTGTACCAAGGGCCGGTACCAACTGTTTACCCGAGGTAACGGTAAGGTCGGACAGGATGTAACGTCCATGGTGCCAATTCTTGGGCTTCCCAAGACACAGGACACCTTCGCGGTACGGGCCGAGATCATCATGTCCGAGACGGCGTTCAAGAAGTACGCCAAGGACTTCGCAAACCCACGGAATTTCATGGGTGGGTTGGTCAACCGCCCGGATGTCAGCCCTGCCCTCAAAGACGCCACCTTGGTGTGCTACGAACTCATCGTTCCACGCAAGAAACCCTCCGAACAGCTCAACTACCTGAAACACCAGCTTGGATTCACGGTCGCTCCTGCCAAGGCCTATAAGGTCCTGGACGCCCAGACACTCTCTGACAGACTCATTGCGAGGCGGAAGAGCTCTAAGTTTGCCATAGACGGTCTGGTGGTCACACAGGACTCAATATACAAACGCGCCACATCTGGCAACCCTCGGTACAGCGTAGCCTTCAAGATGTTGATGGAGGATCAGATAGTGAAATGTAGGGTGGTGAGTGTAGAATGGAACGTGTCTAAGCATGGTATTTTGAAACCTACTGTCATAGTGGAACCGATGTAATGGGTATGTCTAAATCTCTCGAGGTAAGAGAACAAGAGTATATTAAATCCTTGGATTCTACTTTGGTAGGGTACCTTTCCGGGTATTCCGGTGTTCACGTACCTTGTAGCCATTATTGTAAGATCTGCGGTAATGGGTTTATAACTAAACCCAGGACCACGAAAAACGGGTTCCTTAACTGCCCTGCCTGCTCTGATAGGTTGCAGAATTTCCATTCGATGTGCAACCATATGACAGAAATCCGTAACTCTTCCTTTTATGTTATGGAAGGTTATCGTCGGTTGAAGAATGCCAAAAACCTGTATCAATGTAAGTTTTGTAATACCCAGGATTGGTATACCACAGAGGCTGTTAAACGTGGTGTTGGTTGTCGATCATGCAACCCGTCAAAACATGGCCTACATACCACAGAGAGATACGGTGAGAGGTTGGAGAAATTAGGTAAAGCCCTACAGCCTATAGGAGTGTATAAGGGTATTAGTGTTCCAATAGAACATAAATGCCTTTCTTGCGGTGCCTTATTTACGGCCCGCCCTTCTTCCGTGTTGGCTAAACGAGGCTTGGCATGTAATGCTTGTTCCAGCACAAGATTTTATCATTCTTATACGTTAGGTTCCCGGGTCGTTCAGGTACAAGGATATGAAGACCTAGCATTGGATTGGTTACTCCACAAAAAAGGGGTGGATCCTTCAAGGATCCGAGTATTTAGTGACCGCGAAGTGCCGGTTGTATATTACCAACTTGACGGAAAGAACCGTAGGTACTACCCCGATTTGTTCCTCCCGGACCGTAACATACTTATAGAAGTAAAGTCTTTACACACGGCAGGATTAACAAACCATAGATTACATAAAAGCTCCCCTGACCGTTTATGGCACATTTTGTGTGCTAAAGCCCGACAGACAATGAAGGATGGTTTTATCTTTCGACTTTTGGTTATGCAAAATGATAACGGCTCCCCCAAACGCATAGTTTTGCCACGAGGTTGGTATCGGAAGACACGCACTCAGATTTTAAAGGGGATACACCATGGCTAAAAGTGTACGTCCTGGTGTTAGATTGGGAGGGGTAACTATCCGTCGGGTAACTGGTTTCAATGCCAAGTTCATCAACGACAACAAGGTAGGGCCTGGTGCGGTCCTCAAGATTACAAGGAGTGGAGATGTTATCCCGCATATTTTGGAGGTTGTTGCTCCTAGCCGCAAGGCAGGATTACCGGAAGACGGTAACTTTGAATGGACTTCCTCTGGTGTCGATATACGCGCCACGGGGGACACCGACGAACAGTTGGTAAAACAAATTGCTTGGTTTTTTAAGGCCATTGAAGTCGAAAACTTTGCTCAAGGTACAATCCAACGGTTGGCTACTCATGGAATCGACTCCATCGAAGCCGTTATCCGAGCCACGAAAAAAGACTTGATGGCGGTTCCTGGCATCCAGGATAAAACGGCCACCACCATCGTCACCGGGATTAAGAAAGCTTTGAATCCAGTGTCTCTGCCCGTATTGATGGCGGCTTCTGGGGTATTCGGTCCTGGCTTTGGTGTACGGCAGTTAACACCACTGGTTGAGAAATACCCGCAGATCATGGATCTTAACAGACCTAACCCTCGGGACTTGGAGCATATGGCCCTGTCTGTATCTGGGTTCAGCAGTAAGCGTGCCAAGCAGTTTGCCCAAGGATTTCCCAAATTCCAGGCCTTCGTAAAACCCATCAAACGCCTGATTACCATTGAAACACTAGGTCCTGTGGCTCCTCCAGAGGGTGACAAGATGTCGGGTGAGATTGTGGTGTTTACCGGCTTCAGGGATAAAGACTTACAAGAACAAATCGAACGTGAGGGCGGTACTATCGCCAGCGGCATCTCCAGGAAAGTGACAGTCCTGGTGATGAAACTTAAAGGTACTGGCAGTTCCAAGGAGCGGAAAGCGGTTAACCTTGGCATCAAGATCATGACTAGGGAAGAGCTGGTTGAGACGTTCAACCTAGAAAAATGAAAGATCCAAGGGGCCCTCACTGGAAGGAAGAGCTGTTCTTTATGGGATTACTGTATATAGTAGGTGGTGCGATGTTTTTTGCATGGGTAAAAATGAGGCTGTTGCTGGGAATGTGAATGGTGGACCCATCAATTGGAGGCCCGCCATGTTTGATTTTATTCCGCCCCTCGACCTTGTTTCGGCACTCATCATTATTGGAATGCCGGCTTTAACCATTGGTTTTATCAGCGGCGTCTTGAGCTGTAACGTATCTTGGCGTCAACTTTTCAAAAAGGGAGGTCTCAATGGACCCACACAAAGAAGCATTGGCCCGGCTGCGTCAGGCCTGGAGTGCTGCCAATGATATGGCGGTACGTAATCACGAACGTAAAACCACTCAAGTTAAGGAGTAAAGCAGATGCCCACCGTCACTGCCCTGAAGCCCAAGCGGAAGCCTGAGAAAAATCCGGCCAAGAAGAAGGCCCGCCAGAAGTACTACCAAAAGAACAAGGCCAAGATCCAGAAGCAGCAGCAACAGTACCGCAAGAAGAACAAGAAAAAGATTGCTGTGCGGCGTGCCAAGAGGAAATAACCATGAACATCCACCAACAGGCGTTGGCTCGCCTTCAGGAAACAGCAGGCGACTTCCTACGAACATACACGCAATGAACTCCAAATCCCTGAAGACCTGGTGTTCTTCGAACAACTGTTGTTTACGCCGCTCCCTGACGGTGACCGGAAGAAAGCCAAAGCTTTCTGGTCCTTGCTCCGCCGTAAAGGCCAATATTCCGATTCCATGCGTGATATGAAGGGTAAGGGTAATGCCTTGTTCCAAGCCTGATTTATGAAATCCCTACGGGTTGTCCTGCTTCCACGTATTCCAGTAATACACCGCGGCCAAGTTTGTGCCATGGTGCCTAGCAAGGGCCTGAGGTTTCAGGCCCTAGCCCGGCTCTCCTTGTCGAGTTTGCGAAAGGTCCTAAGCATACAGACGTTCCCTACTTACCAAGTGAGGACCGAAGAGATTCCGCCTGGAGAGTCGGGTTCCAATAAGCCGCTGGAGATGAAGAGTGCATACAACCTAGATGGGGATTATATAGGGGATCCCGAGTTCGCTGCCTCTTTGGCAAAACGAGGAATCGTACCCGAACTGTCAGCACCCGACCACAATGTCTGCTCTGTTGGATACTGTGAGGCCAAACAAAAGTGGTATGGGTGGAGTCACCGCGCCATGTATGGGTTTGGAGTCGGCTCCAAAGTCAAGAAAGGTGATTGTGCTTTTCACCCTTCCGACCCACAGGAATTCCTCGAGGACGTTGAGGCATGGTACTCAGATGACATGTACCAGAACAAAGAGATCACTCTCCACGAGGACGGTGACAGTGTAAACATCCATGTATCCTATGAAATTTGGCCAAAAGGTGATGAAAGTCAGGTCATCTATACAGACCATGTTGAGCAGTTTAACAGAGGGCGTGGGGAGTGGCAGGCGGAAACGATGGATGACGCGAAGCAGATGGCAATAGACTTCGCAAGTGGAGTATCATAGTGGAACAGGAGTGCAAAATACACTCGGATAGTAAGGAAGTGGTGTTTGTACCACCCAGTACCTTCCAATTTGAATGTCATGGTATGTTTCGGAAGGCTATGGACCAGGTTAAACCCGACCAGAATCTTGTGGTTGACCTAAGACATGCCAGGTACATTGATAGTGCTGCCCTTGGTATTCTGTTAATAGCCAACGAAAAGCTAGGACCCAAGCGTGTAGTATTACGTCACGCACGTCCTGGCGTCCGTAGAATACTGGAAGTAGCCAACTTTCAAAAACTTTTCAAGATGGAGTGACCATGAACACCCACCAACAGGCACTGGCTCGTCTTAAAGAAACAGCCGAGGATGAACCTTGGGGCGAACCTTACGAGGTGATGGTGGAACAACTGGTGGCCAATGGTTTCAAGATCGGGCCCAAGGTTACCGGTACTATGGATACCTACAAGCTCCTACGTTTTGCTGGTGAGGGTGCTCTCAAAAAGGCGATGAGGGCCGCCAAGTGGAAACCCACTCCTGACGAGGACACGGACTTCCCGGATGTTAATATGGGGAATGGTCCAGAATATTATATTGTTCCGCCAACCTTTGGGAAGTCCGGGGAATACAACGGTATCGTGCTGTCTCCGCACTCAAAGACCATCTATGTGGGACCAATGTAAATTATTTATGAGATTTGAGACTGGGTTTGTAACAATGGGATTTCGTGTGGGTTACCTGTTTCCGGGTACCAGTGTAGTTGTGGCCGTCAGGACACGGGCATAAACTATCTCTCTGATTGGTAAGGGTCCAACACATCCTGAATATTAACTGGAGGGAGCCTAATGACAGTCAGGGGTAAGCAATATGCCCAACGTCGGGATGTGGCTGTATCACATGTTAAGTCGCAGCGGTTAAAAAAATCGCGGGCGGGCAAGGTCTCTTCCTCTCATAAAGAGGGGAGGCCCCCGTCTAGCGGCTTGACCAAGAAACAGCGTCAACAAGCACGTCGTTTGAAGAACCTGCGTTCTTTGTTTAAGGATGACGTAACAGAAATCGCATCCCTACTGGAAGACCAGCAGACAGAGAGCGCGGTCAATCGGTTTCAGCGTACTATGTTGAAGTCCCTGATGGACCTGATACCCATAGCAGAAGACAAGTACAGGCAGGAGGGTTCAGAGAGGGCTGCCTATGCCTTAAACAGTCTGGTTTCCCAAGCAAGGGAGCTAATTGCAGACATGCAGGCAGAGAGGGATGGTAGGCAACTGGCTCTGCAACTGTCATCGGAAATAATCGATCCCGCCTTTATCGGTATCGCGCAGGTGGTGATTGATAGCTTACACAATCTCAAGAGATCATTGGAAACCTATGTGCCAGAGCACAGGCATCCTCAATTGAACAATTTGGCGCGTGAGAGTGCCGGTACGATTGCTCGATACATTGAGTCACAGCGAGGGCACATAAAGGAAAAGATGGTCGAATCAATGGAGTAAACGGTATGGATGGATACCTCGGGTGCCTACCTTGGTGGTTACAAGGATGACACGCTTTTATCGTAAATCCGGTGGGGTGACCCGTATCCAACGTCCTGGGTATGGGTCCCAGTGGGCCCAGTTATCAGCCCGTGTTCGTGAACGAGATAACCACACTTGTCGGTCATGTGGTGAGACCGCGTCAGCCCGTAAGGCGCGAGGTGGGAAGTTAGAAGCCCACCATATTCGCCCAAAGTCTAGGGGAGGTTCCGATTCCATGAGTAACTTGATGGCCGTGTGTGATCGGTGCCACGTCCGTAAACACAAACACATGAGAGGCTCACGGTGAAGGAGTTGGCGGTAAAGGTTCCTACATACACCGCAGAGATGGAGCGGTGGTTTGAGCATCGGACGGCCCGACACATTAAGTTAGTACAACGGGCTGGCACCTCTTTGTTCAGGTTCTTTGCTGATCCAGAGGACCTTACGTTGTTCAAGCAGCGTCTGAAGGGCCATGATCGTACCAAGTATGGCCCTCAAGAGCGGGTGCCCTACATCTTCATTTCCTGGTGGTATAAGCACAAGGACACCCCTACACCTTATGAGTACCCTCCTGGGATTGAAGCCTGGACTCATCGTGCTTCTGAGCACCATGTGCGGATGAACTTACACCACCCCGAGGCCCATGGAGCGGACGACAGGATGCAAGATGTGGATTTGGTGGACATGGTTGCAGACTGAGGTGGCATGTCCCTGGAATTAGGAACCTCCTTAAGGGAATGGGCTGCCAAAGATATACCAAATTATTCTTTTACCACTCAACAGGTCCAAACCATCTGGGACCTCGTAGACATGACAGGTATTAAGTGAGGGCCCTATGAAAGAACTTACACACATTGAGGAGGGTTCGGTTAACCTCCAGTCTCTTGGGGTAGCAGCACGCCACCATGGTAAACGTCCTACCAAATCTGCTTATCCTCCACGGTTTAACCCTGATGCCCGGAAAATCTGGGACAAGATGATGGCGTCCAAGGAGTTCTTGGGGATGATGGGGGCCCTGGGAACACCCGAAAGCCAATGGCGGATGGCGCTCTCCGAGTTCATGAAACGGGCACGGAACGCCAATGTGGTGGCTGTTCAGGATACCTCAGGGGCATCGGCCAACAAACGTATTGAGAACTACCTTGGCAACGGTCGGCGTAAACTGGTGGCGGCTCTGGATAAAACAGGGCTCCTGTCAACGGCTCGCTTGATGAAACCTCATCGGTTGGTTGCTCAACGAAACTCTGGGTTCCTGATCACCAGCTCTGCCGAATTGAAGGTCCCTACTCTATCGGCGTACGGGGACCTGGTGAAACAGTTATCTGGTCATGGGTTCACAATGCCCAGGGGAGGGTCCCTCCAGCGTCAGGTCTGCCCTGGGGTACGTGTACAGCTCAATCGTCGTCCAACCCTGTCCTACACCGTGGAGGTCCACCAGGACCCGGTTATTCGGGTAAGGGGTAATGGGGTAGTGTCAAAGAAGCAGTTCCTATCCTTTGTTGAACGGCGCCTTTGGTTGCCAGTTGTGAGGGCGAACCGCTTCAAGACCCTCAAAAACCCCAAGAGTTTATTCTGAACCACAAGAACCATACGCTAATTTCATATGGTTCTACTGTAAATAAATTCACGGTAGAACAGGAGCATGAGAAATGACCATAAAGTCCCTTAGGATCATCGGCCTCCAACAGCCAGTCCATGAGATGGGCAAAGAGTTGGCAGAACTGCGGCAGGACCTCAAACAGGGGTATGACCCTGGCATGACAGAGGACCAGGTGGATGCCCGCAATGCCCGCCTGAACCAACAAATGGACTCTTTGTCAGAGGCATACGATAAGTTACACGCCAAGTACATGCAATTGGTGTCGTTTACCGATGAAGAGCGTGATCGTACCATTGGTCGTATTGTTTCCGACCTAAAAGACATGGGCCAGCCTGCTGGGTTTGAACGGGCCACCCGTATGTATAACCAAGATTTTTTCCAACAACAAGAAGACCGAACATTTGCACGGCAATTGGCAGAAGCACTCCTGAACCATTTTGGTCCATCCGGCGCCTACCGTGTCTGGGAACGGGCGGCTGAATAAGCATAATAGAGGACAAGTGACATGCGACGACTGAAACTAAGGATCCCGAACCGTAAAGTCATAAAGGGCCTGAAGGTACAACGCCGTAACGGCGTGACCGGGCGTGTTAACACACGTTCCAGCTGGCAACGCCCGGTTCCATTGGTGTCCAAGGTCAAACCCTTCCATTATTTGGAAGAAGCAGGCGTTCGCAGCCAACTCCAGGCGGCAGTGCCTGAGCCCAAGTCTTTCAAGAAGGCTTTTTTGAAGCCTGTCCTGCATAAGTTTGGGGAGTTTGTTCGGCTGGCAGTAAGTGGGGCCCAGAACGAATTCATTACTCATTTTATGGATAACCTCCAGGTACAGCGGGACGAGCCCAAGGAGCCGAACCCAAGGTTAGCAATTTCTGATGCCTCTCATGCAGCCATTGCAGAGAAAACCAACCAGATTCGTGTCAAAAAAGCCGATGATGGTTTCCTCCTTACGATCCCTCTTGGTGGTACCATTGGGGCCGCTTTTGATTTCTCCAGCATCGCACGCAGTGTTGATACCTATATGCCTTGGGGTGACAACAACCCAGAGGCCAACGCACTTAAACAACAAATGATTGAGGCGTTGAATAAATTCCCAGGTCCTGCCCTCTTCGACATATCCCAAGCAGTCGATCACACCTACAGGGCGTCTGATGCTGTTGAGACAAGCCCTTGGTTCGACCCCACCCATTCTGATTTGGCGGTTTCCAAGGACTCTCTGGCGTTGTTCAAAAAATACGTCAAGATGATCCGCCTCATGTCACCTCCGTTGGATGCCAAGGATTTGGGGTATGGTGGCGGTCTATACAATGAGTCCGACATCAACAAAGAGAGTCCACTGACCAGCATCAAAGACGCCGCCAATCCAATTGGATTCGCCGCACAGGCATTGAACTCTCGGGACTTCTTTACATCAATGGTGTTGCACGTTCCTGCTGAGTACGCGGAGTACATAATCCAAACGCCCTTTGCCCAGGCAGAAGCCAGTGACATGCTCTTGTGGAGTCAACAATGGATCCAAGGGTTGTTCAAGAAGGGTGAAAAGTGGCAACCGCGGATGAACCCCATCCGCAACATCCGTGACTCTAACAGCGATGTGCAGGGTGATGTGAAGCCTCGTGTTAACGAGGATGGTCTGTCCATCACCTTCCAAGGGGATTTGGTTTGGATTCCAACATCTGATAACGTTGACGCCTATGACCAGGAAGTGAAAGATTTTGCTTCCCAACATGGTGGGGAAGAAGTCACCTTCCAGGATGTCAAACAACCATCTGGTCGGCGCCGTCGAGTATCTGTGGATGAAGGTGAAGAACCCGTCAAGCCAAAGAAACTCCCCGCCAATATGTTGGTGTACACAGACTGGGTAAACAACCGGCTTGCTTACACTGATACGAGTGCGGCTCTCAAAATCTGGAGCCTGGAAGGCTTTGCCAGTGGCCAGTCTACCGCGATTGCTTCTTTGTTGGAGCGTCCGTTGTTTGGATATAACGAGGAAGAAGAACTCTTAGAGAACCTCGGCCGCGCCGCCAACCGTTTGACTGACGGAGGTACCGACCTTAACTCTTTCATGGGTGATGGTCCCGTTGGTCAGTCGGATGAACTCTTGTCTTTGCTGAACCCTGCCCAGGCAGAAAAGTACAGCCCTGACGACAAGTACAGTGTACCTTGGGGTCTCCGCAACATCCTAGGAGGTTATTTTGACATGTCGCCAGGGGAGATCGTCAGGAAAGTACACTCCGCAGTCCGCGATCTGAAGACCTACTACGACTACGATCGGTCTGCCAACCCCGCTGATGTGCCTGAATGGGTGGAACAACATTCGTCCATGGATGACTGGAAACTCCACCTGGTGTCCTCCAACAGCCCTGTCCCGGCCCTCCGTCCCCTCGGGCGTATGGTCGAAGCCGCTTGGAAGTTGGTTGAGGGGGACCCGACAGCGGCCCTCTCAGGGCGTTCGGTACTAAACGGTATGAAAGAGGTTGCCCAACTCCTGTGTATTGCCAAGTACGCTTCCAAGTATGACCAGGTGGTTGCTGCTGACCTCAAGAGGCGCCAACCCTACATCGATCCACAGATCGACCCCAACGCAGAGCCTACGGCTCTCCCTTATGTCGAAGGGTTTTCGTTCCTGCCTCATCAGATGAAGACCCAGAACTATCTTGTGCAGGATCCGCAGTTTGCGATCCTGGATGTGTCGCCGGGGGGCGGAAAAACGATTTTGATCTTGACGGACCTGATTCGGTTGGTCCAGGCTGGCAAGGTAACGCGAGGTATTATCTTGTGTCCTGGGTACTTGGTGCGGAACTACATTGAGGATGGCGTCTTCCTGTTCAAAGGGAAGATGAACATGATCCCAATCACCACCCAGACTTTCCGTCAATATGGAGAGGAAGGCCTCCAGAAAGTCCTGGAACAGGCACCTCGGAATACCATCGTGGTATCTGACTACGACTTCATCAAGGGTCGTGTCCGCGAAGAGTCCTACGGTCCAGAACCGATTAAGATTGGTGACAACAGCGAGATGCTGCGGTCCTTTGGGTTCGACTACATCGCGCTGGATGAAAGCCACAATGTCAAGAACCCAGCGTCCACTCGTAGCCAGGTTACTCAACGGCTAGCGGCAGATATCCCTTATCGTAGGCTGGCAACTGGTACCTTTGTTACTGACCAGATGACGGATATTGTCGGTCAGTTTAACATGATCGACCCCGCTACCTTTGGCAATAGGAAAAAGTTCATCGAAGCCTATGCCTCGGATTGGCGTGGTGGAAAGGTCTTGAGCTGGAAGCCTGACGCTGAGCGGAAGATCGCCCAACGAGTAGGCCAGTTTTCCAACCTTGTTACCATTAAGAGGAAGGAATGGGCGGCTCTCCTGCCAAAGCGTGTGGAGAACTTCCACTTTGTCAAGATGAGGCCCAACCAACGGACGGTCTACGATTCGATCCTCAAGCAGACGTTGGAGCTCATCGCCCAAAACGAAGACCTCTTGTCCAAGTTGAGGTCTGGTGATGAAGTAGAAGCTGAGAACATCGAGTTTTTGCTACGGCCCTACATGCAACGGATGGAAAAGTTCCTGTCGGCGCCTGCGATGGACCACGATGGTGAAGCCCTCCTGAAGGACCCCGCAGACCAGGTCAGCCCCAAAGCCATGCAGGTTACGAAGCTGTGCAACCAGCACATCAGCCAGGGTATCCCGGGCAAGATTCTGGTGTTCTGCGGTTACAACCGATCAGCAGATGCCATGTACGAGGGCCTGCCTCCTGACTTGCAGAGCCGGGCCCTTCGGTACCATGCTTCGGAGAAAGCCAAGCATGTCGCCCAGTTCATGAAGGATGACCGTATCCAGATCCTGATCGGTGTGGGCAAGTCTCTGGAGGAAGGCCTCAACCTCCAAATGGCGAGTCGGTTGATTAGGGTTGAGTCGGTGTGGAGCCCCGGAGCGTTGGACCAGGCAGAGTCGCGTATCTTCCGGCCGGATCCGAAAGGGCAGTTTGCCGAGCGTGACAAAGTGTACTTTGACTGGGTGATTTGTGACCAATCCATTGATGTCACCAAGATCAGCCGCTTGATCTCCAAAATGTTGGCCAAGGTTCGTTTCGATGAGCAAGGTAACCCGCTGTACGATGGAGTACCGAACCTTCCACTGGTGTCGATGACACTGGATTCGATCACTGAGAAGAACGATTTCGAGACCAACCTGTCTCAGTATCTGGAAGGCTTCCACACATACAAGGAGGCAGAGCATAAGGACTTCCAGAACTATAAGAACAACCCCAAGCACCACAAAAAGCCAAGGTTGGTGGCTACGGCCCCAGACCTCGAGGGTTCTCAGTATATGGTAGGTGTGCCCTACATTGACGGGCAGGTGTTGCCATACATGGACGAACTCGGGGTATCGACGTTTGCCAACTATGCGGAGGACAACGGGCAAGAGTTGGATGATTTCACCCCGGTGAATGCCCGTGTCCACACAGAGTTCGGGGATGGTGTTATTGTTGGGGGTACTAAGAACAAGATCAGGGTCAAGCTGGCAAGTGGTCAAACAGTGTCGGCTTTCAAGATGCGGAGTTTTATCATCCAGTCTGAGGATACCGCTCCGGTCCAAGAACGTCTGGTTGGTTTGCTAGGCTTACCCACGGTAGGGGTTATTGATGTTGGTGAGCCCGTTAATGTTCCAGACACTGGCTCTGACGCTCAGGTCCAGCGTGACAAAACCAATGCCCCGGCGACCAAAGCGGGTAAAGCCTCACGTCAACAAAAACGTCGGCGTGCTTTGGTGCCTGACGGGCGTACGGTTGAAGAACTCCAGATGGAGATTAAACAAACTGCCGTCAAGATCAAGCAGGCTGTACAAGAAGGTAACGAGGAACTGGAAAAGGAATTGCGGCGTGAACGTAGGCGCCTACGTCGGGTTATGAAACAAACGCAAGAGATGGGACCAGAGGAGACTCCAGAGGCTCCGGTGGACGAAGGACTTCCACCTACAGACGAACAGCCGGAAGGTGAGGGTATCAAGGAACTTAAGGTTGAACAGGAGCCCACCAATGAGGAGGAAGAACAGAAACAAGCCGAGGACCATAAAGACCAGCTTAAGAAGCAGGCAGAAGACCATGTTGAAGATCTCATGGATGATGCCCAACAACAGATGGAAGAAGAGCCTCCTGCCGAAGAAGAACCCCGCATGGATGTTGATCCCACAGAGGTAGTCGAAGACCAGGATGAACAGCCGGTGGGCCCAAGTGGGGACCAAGTTCGGAAGCCTGTTCCAACAGGTGACAAGCAGGCAGGTAATGGCTTTGAGGCGTTCTTGACGGTCGCCAACAACATCATTTGTGTGACCGTTGATGACGACGACCCTGATGCTCCGCCTGCAAGTGAGATGCAGGATCTTGGGTTCCATCTGATCCCGGCTTACGCTTTTGCCTATATCCCGAACAAGCAAAAGATGGCGCTTATGGTGGATGCCTTAGTCGAGGGTTACGAAATGCGGAGCAGTTTCGTCCGTACCCTTCGTCGCCTTCAACAGGCATTTGACCAAGGCAAAGGACGCCTGTTGAACGTACCTAAAGCCACTCAGATGGATATCAAGAACTTCTTCCGTATGCGGTTCCGCCCTGTTGGAAAACCAACCATACTGCGGCCGTACCCGGTTATCCAAGACGGCCAGCTCTTTATCTGTGCTACGATTCCCACCCAACCTGCTTCCAAGACGCTGAGGCAGAAAGCCAAGGTACCGGGAGTCAAGTGGGAGCGTTCCAATGGAGAGTGGTTCTACTTCGCCAAGTCCAAGAACGATGCCAAGGACAAGGTAAAGGAGATGGTAGATGCAGGTTATGATATTCGTAACCTCGACCAAGTGAAGGAAGAGTATAAACAACTCAAGGTTACCAAACAAGACTCAGGAGGCAACGAATAACATGACCGACATTGGACACAAAGAAATCACCCAGATCCAACAGGTGTTGATTGATAAGGGATTCCTATCAGGCAAAACCACGGGAATCTGGGACCACGTAACAAGTAAAGCCTACTTTGGTTGGTGTGCTGCGCAGGGCGCCTCTCGGTTGGTTCGTAATTCTCAACCTGTCAACATGGAAAGCCTAGAACCTGTTTTGCGAGGCTTGCTGGTGGAAGAACCTGCTGCGAAACCAGATCCGGCTCCTGCCAAAGCGACACCCAAACCCATCATGCCACCCAAAACGGCGGCCACCATTCGACCTCCCTCCAGCGGTCCTGTAACCCCTCCTGGTTCTCGGAAAGGCAAAGGCCCCCGACGCCAAGAAAAACCCGAGGGAGAACCCAAAGCGGTCCAGCAAAAGCCCAAGTCGGTGGATCCGGATGCCCGACCTGAGAAACAGCAAGCCCACCCACATCCCGCTTCTGTGACTGCCTCCCAGGTAGGTCTCATACGGGCCGACGAGCCGACCGAAGAAAACACGCGTCCTGACTGACCAACCACTCTCCTTTCCTTGGATGTTATACTGGGGCCCTTCGCGGGCCTCTTTTTTTGAACTGTAAATAGAATTCAAGGAAATGACCATCACAGGTACAAAGAAGGAGCATGGCTATGAGCGGAAGGTTTATTGCTATTGAGGGTGGTGAAGGTACAGGGAAGACCACCCTTTTGAAAGGTCTGATCCCTTGGGTTAAAGAGACCCAAGGGGTGGAGGTAGTCGTGACAAGGGAACCTGGCGGGACTCCCGCTGGAGAAAGGATGCGTAGTATCCTTCTGGACCCAGAGACTGACCTATGTGGGGATGCCGAGTTATTGTTGGTGTCAGCCGCTCGTTGTCAACACGTACACCAGGTAATCCAGCCTGCTTTGGACCGAGGAGACTGGGTTATCTGTGATAGGTTTATTGACAGTACGTTCGCTTACCAAGTAGGTGGTCGCCGTACTTCAGTTGACAATTTTCGGGCCGCTTCTGCCATGGCCGTCCAGGGAGTGTTCCCACACCTGACTCTTTTGTTGCTGATGGATCCGGTTAAAGCAATGGCCAGGATTGAACGTGGGTTGGATCGAATGGAACAAGAGGATCGGGCTTTCTTCGACCGCGTAGCCTACAACTTTGAGAACCTACACCGATCTCCCTTGTTCAGGGGCAGGTCAGTAGACCAAATCAATGCCGACCAACCACCAGAAGATATACTGGCAGCCGCCCAGTCTGCCATCCAAAAACACCCTCAACTGGGAGCACGCCAGTGATAACAGACCGCCGGCAGATGCGTTATGTGACTTTCCAAAACGATCTTCCAGAGGGTTGGAGCCCAAAGGAATGCCCCGCATTTGACGTAGCTATCCCTATAACGAAAAACTGGAAGACCGCCAGGCGCCGTGTTATTCTGGTGGTAGAACATGTGGATGGTAAAGACCTCAAGGAAAAGGCGTTATTGGATCGAGGAACCGGCGCCACCGTTGTCACGAACCTCCTACAATTTGCCCGCCGACAATGTGCTCTTGTCAACCCAGAATCCATTGAGGAATCGGTGGCTTATGCCACCATCAACTTCAATTTCTTCAAGACCTACCACCTCAAAGGTGCCCGACGTAAGCACGCCAATGATGCTGCTTCTAAGCGAGTAAAGGCGTTTGTTCGCAAGATGGATCCGACGAACGTGATAGTATTTGGGGATGAAGCGGCAGAATCCCTGTTACCCCGGGTGGATGACATTTCACATAAAAGGGGTTGGCCCCATGCTATCAAAGTGCGAGGGAAGCCTGTCCTGGTCACCAACACCATACGGTACGACCACACCTATTTTTTGCGTGGTACCGACATGGACAATGACTCCGATGCCGAGAGTCAGACAAAGATGGATGAAGCCATCACCCAGGCCAATATTCTTGGATATATCGGACGCACTCTCATGTCGGCGTTTTTGGACCGACTCCCATTTACGGCCTCCGAGGTGCGGCCAAATCCAATCCTCATCGATACGTTGAGCAAGTTTAAGCGTATGATGAGGGTCATTAAACGGGCTCCCGTGGTTTCCGTTGACTCAGAGACCAAGAACCTGTCCGTTCATCATAACCAACTCCAGACCCTCCAATTCTCAGACAATCCCGACAGGGCTTTTATCCTCCCTGTACACCATCGTGATACCCCATTCTCAGGATCAGAGTTCCGCACAATATTTAAGGAACTACGTGCCTACTTTGGGCAACGAGTGGAATGGCAGCCTAAATCCCCTCGTTATTTGGTTATGCACAACGCCAAATTTGACCTTCGTATTATACGTCAGGAGTTCGATCTCCCATTCATTTATTGGCCTGTTTGGGACACCATTGCCGGTGAGTTCTGTATACACCCAGAGTCTTGGGTGGTAACGGAACGTGGTATGGTACAAATGAAAGACTTGGTGGTTATGGGGAATCCTCCTCAGGTTTTATCATATAACCATAAAACACAACAGGAAGAATATAAACCACTTTTAGCTACTTCTACCCACCCAACAGACCAACGAATGGTGGAAATATCCTATGAAGGGGGATCCATTCGCGTTACTGAAGACCATGAGGTTTGGTCGGTTACCCGAGGTTCCTATGTAAAAGCTAAGAACCTAACCTCTGACGATGAAGTTTTACTTCAGACCTAACCTGTTTTCTGGTCTTTTGGTGTATGTCTTTAATAACAAGTGGACGGTAGTCAAGAGGGAGGGACCGTCCATAATGGACAAGGAGTGTCCTGAAATTGTAACCGGCCTCTTCCACACCCTTTGCCTTCATACGTAGCCGGTAAAACTCAGCCCCAGACTTGGTGGTTATACCCGCTGTATACGTGCTTTTGACTTCAATAATAAACCATCGCCCTTTAACTTTGGCATAGATGTCAGGGTGATATATGTGGTACTTGTTTTTATTGTCATACCAAGGGATGGATGGCTTACCTTGTACCGCCGTCGTGTAAATTTCGTCTATAGAACACCCAAGTTCGTGGACAAGGTATTTTATAGCATGACCTTCCCCTCCACGTACCCTAAACCGTTTCCCATTAACTTTTATGGTACGTATTTTAAAACCTGACCTTTGTTGTTGTTCAAACAGGTGGGGGACCTGTTGGTTATGCTCAGCACCATATTTCTGTAACATGGTGGCCTTTGCTTTACCATAAAGAACCATGGAATGGAAAGTTTCTTCGACTCCATGGTTCTTTTTGAGTGTTTTACGCATCTTCTTTTTTAAGCGTGGGCTTTGGGCTGTGTATTCTACTCCTTGGTTTCGTACCATAGACTGTTTAAATTTAGCACGTATACTAGGTACCGATTGTACATGTTTAGTACCGTACTTTTGTTGGCAAGTATGTTCCCTCTTTTTCAAAACATCCGGAGAGGCCCCTGCACATTTACAGGAACAGTATTCCGCCAGACCGCCTTCCCAACCCTGCCAAGCTAGTTTTTCGGACCCACACCGGCACCGATAGTGGTCCTTGTAAATAACTTTATAGAGAATAGCCCACCAGGGTGGGTATTTACCTCCATAAATTCGCAGAGCTTCCTTTTGGCAATATCCTAAGAGTTTTGGTGACATGTCTCGTACAAATTTTTGAGTTAACTTTATTTTTTGGTCAAACACTCGCCGCTCCACTAACATACGTATTTCTGAGGTCTTCATATGGTTACCCGAACTGTAAGAGTTAAGTCGGTAAAGGTGGTTGACTCCCCACCTATGGTATGTGATGTTACGGTACAGGATAATCACAACCTATTTATTTGTAATGAAATTAGTGATAAACCAGTTTTGGTTCACAATTGCCTTGACGAGAACATGAAGGTGTTGATGCTGTACGGTACACCAGCTTATGGGTTGGCACAAATATTGGCCTACTATGGGAACGCCTTTTACTATGACGCCAGGTTTTCTAAAGATGACCGTCAAGACATAGCCAACAGAGACCTGTCTGACGAGGTATTAGACTATTGTGCAATGGATACTCAAGCTTGCTTCCGTGTCCATGAACTCCAGCAAGAAAGGGCGGCCCTCCAACGGGTAGGTAAACACAACTACAGAAGGTTTTATAGGCGCTTATTGCTTACTCAGATGTCGGATACTGTCCATGTGATGAGTGGCATGGAACAAACAGGAGCCCATCTGGATATCGAATACCTGTTGTTGCTCCGCGACCGCCGACGGTCCCCAGTGCTGGCCAAACGGAAGGAACTCGCGGCTCAGATGAGAGAGTCAGAACATGTCCAGACCGCCAACCGATTGTTGTGTGAAGTACAAGGGGTTCCCCCAGGCGGTGGTATATTTGGTAACACCCAGGCTTGGGTATTTGATCCCAATAAAGCCGCCCACAAACAGATGTTGTTTATCCAGGTGATGGGGCTGGAACCTCTGTCAACAGGTAAGGATGATGCCGCTTCAATAGACGCCGCATTCCAGAAAAAGTACAAAGAACATCCAGAGGTGGCTGACTTCACCACCTTGTCCAAGCTCAAGAAGTTGCTCACATCCTATGTCAACGCCTTCTACAAGAAGATTGGTAAATCCCGTGACGGGAAGGTGGACCACAGGTTACGTCCGCAGTATGGATTTAAGGATGTTGTGACAGGGCGCAGTAATAGCTCAGAACCAAGCCTCCAACAAACACCCCAACACGGTCCTGATGCCAAGTTTATCAAACGTTCATTCACTGCCCGTGTGGGTTGTTTGGTTATTAAGCTTGATTATGCCGCTCATGAGGTGCGTTGTTGGGGTATCATCAGCAAGGATGCCGTGCTGGCCATGATGTTTAAGGTTGTGCACAACCTCCGTCTGCGGTTCCGCCAGCAACCGACCGCTCGGCACAGAGACGACTTAAAAGAGAAGGGCGACCCCCACAAACTTAACTACCAGTTCTTTACTGGCACACCTGTAGAGAAGGTGACAAAGGAACAACGGCAGGATTCAAAGGTGATTACCTTTGGGACCATGTATGGTAAGTCGGATAGGTCTTTGGCTCGGGACACTGGAAAGTCAGAAGCTGAGATGAAAAAGGTGAAGGGCGGTTTCTTTGCCAAGTTTTTCAAGGCAGGCAACTGGATCCAGTGGACATGCGATTTTAGTGCCGACCGTTTGTACACCTACAACCCTCTGGGGTTCAAGCGAAACCTGTTTGCTTACATGACAGAGGTTCCTGGTCTGGTGTCCGCCATGAAACGACGGGCGGCCAACAGCCCTATTCAGGGATTCGCCAGCCAGTTGGGATTCCTTGCTGCACGCCTGTACAGTGAAAAACTGTGGGAAAGCTTACAGGACTTATATGGGCTGGATCCTGACGGGGAAGAACTCCAGTCGATAGGGGTTCCAACGAACCTTTACCCGTCCATGATGGTCCATGACAGCGTTGAAGTGGAGGTGAACTATCGGTATATTCCTTTGGTCCTCCGATTGCTGGAGTGGTGTACTACAGTCGGCGTTGAGCAGAAAGTGGCAGAGACGTTTCATTTCCAGTTTAACGTAGGGCTAGCGGTAGACTTTGACATAGGGGCTTCCGGGGACGCCATGCAAAAGTGGGATTACACCAAGAAAAACCTCCTGCACAACATCCGGTCGGCGTTAGAACGTCAACGCGATGAAATTGGCTACAATGTAAATGTAGAAGAGACAATGGCAATGATTCGTGCGGAAGGCAAACGGATACAACCTTGGTTGGACGAACACTTCCCGCTGAACACTGAATTTTATGAAGGAGTCGAAGGATGATTAAGCCGATCAATGTGGTGGTACCCAAGTTTAAGTGTAACCTCTTGAAACTGGGAATCCATGAGGTGCCCGACGATGTTCTCCCTGTGATGGAAATCCAGGAGACTTTGGAGGGGGAGGGTATAAACATAGGGGTACCCAGGCTATTTATCCGTGTATCCGGATGTGCTGTAGGCTGCACTACTTGTGATACCAAGGATAGTTGGGCAGTAGGAGAACACCCCTTGGCTGAGGTCTCCTCGCTTGCGGACCGATTGGTAAAGATAGTCAAAGGTAAAGTGGTGGAGGTTTCCATTACAGGGGGCGAACCTCTCCACTACCGCCCCCAAGTAACCCGCCTTTCGACTTTACTTCGACGGCGAGGGTTGCGAACAAACCTGGAGACTAGCGGTACTATCATTGACAGCCAAGCCTTTAACTGTTTTGATCAGGTGTCGTTGGATATCAAGACGCCAAATACAGGTGTCGAATTGGGGGCCGACGTGCTGGCAGCCCTTTACCAAGTTATCGAGAAGATGCCCCAGGTATATGCCAAGGCAGTGGTACGAGACCAAGAAGACCTGGATTGGTTATTACAACATTTCAGTGGGTTGTTACAAGACCACGCTTTTATGTCACACCCAATCATCCTTACGCCCTGTGCTGACAACACCAAGGGCCCTGTTCCTACTAAGGAACTCCAACGCATCACCCAGATGATCCTGAACTGGAACCAAGGATATAACATCCGGGTGGTTGCTCAACAACATAAACTGTTAGGGTACTACTAATGAGAACTCTTGGTTACTGGATCCTTCCGGTAAAAGACTACGTTGTAACGGAAGACCGGAAACTGGAGATCCACCGATTATTCTTTACTGACCTTCAGGGCCCTCCTAGCCGACCGATGGTAGGCGGGTCGGTTAAAAACAAGGAAGGTCTCAGGGAATTACCGGGCCCTTCACCCGTGGACTTTTGCATCTCTTCAGGGTCACAGGACTTACACATACCACAGAGAGGTGGTTACATACTCGCCGCCCACTCCGTTTTTACCAGGAATACCGAGCACCTGTCAGAATTCTTGGAGGGTTTCGCCCAACTGGATACTACCAGTGTTCCTTACACTGACGCGGTGGCAGCGTTGATAAGCAGGTTCCCTGCCCAAAGTCGTTTGTTGTCGGCTTTTTACCTAGGCCCTCGGTCTAATTTTATCCTGTCTTCAGGAGACAAACCACTTTGTTTATACCTGGTGTGGTATAAGGGTGTGCATATACTTTATTGGAGTCCTTATGATCCCAATTTTGTAAATAAAGCGGGAGCCAGGGAGCAAAACAGGGTGATGGAAGTCCCTTTGATAACGCTGAGGAACCAGTCTTTGGTTCTTCAAACGTTATTCTTGGAGACCAAATTCAATGGATGGATGGCGGCTAATGGTGGGCAAACTTTTCCTGCTGTTGGGGCCCTACAACGGTACCTACAGAGGACAGCACGACATAACAGAGGAGTAAACGGATGAGGGTACAAATCGATTGTAAAGAGGTGCTGGCGGTCCTCAAACAGATAGTGGACTACGCCAAGACCGAAGACGTGCGGGTGTTTATCGAAAAGCGTAAGGACAAAATGAAGTTGTGTTTTGGTGGTTCCGGGGAGGGAACGGTCCTTGCTTGTTACCTTCCGGATGCCAAGATTGAGGAGTATAGTAGGGGAAGATTCATCGTTCGCATTGAGATCCTCCAAAAGTTGTTGAAGGGGCGCAAGCAACTGCTACTCAAGCATGACCCGGCCAACTCAGCAGAAAAGTTATTTTTCAGGGCCCCACAATCCAAGTCCTCTCGGTACACTGGGTACGTCGTGGTACTGCCTTTCGAGAAGTTATCTTTCGAGGTGCCTACTGAAGGTCCGTTTTTCTACATGAACGACGACCAGTCGGAAGAGTCCTCGATGGAACGGGTTTTAAAAGCGGTGTCCTTGACACCTCAACATGCAAAGGACGACACTGTTTTGTCAGTGTCTGCTCACATGGGAGCCGCCGGGACGTTCGTTGCTTGTGGTGATGCTTATCACATTGCCTTCCACAGCAACCATGATGCCACGGTGGAGGACAAGCTGGAGTTTACCCTTGCCCAGCAAACCATGAATACTATTGAAGCCCTTGCACAAGGTACCAAGTACATGCTGAGGCTGGGGGTTGCCCATGTCTACGCCTCAGGTAAAACCTTTCAGTTCTCCACAGAGGCCTTGTCCACTGAGGCTGCCTTTGCCTTTGCCAACATTCAGCACATATCCAAACAATTGGAGGGCACGCCCTTTGCGTCATTGGAGATCAACTCCTCCGATTTCCAAACAATCATCGGTAATTTTGATGCCATCTTTGAGCGCGGTGTGCCTGTGACCGTTAAGTTTGAGGCCAAGGGCCACGTTACCTTTGCCATCGAAACGAATTATGGTAAAGCACAGGACAAACGCCAGGTAAAGGCCCAGACTGGTGACAAGGGGATGGTGTTTGCATTGGATCCTTATACTCTACGTGACATGCTGTCGTTGGTCCCGAACCAGCTGATAGAGATTAATTTCCATCTCAAGGAAGACTCAACAGGGAACACCATCCCTTGGGTGTTGTCTACTGAGGTACCGACAGGGGAAGGGCACACGTTATACGCTTGTTACCTGTTACCCGCGGTTTCCAAGTGATATGGGTCATCTGGAACTTCATGCGAGCGACCTGACGCACTTCTTGCTTCATACATTTAACCCGATACCGGGTATGCCCAAACACTTCACGTTCCTGACCAAGAAGGTACATATGTCCAATACGTTGGTAGCAGTGAGGAACAAAGACCTACGGATTGGAATACTACATGTGTATGACCTGCGTTTAATGGTGGATGTCGGTCACCATGTGGGATACGTTTTGAGGGTGGGCCCTAAGTACCGCATGGAAGCCTCATATCTTTTGGCGTACCGTGAACAGTTTTACCAACAAACACCAGCTAGATTAATGAAACACCAGCAAGCGGAGTTGCGGTGCCGCTTGCCTATGGTGCGCATCTTCACTTTTGGAGACTCTGCCGTACTTGTGACCGCTGCCGAGGTCCCATCCACTGTAACACGTTTTCTTGATTAGGAGCCGAAATGCCTATTGAATTTACCCCTAACGCCGACCAGAAAAAGGTTGTCGAAGCCTACAACGTTATTGCTGAGTACTTCCGACAGCATTGCTGCTTTACTGAGGATGACCGATCCAATCTCGAAGGAAGTGGGGAGCGGGCGTCCAAGGCTTTGATGTCTGAGATGGCGTTACCCGTCGAACGTATCCTTGGGGAGGTGTCTGGTCTTTTGATCAGGACGTTCCCGGTTTCTGGTATTCCCAAGGAAGTGGTTACAGGCCCACCAATGGGTGGTTTAACAGAAACACGCCCTGTTAAAGGGCCTTACGCTATGGGTGGGTTGACTATCCAGTCACCGATTCCAGCTCACGGCCTATGCCCCCACCACTTCCTTCCCGTCCTATACAAGGTCACCTATGCCTACTTGTCAGGGGATGGTGCTCGGGTTATTGGCTTGTCCAAACTTACCCGCATCGCAGAGCTGTTGGCACGGCGTCCTGTGATACAGGAACAGTATTGCAAGGATCTTGTTACGGTTATGCAAGACCAGGTTATCGGAGGGCAGGTAGGGCTTCCTGTGGACCACCGCAAGGCTATTAAAGTGGATGGTGTGATGGCCGTAACCTCCGGTGTCCATCTGTGTATGAAATGTAGGGGTGTTGAAAATGAGAGTGATACGACATACGACTTCTTTTCAGGAACTTTTGTTGGCAATCCCACTCTGCATGCTCGTGTTTGGGACGTTCATGCTCGTAGCGGCTTTTATAATGGTCGGTGATGCCTGGGTCCTGATGGATCGGTATAACGACCATCCAATGTGAGGTGATGTTATGGGCGTTGAATTTGTACTTTTGAATACCGACACCAAGCAAGCTTTCATGCTAGGTAAAGGTAATTGGTTTTCTCTTACAGCGGAAGGTCCTTGTGACCCAGATGGTATGTTTATCCTGCCTGTCCTTCTACATGTAAGGGAAACCGGTAAATCCAAAAGCCTGGGCAAGATCCTGTTTAACACCGTGTTTCCAAACATGGAGGAGGAAGGTAAATCCCTCTATACCGCCAACCTTGCTAGAGCTGTTACCAAGTTTTGTGGCGATGGTGTTTGTACCATCGTACACCAGGAACAATATTGCGAACATCCAGAGTACCAATTCTATCCGGTTCTGTACTCGCGATATACTGACGACGGTCCAGAGTTGACGGAGAAGCAGACCAAGAAGAGGATCCTGCAATGGATCCGTCATGAAAAAACCACCCACTTGATGCAAACCGGGCGCCATCATGTCAAGGATTGCCCCTGTAAGTACTGTTGGTGGGAAAGCCACATCGAATCAGAGAACATAAGCCTGAGTTTGGTACTCAGCGAAATCAGGGGCATCACACTTTTATGGTAACCATCAAAAGGATTAACAGATGACCAACCATTATAACCACATTTGTGAACGAGATACCTGTGCTCACTTTGCAAGCTGTATGCTTGCCGTCGGCACCAAACTTGAACCGCAGATCCAGACTACTGCTTCTGACAACCTCACTGAGTCTGAGGCTCCTATGTACTGCCTCAGCCAGAAGAAAAAAGGCAAGAAGCGGGCCAAGGTTATGATCTGCAGAGCCCACCGTTTCTTCGTCAAGCATGATCCAAAGGGACCTTACTTCCGGCCACAACAATGAGCCGCAGCCAACAACTCCATCAGCTAAACCGCCAGATTGCCGGGTGTAAGGTCTGTGAACTAGGTCTTACACGGACCCTGGTTGTTCCGGGTATTGGGTACCCAGGAGCCCGTCTGTTCTTTTTGGGCGAGGCACCTGGGGCCGACGAAGACGAAACTGGTTTACCTTTTGTTGGCAGAGCGGGTAAGATGCTAAGCCGTATGTTGGATGAGTCTAGTCTCCACCGTAACGCGGTGTTTGTGGCTAACGTCCTGAAATGCAGGCCCCCAAACAACAGGGTACCCAAGACGGAGGAAGCGGAGGCATGTGCCCACTTTTTGGACCAACAATTGTCGATCATCCGACCTAGGGTTATCGTTACCCTCGGATTGTCCGCCTACGAGCGCCTGACAGGCCAGAGAGCCAAGATGGGGCAAGTGCGAGGCCAATGGAAGAAATACGAGCCTAGGGTATCTACAGGTCCAACAAGGGCGATTCCTGTGATGCCGACGTTCCATCCATCTTACCTGATGCGTCCAAACGGCAGGCAGGAAATCCAGACAGCTGTAACTGATATACGACGGGCAATTAAACGAGGGAAACATGATGACAAAACCTGAACCATGTGTGTTTTGCAGGGACCCAGACCCAGAGATAGATGATGGTCTCAGGGACGGCCCACTATGTGCTTTTGTAGCTTGCCGGAATATAGATTGTCAGGCTATGGGTCCTGCCGTACAACACGAGAACCAGGATACACGCCAGCAACTAGCTGTCAGGCGTTGGAACACTCGGCTTGGATGCCCTGGTGACTACATCTTGGACGGGCCCACTCGATGAAGGCGTCCCGATTAATAGCCCAGCTTCAGATTATTCTGGACAACCATGGAGACCTAGAGGTATATGGGGCGGGATATGACGCCGAAGGTTTTGCAGAACCTGTGGAGTCCGTCAGTCCTAACTGGGACGTTGGTACAGCCCCTGGTTCCGCACCTGACCACGCTTTAATATCAAGATATCCATTACCAGAGGCCAACTAATGAAATTATCTGAGATGATTGGGGCACTACAGGCCGCCCAAAAAGCTCTTGCTGACCAGCAGGACCCTGACCCGGAGGTTTTGTTGATGGTGAATTGCCATGGGTGTGAGTCGGTTAATATTGTGCCCATCCAACCAGACTCCCAGATTGATTATAAGGAGGATCCTGATACTGGTGAACGATTCCTCTATATCGTGGAGTTTGGTGTTATCCATCGTATGAAAGCTAGCCAACATCCTTTGTTGAGACTTACCTAATGTCAATCAAACCTTTGCTCCGTAAGGACCAAACATATCTCAAGTGGCGCCGTATTCGGCAGCAAGCAGAGAAGGTGCTTGCTGAGCGTGGCATAGACGAGGTGATGGAGCTTCATAAACTACGGGCATCGACCACGGGCCACCTTATCGAAGCTCGTGACGCGGCGTCCATTATTGACGCCTCGACAAAGGATCAGTCCTATCGGAGCCGTATCGTCTCCCTCTTGGTGAAGACCAGTCGCACTTATAACCATCTACTGGCCGCCACTGACGGGCTCCACAATTATATCCTTGTCCAATATGGCCGCCAGCTTCCGTATACCACCAAGACAGACAAGGTGACCTACGTGAAGACCCTGTTGGAGACGGGGTACAGTGCTTTAAACAGGCTGAAGACCACCATCGAAGCCTGTGACCACGTTTTAACTGATATAGACAAGTGTGCTTGGGCACTCTCCACCGCTGTCAAAGGTCTGGAGATGCGAACGAAACGCGAACATATTGTGTGAGGATAAGATGAGTGAACCGGTTGTAATCAAGGCCCTTATTACAGGAACCCATGGTAAGTCAGAGGCCAAGAAAGAGGAAGACCTTGGGCTAGAGCCTACCCAGATGCACGAAAAGATTAAACGACCTCGTGTTCTACCCGGGGAAACCTATTATTTTAAACCGCCTTGGTCTGAGCACGCCTTCTACGTCACGATCAATGATATTCTGTTGGATGAAGGCACCCAACACGAACACCGCCGACCATTCGAGATTTTCATCAACTCCAAGAATATGGAGTACTTTGTGTGGATCGTTGCCCTTACCCGTATGGTGAGTGCAGTGTTCCGCAATGGAGGTAACGTCAGCTTTGTGGTCGAAGAGCTGGCGGCCATTTTTGATCCTCGTGGTGGTTACATGCAGGGGTCGCGGCGGATGCCTTCTGTGGTGGCAGAACTCGGGTACATTGTGGAGGAACACCTCCACAAGATAGGCTACGCTAAACGGGCAGGTAAACTGGCGTTGGATGAGGTAGGGGACTTTCCTACCAATTGTGTCGAGTGTCCAAAGTGCCACCACATAGCCCTCGTGGTAGAGCAGAACTGCGAGCATTGTCTTAACTGTCCATATGATAGGTGTGAGAGCCCATGAAACCCAACGTGATGGCCCTCGCCACCCAATTTTCTGAAGAAGCCTGGCGACCTATTAAAGGGCAAAACACTGTCAAAGCAGAGGTCCAAACAGAACCCCTTTGCGTGATGCCTGAACCGCTGGTGTGGGTGAAGGGTATCGTAAGCGACCACCAGTTCTTGTTCATTCCTGCCGGGGCCCAAACACCAACCGCTATCAACAGGCAGTTTACCCTTCACGACGAACCTGTTGGTAACTACACACGCATCTACTTGTCAGACGCAGGTTTGAACGAACTGGGATGGCGCGGTAAGGGCTTCCTGTATCCTGACGACAAAGGTTGGAATGTTGTCGGGACATTGGTGGGCCAACAGGTATTGTTCGGGCAACCCGCACACAAGAAGTCGGTGGTGCTTAACATTCCCGAACATGTAAAAAGAGCTCAGGCCATAGACGAGTTTGGCTGGGTCCAATTATTGGTTACCAAGGTTATTGCCGTAGAGTTGGAGTTGGTGACCTGCACACCTATTACAGAGGAATAGCCATGACACCTAAGATCCAAGCAGAGTATGAAAAACTATCCGGTCAGCAATCCAAGATGGAAAATCTCCTTATGTTTGCCATGGAAAGCGAGCCCCTTCTGACATTTGAGGGTTTCTGGGTACGTCCTAATACCCATAAGGAGAAAAAGTTAAAGAAGGCCCAAAAACGTCAGGATAAAGACCGTACAGCCATGACGTTGGACGATAAGTGGTTCCAGTGTTTTTTACGGGCTTCCGCCTGGGTAAGAACCTGTCGTCCACGTAAGACCCTTAACATGGACGTACCTTTGACCCAGTTACACCAGGTATCCCAAAGAGAAACGGGTGTAGATTTTCCGGTCGGCATCCTCATTGCCGCAATTATTGCGAATGAACACTATTATACCAAAGTCCTTCCTTTGGGGTTTTTATCCTCATCTACAGGAGTCGGTAACTATTTTGTACCCGAGTACTTTGCCAACTTTAGTTTGTGGGAGGCATGACATGCAATCACTTGAACAAAACAACCGCGAGAACACCTACCGCCAATGGAGCGGTCGCCGATACCCTCGGGCAATCCCGTTGACCTGCCCGAATTGCCAGGGGCAACTTTGTGACACCAACGGTATATTGGAAAAGCGGTTTGTGGATGATCTTGAGCAGGGACGGGAACCTGTGTATACCACCCCCGTCCATTGCACGGCTTGTGGCTTCAAAGGTATGAGGGTGTTATGATAATAGAAGAGGAATGTCCCTATTGTGGGTGGCCTATTCGGTTTGACCTATCTGATGACCAACCACCGCGGACCTGTCCAAATTGCAGGGACACGTTGGTGTGGGAAATGGTTCCTGACGAAAAAGGTATCCGACTGGTATGAACATCGTCCTCCGTGAGCGTGTGTGGGTGCCTAAGCAATGGGTGGACCGCGACCGTCTGAAGAAAGCCTATACCACTCACATGTTCGAGGAAAAGGGGTGTGTCAAGTGTGAGCACAAGGATGATCGTCCTAACGAGGTCTGTGATACATGCCCCGCTTATAAGGGCTTGTTTACCCTTTACCGACGTAAACAAGTAAAAGGCGTTTGGTATTATGGTCTCCCTCCTGGGGACCGACAAAAGATTGCCCATGTAGTGCCCAAGTTCCGTCAACGTCCTATGAAGGACCTCCGGTCCACGGCAAAGGCTCAAACATCGTTCGAGTTTTGCGGTACATTGAGGCCTGACCAAGTGCCTGCCGTTAATGCTCTCGAAAAGAAAAAACGCGGTATCCTGAAAGCCCCGCCCAGAACTGGTAAGACGGTCATGGCGGCAGATCTAACAGCCCGTCTGGGGTTTAAGACCCTGATTTTGGTCCACCAGCACGACTTAGCCCTCCAATTTCTTGAGACCTTTCATGATCCAGAGTTCACGGATATCCAGGCGGTGGAAAAATTCGAGGGCCGCCCCCTTGTAGGACTCTGTAAGACCTTCGAGGACTTCAAGCGTCATGACGTATGCATCACCACCTACCAGGGCTTCCTGAGGCACCCTAAGCGATTAAAAGCGATCCGGGATATGTTCGGGCTGGTGATCATTGATGAGGTACATCGTGGGAATGCCTTAGAGTATTCCCGAGTGATTGCCAGCCTCAACAGCCGGTACAAGGTAGGGCTGACGGCAACACCTGAACGGAAGGATCTCAAGCACTTCATTATGGCAGCCGTGTTGGGTCCTGTGTCTTATGACGTTAACACCAAAACCTTGATTCCTTGGGTCCGTATGGTTGAGACAGGCATCGAAGGTAAAGAGTACAAGCTTTGGCACTATGCCCTCCGTTTTCTTGAAAAGGTGCGAGGTCGTGACCGCTTGATTGTTAAGCACGTGGTGAGAGACCTCCAGAAGGGTCGGCATATCCTGATCCCAAGTTGGCATATCAGTCATATAAACAGCCTGGTGGACCGTATTAACAAAGCTACTGGAGAACAGACAGCGTGGGCATTCACTGGTAAGCAATCCAAGAAAAAGCGTAGGGAGATCATTGAGAAAGCCAGGACAGGGGAGATCCGGGTGGTGGTTGCACGCCGTACTATGTTGACCGGGATAAACGTACCTCGATGGGACACCATCTATGGTATCATGCCGATCTCCAACCCGCCGAATTATGAACAGGAAGTACAACGGATCTGCACACCAATGGAGGGCAAGAAGACACCGAAGGTTAAGTTCTTCATTGACAACATGTCGTTGACACGACACTGTTTTCGTACCTGTTGTGCGACCTTCAAGAAGCTCAAGTTTCGGTGGACTGACAGGGACCGAGGTATCATGCGCCATCATTTGGCTCAGCTCAGACCTAAGTTTGGAGCCGAAGAGCCATTGGATGATGATCTCAAACCACGCAGGTCCGCGATAGGCAGGAGATTTTGATGGAAAGTGGTATATGGTTGGTACGGCTTACAACTCCAGTGTTCCAGATAGGTCTCCGCTTTTCCTATGACGGGGATTTCATCCACCGAGGCGTCAGCCGACAATGGGGCCTAGGCTTCCCGCTTAAATGCTGTGGTGTGTGGTTGTTTCTGCCCTATCTAGGTCTCTGTTTACTGGTAGGACTTGAAGAACATACTGTAAATAGGGGTATACCGTGAATCTAAACAAGGATCCAGAGCTCACTGACTTCCAATACCGCTGGACCACCTTACTGGTCTTTGGTGTAACCTTACTGATAGTGGTGATATGACACAGAGAACTCTCAGGAACAAGCTGTATGTCGGGGTGGACCACAGGAGGACTACGCTTGTTAACCAGGCGGTGTCTCGTGGTGCTAGCTGGCAGACGCTACGAACGAAGCCCTTCCAGTTACCTGGGTATATCACTCCCATCACCTCTGGAGTAGAAGGGCGTAAACCAGTTAGGGTCAACAAGGATAAGCAACTCCTGTACTACAAGCGCATTTTTGTAGAACCTTTCAAAAAACCATACATTTATTGTATTAGTGGAGCCACCAACGATAGTCAGGCAAAATTGGTGGCTCTCCGTCTGATGATACAAGCATTGAGCATACACAACCAAGTAAGGGAGTCCAATGGCGATGAAGAACCACACCCACTTAATGAAACCTTGTCAGGCAGGGACCTTCCATTGTGGCACACGTTACTTGGGGGGTTCGGTGATAAGTTACGGGACACCAAAGCCAAGCCTTCCCTATTGGTGTTGAGTAACGTGACCGTCAACTCGACTCAGACCAAGCTGGAAAAGTTACGTGACATACTGGAGTTATACGGTGAGATTCCAAGGATCGTTGTAACTACAGGTACCGACCCCATTTCCTTCTTTAGGCGCCAATTATTTTACCCACTCCATTTTTCCGCCTATTTGACGGTTAATAGGGAAGTCCTATGAAGCTACTATCCGTCGAACTAGAGCTCAAGACCATCCTGTCCATTTGCCAGTCTCCCGACAGTTTGGCCTCCATCCTACTGGGAAGAGTGTCTGACGAACACTTTTTCTATGAGCCCACCCGTGCTGCCTATAGGCGCCTGTCCTCCCTTGTACGCACAAAAGGTACCATACCTGATTACAGTGAGATATGCGCGGATCCTGTCATACCTGAAGATAACAGGCAAATCCTCTTGGCCAGTAAACAACGAGAGGCCCAAAGCAAAGAAAAGCTGGACAGCATGGTAAGTGCTTTGGAGAAGTACCGTAAGCTACGCCTGTTGTTCCACAACGCAGAAAAAACCATCGAGGCTCTGACAGAGAAAAAGTTGGACCTTGACATTATCTTGGAGAAGAACAGTCGGGCACTTATGAGGGCCCGCTCTACAGGGTCCGAACACCACTTACTCCATTTTGGTCGGGAAAACAACAGCTCCCGTGTAGTGAAAGCCTTGTTGTCTAATGATAGGGCCCCGTTGGTACCTACAGGATTCCGCACCTTTGATAAAAGGAATGGTGGTATTTTTCAGGGTTCCTTGATGACGATCGCCTCAACAACAGGTGGTGGTAAAACCACGTTGGCAGGCCAATTGTTGATCAACATGACGTTGGCTGGTCATGACTGTGCTTTGGTTCCCCTTGAAATGTCAGAGGAGGAGTCTACCGCCCGTCTGATGAGTTCCTTATCCGGGGTCGAGGTAACCAAGTACATGTTACGCAAGGTTACAAAGAGGGAGAACAGAAAAACCACCAGGGCGTACCGAAAGTATGTTGATGCCCTCCGAGCCAGCGAAACCAGGTACTCGATTTTCAAACCACAGGAAGACCTGACCGTCGAAGAAATACTGTTTATCCTGAAACCTTACGGGTACCAGGTAATCATTATTGATTATATCTCCCTCCTCAAAGGGGTGGACGGGGATGATAGCTGGCAACAGCTGGGTAAGGTAGCCCGATTTTGTAAGATATTTGCAGAGACCCACAAGATCATCATCGTCCTGTTGGCACAGCTTAACAAGGAAGGTGAGATCCGGTACGCTCGGTCCATCGTGGAACACAGCAACAATGCTTGGTTCTGGGTGATGACCGATGAGAACCGTGAGACGGGTATCCTTGATATCCGACAAGCCAAAGCCCGTAATCAGGATCCTTTCTCGTTCCAGTTGGCGCAAGACTTTAAGCGTATGCGGGTCCGGGATTTAAAAGCCGGAGAAGCCCAGGAGTTGGCTACTGATGAGGGCGAGAAGAAACGGCAAAACCTAGATACCTACCTAGAGGATATATCAGATGGCGACGAGGGAGAAGACTGACCAAGAGGGAATCCTCGACCGTCTTGAGCAACAATACATGGGGTCGGTTCCAGACTCTGCCGAGGGAGGCTCCTGTTTTATAAAACGAAGAGCCTACAACCCTTTTATCACCGACAAAAGGCGACCTATAAAGCTTCGGGCAGGAACAGGTTCGCCCCTACATAACATCCAGGATCGGGTTGTTGATACCATTAAAGTACCGGAAAAAGACCGGAAGGAGTGGGTGGATGGCCTGGACTCAACCATCTCTGAGCTCCGTGAGTTCCTGATCCATGACATTAGTACAATCTCCATGGCCCTTGAACCTGCGATATCCGCCGCCCAGCAAACCCTTAACATGATGACGGATGACAGTGGTGTACAGGCATCCGTAGGGAAGATACGGGAAGTTACCTCTCAGTTGGTGGTCCTGAAGGTCATCCATAAGCTGGCGGATTTATTGGCGCTTGACAACCGAGTGCGCGATAAATTTCTGGAATCTTGGTTAGGACGTCAGCACGCGCCTCCGTCAGGGAAAGCCAAACCAGATACATTGACTCGGTTAACTAAGATGATGCAGGAACAAAAAAGTGAGTAGTTGCCTATCCTGTGTCTTGTACGTGAGTTGTCGGGACCCCGACAAAAGCCACCAACACCTATGTGATCGGTACGAGGGTCGAGAGACAGTCTCCAGCATCGCAGAACTGCTGGATATGCAAATGCCGGGAAAAAAGAGAAAAGGGCGGAGGAGGTCCACAGAGGTCCAGGAAGGGCTTAATATGTCGGACGGTGAAGCTCATGGCCAGGAACTCCAACTGGTCAAAATGCTGGATCAAGCCTTTGCTTCGCATAACAAGGTACCACCTGATATCCGCATCGATGACCGAGATGTACCAGAGTTTCCAAACTTCTTTGAGTTCTGTATGTCCAAAGATGGTTTGGATACCCCGCCCTTTGCCCGTCAGTTAGCTATTGGCCTACACCTGTTTGGAGAGTGGTGTCCAAATAAAAGGTGTAGTAGTCCTCGGTTCATGGACATCACCAACGTCCCTGTGGATTTCCCCGCTGCCGACTTTCCTGACAAGATCACGATGTTGAAGCATGGTACGTGTCCTAAGTGTGGGCATACTAAGCGTGGATGGGTAAGAAGGAACCGGCTTCACTCTTATGCGGAGTTGGCGGCGTGCGTTGGTCAAAGGGCGGGCAAGTCGAGTGCTGTGGCACTATTCTCTGCCTACCTGATTCATAAGTACCTCAAGCTCCAGAAACCTCTTGAGGTCTTTGGCCTCATGCGCGGTTCTATCTTGACCGCCACCTTTGTTGCCCTGACGTTCAATCGTGCTCTCCGTCTTCTCTGGGCACCTCTTCACAATCACCTTACAGGCAGCCCTTGGTTCCAGGCTTACCATGAGGTACTAGACTATTACGGTCAAAAGTATGGCGAGGAGGTGTACAAGCTAAAGGACCAGATCGTGGAGTACCCACACCGGTCACTTGTTATGTATCCTTCTGGACCCAATAAAAGGACTCTTCGTGGGGATACCCGATTTTTAACCGCGATTGACGAGCTTGGGTGGTTCCTGAATGAAGGGGATAGTGATAGTAAGGAACGTGCGGGTGCCGACGAAATCTATACGGCTCTGGACAGGTCGTTGTTGACTATCCGAGCCAAGGCCCGTCGGTTGTTGGAACAAGGGTACCACAACGTCCCTACTGCCTATGCTTTTAACATTAGCAGCCCAAGCCATCCACGTGATAGGATTATGACGTTGGTACGAGACCACGCTAACTCAAGTCAGGTGTTTACTGTTCACCTCCCTACCTGGGAAATGAATCCTGACCTTCCACAGGACTCTCCTGATATCCAGAAAGTGTACCAAGAAAATCCCATGAAAGCAGAACGGGATTACGGTGCCAACCCTCCCCTAAACGAAAACCCCTTCATACATAACGGCCAGTTGCTGTATAGGCTAGCCAGTGGAACCAATAGAGTACAATACCAATATATGCACAAAAAAGACCAAGCAGGACGCCGTATGCGGGCAGCATCGGTCGAAAACGTTCGTACCGAGTCCAAGGTAAGGCGTAGTCTCCTTGCTATCGACGCAGGATTCTCCAACAACAGCTTTGCCCTTGTTATCGGACACCCGCGGGAGTCACTGGATGGGGAGGTTACATACCACCTTGACACTTTTGTGGAGGTGGCGCCGACAAAAGACTTGGTGGTACTAAACTACTCGAAGCTGGCCCGAGATCTCATTTATCCACTTATCAAGGAACTCAATGTCGGTATAGTGGTGGCCGACCGATGGAATAGCTTGAAACTCTTGCACGATGTGGAGGAAGAGCTTGGTATCTTGGCGTTCCAGTATAGCATGAAGTACCCTGACTTTGTGTATGTCCGCGACTACCTAGAGGATGAGCAACCAAAGGTAGTCTTACCGAGGGCAGAGATGCCAACCAAAGATATCCTGGAAATTGATCAAGGAACGTACCCAAAATGCTTTCGGTACAAGCCTGTCAGTCACTTTTATTTCCAGTGTTTAACCGTCAACGATACTGGAAAAACCGTCACCAAAGGCATGAACCTGACGGACGACTTGTTCCGAGCGGCTGCCCTGTGCCTGTCACAACTATTTGATGAAGACTTGGTAAAACGCCACCTGTTGAACAAGGACCGAAGCCGTAGACGCGGGGTAGGTGTACTCGGAACTCCACTTCGGCAACCTATCGGGGTGGCAGAAGGTATAGGTGCACTGTCAACGAATTCTGGAACCTTAGCACAGGATCCAAGTAGGAACAACCAAGGGGCCATTGCTCAAAGAAGAAGATAGGTAGTACTCTCCCACCTATAGCCCACACTAATTTTATTGGAACGTTAATCCGAAAAGGATACCGATATGAAACGTGACCTGAAAAACCCGCTGGCACCACCACGCGTGCCAAATGTGGCCACCGCGTCAACCGATGGTGCCAAGAAAGAGATGGCCCGTGTCTCCAATACTGAAGCAGGGGTCTGCCCTGTGCCTGGGTGTGGCAAACAGATGGAGGTTTTGGAATGTGCTGATAACATTCCTGCCTATGTTTGTCTCGGTCACCGCGTAGCCCTCCCTGTGGAGAACAGCCGTGTTTCAAAGTAGCCGGAAGATAGCCGTACGGGCATCTGTGACAGACCAACGTCCTCAGGTAAGATCCAGTTATCAGATGTCACCCTTTGGTATGGGTGGTGGTAATGTCAACATGCAGATGGGTTATACCGGACTCGGAGCCATCAAGGACGGTATGCTGGATGGTGTAATACCCTCCGACCCTCGCCAACTGTTTGACATTTACACGGATATCTACTACCACGACCCTATCGCCGGCGCGGCTGTAGACCTCATGAGTACCCTACCCTTCAGTGATTGGACTCTTAGCGGAGCCGATGAGAGGCAACTGGAGGTGTTCGAGTCCAATTTGGACCGCCTGAACATGCGTAGTCTAATGCCTGAAATGAGTGTAGATTACCTCGTGCTCGGCACCTTCGTATCCACCCTCGTGTTTAAAAAGGCGGAGAAATTATTTACTGATTTGATACCACAGAACATAGCCGACTGTACTGTGATTCCGACTCCCTTGTATGGCACCGATCCTCTGATTAAGATGAAAATTGGGGCCGACATGAAGGAGTTCATCAACAGCCGGGAACCGCACATCGAACGTCTGAAGGAACGACTGTCCCCGGGTATGCTGAGAGCCATGCGAGCCCCAGAGGTGACGCTCGATCCGTTGACCACGCTTTATGTACCCAGGCGCAGCTTTACCTTTAACAATCGTGGTACCTCGTTGTATCATCGGCTGCTGCCTATTTACTTTCTGGAGAAGATCCTGTACAGGGGTACACTGACAGAGGCAGCAAAGAGGCAACGGTCGATCCTGCATATCGTGGCAGGGGATGAGGATTGGGAACCCACGGATGAGGAGCTCAAGGCTATCGTAGCCCTGTTCCAACAAGCGGACTTAGATCCTGTTGGTGCCATGATTGCCACACGTGATGATGTGAATACCAATGAAATCAGGAGCGGCGGTGACTCCTGGAAATGGACGGATACTATTCCAGAGACCTCCAACCTCAAGATGCAGGCTCTTGGGATAAATGAGGGCTTTTTGTGTTTGGCGGAAGGCTCGTATGTTCACACGGAACGTGGCCTAATTCCTATTGACCAATTGTATGATCGTAGGGGCCTACGTAAAGACCAAGGGTACACCACAGATTTGTTGGTCAAGGGGCGTTCTGGAGAGTTTGCAAAAGCCATTCATTGGTGGTACCGGGGTAAATCACCTGTTGTCAAAACCACTACACAATCCGGGTATAATGTCACAACAACAAAGAAGCATGAGGTACTGACTTTGGGACAAGACCTACGTCCGGAATGGGTTCCTGTGAAGCGCCTTCAAAAATCCGATTACCTGTGCATTGACACACAGGGGCAGGAGGCGACGGAACCCCTGAGGCTGAACCTCACAGATTATCTGGTTAAAGGAGGTTGGTCCCAAAAAGCTGCAACCAAACCGACAGAAATGACACCCGATTTGGCCTATGTGTTAGGACTTATCGTGTCTGAGGGCACACTTAAGAAGAAAAACGTGGTTTCGATCACGAATTCGAATCTGGGAGTCCTTGACCGATACCAAGAGGCTTTTACCTCTGTTTTTGGTGTGGTTCCTGAACGGACCTTAAGTAGCCCGAAAGGTCGTAGGTATAACATTAAGGGTGTGACGGGTACCTCCAATTCGGATGTTTACAAGATGTCCTTCGAGGAGGTAAAGGTCGTACATTGGTTGAAGGAACTCGGGGTCGTACAGAAACGGAAATCCGAGGTGAACAATCCGTCTGCCTACAGAGTAGTACCTTGGTCCATCCTTCAGGCCCCGACGGAATGCCGATTGGCTTTCATTGCCGCTTTTCTTGACGGTGATGGCTCTGTTGCCCAAAGGAAAGATACTGTGGCTCTGCGTTTTTGCAGTAGTAGTGGCCAATTGTTGGACCAAATGCAGATACTATTGGCGGACCTCGGGGTACCCAGCTTTCGGATGACTGACCACCCCAAATGGTTAAGTGTTATTCGGTATTTTGGGAACAAATTTTACAGGCGTCTACGTCCTTGGTTGGCCCATACTGAAAAAAACCAGTACGATGTACGTGAAGCGGATTTACAAGGACGTACATTCGGGGTACCTATACCACCTATCCGAAACTTCTTGGCATCCCGTTGGATCCGCAGAGAAACCAATGTTGGTGAGTGGTTTGAAAATGCGGAAGGCCAACCAGTTTTAATTGAAGGCTTTGGTCACCGCACCTCAAAATACTTGGGATCAACGGTTGGGAAGGGTAAACATCGAGATGGAGTCCTGCCCTACTCTAACTTTGAGAAAGGTCTATACTCCGATTTATTGGATATCCTGGAACAAATTGATCCTGTAGTTGTCAGACGATTGGTGCGCTTGTCTGAACTCCAGTACTTCTTTGACCCGGTACAGGAGGTAAAACCAGCTGGAACTTCCCATTTGTATGACCTGACCATGGAACACAAAGTGGCACCTGCCTTTGTGTCTAACGGTATCGTGGTACATAACAGTGGAGACATGTCGTATGGAACGATGGAAGTAGCGTTGTCAGTGTTTATTGAACACATGCGGGCGTTCCGTGACATGACCACCCACAGGGTGTTTTACAACAAGCTGTTTCCATTGATCTCGGTTATCAATGGCTTTGAGAAGGAAGAGGATGCTCCAAAGCCTAACCCTTACTATCGACACAGGACACCTGAGGAGTCGGCGGCCCGTCGGACAACTCCTATGTTGACAACCGACATGGTACAGTGGTATACGGCTGATACCAGTAAACTGGTTATTCCAACCATGCACTGGCATAAAGCCCTTCGGCCTGAGGCGGACACCGAGTACCTGACAGTATTGGAGACCCTGACCGAGAAGGGAGTGCCGGTCCCTCTGCGGATGTGGGCTGCTGCCGGTGGTCTATCTGTTGACAGCCTGATGAGTGACCTTGAGGAAGACGCGGAGATTAAGGACCGAATCAAGGAACTTAAAGGTGGAGGTGATGACGAGGACGACGATGATTTTTCCTTCTCTGGTCTGCGGTCTATCAAACGCCAGACCCTTACGGACAGGGATTTCGGAGACCTCGCAGAGTTGTCTACGACCGACAAAGCTGGCAAGAAACGGCACGTGTTCAACCAAACACGTGCCAACAAAGCCATCAATGATAAGATAATCAAGGCGGTCCGTGAGATTGCCAAGGAACCCAACAACAAACGCCGACAACGAATGGCACAGCGTTTTATTGGTCGTCGGAATCCCTATGGAGACGTGTCATGACACAATTTTTGCCAGGTCGGCGTCCTGTGAACAAGACAGCCAACTATGATCTCGGTGGAAGAGCCCTTTGCAACCCTCTGGAGGTCCACCAGGCGGTCAAACGAAAAGATGTGACCTTAGCCTCGGGCAGGGTCGTAATGCGGAATGAGGTCCTTGGAATGGAAAGCGGAGATACCTCGCTAGACATCAGCCAATGGTTACCTTTTGCCAGCAAAACCTACGAGATCTCTGACAACCTCGAGGACTTTGTGATGGTGCCGGTTATTACGATTCCAACAGACTTACCAAACAGGAATGGTGTGGCGTTCCCGCTGGCATCAATGGTAGCGTTCAACCCTGAAGCAGGGATGCAGGCGTTCAAGACGTTTAAAGGGAAACCATGTTTTGTTGAACATAAGAACACTGTTCTGTCAAAAGCCCGTGGTGTTATCGCCGATACCTACCTCCGTAAGATGCCGGAGTTCGGTCAAGGAAAGGTCTGGAAGTTCCTGGAGCTCTTGGCGTTTGACCGCACTAAGGATCCTGACCTGGTGAAGGATATCCTTAGTGGGCAGATGAACAGTTATTCCATGGGTGCCTACGTAGACCAGTACAGTTGTTCCTACTGTGGGAAGGAACTGGGGCATTGTAGTCATATATCTGCCAACCGGCCTGTTGATTTCTACAAGAAAGGTAACAGGCTGGTGTATCGGCAGGTACATGGGGTCCAAGGTTTTGAAACCAGTGCTGTAAGTTCTCCCGCGTTTTACAGTGCTATCCAGGAGGACTCTAGCTTACTTTCAGTGGAGTAACTTCAGAAGGTAGTTGTATAAGGGCTGCAAGTGTGGTGTTATCCGCCCTATCGAGTTTCCGGGACTCTGGGGTTGGGGATTCGGACTGACCGCTCGCCCCACCACCAAGTTTTCATGATCGCGTAGGTAGGCCTGCCTACGTTTTATTGTGGGAACAGATCGCGGAGTATACCAAAGAGGATACCATGATTAAAGAACTTGCCACACGAACGCCTAGTGTCTGTGCCCAGAGTGATAAGCAAAGGGAATACCAGGCGTTTTTCAACAAAAAATTGGATGAGTGGGATGCCTCCAGTCCCGCGGATTTGAGTGTCGAGGAACGGAAGAAGTTTTTCAATGAAATTGAGAAGGAGTGGGATGGTTAAGTGTGGTTGGGCGCGAGCATGAGGAGGTGAGTGTCATGTACTGAAAACCGAGGAGTGACTCCAATGCAACTCTATATTAACGATATTGCCAACGCCCTCTCTAAATGTAGTTCCATCGAGGCCAACGCCCATCTATTGAGGTTCCTCTCACGGGCACTAATGCGGGCCGTCCAAAAAACAAATGCAGTATACATATTCGACCTTTGTATCTGGGATACTGATGAACCCCATCGTCAAATAAGGTACCTGGAGACGTCGAAAGGTGGGCCTACCCCTACCAAGAAAACTAGGCGGTACTCTACCGAGGTGGAATACTTTGGCATCCATAAGGAGTGCGGCGCATGTACGTTCCAATTGGAGTTTAACTATGACTAACCCGTTTAACGTAGAGAACGTCGAGTACCTTGTGAAGGTCAACATTGACCTCATTGGGTACTTCTTTGATCGATTGCGTATCGTACCGCGTGTTGTAATCTTTGGATACATGTGGCTGGTGTACGATACCATTACGTGGGCAAAAGGGTTGCCCGATATCAGCACACAACAAGCTGGGGTAGTGGCGGCTGTTGTTGGTTTCGCCGCTCCTTTATTTGCCTTTTATGTCAACGCCAGCACAATGTTGAAGGGATTCACAAAGAGATCCGGCTCGGCAGATAAACAAAATGAAAAACCTGGAGGACCCACCGCGTAATTGGAGGGACCGCTTGGTTGATGCGGCCCTAGTGCTTTTTCAATTTTTGATTCTGGCCGTAGTGCTCGGAGTGTCTGTCGCTGTCATAGATTTAACGGCCAGAATATTTTAAATACCGGCTATTTATGTCCCTTTCTAGGGGGTAAAGAGGAGGATAGTACCGTGGGTGACAACGATGTGGATGTGGAAGAGCTGGTGGATAAAGAGGTGCGTGAGAAACTGGACAGGAAGTTTGGCTGGCAAAAGGTAAGTGCTGTTTTATCTGTGATTATACCCTTGGTAGGTGGGGTTTGGTGGGTTGCCAATAACATCGTGACCAAAGAAGCCTTGGCAGAAGAGCGTCAGGTTATCGAGGCAGGTGTGGCATCCCGTATTCTCGCGGTCGAGCGAGAACTCCTGGCGTATAAAATTGAGAGTGTGACTGGTTATATTGAGTATTTGGAAGACCGTGTACAGAGAGGTGAGGCTAATGACAATGACCACAGATTACTCAAGTACAACCAAAGGAGGCTCGACCGTCTCCTACGCCAGGAACAGGTGTTGGGGGGTCGTGATAGATGAATGTTAACAGAAAAACCAGCCGTACAAGATTGTGGGGTGACACCATCCGCCGCTTGGTTTATGCAACAGGAGCCTAATATTTCTAACCAACAAAAATTTAACTCGGTGATGGTACTTAACCGTCTGTTGTTGACCTCGCTTGACCAGATGCCTTTGAAATCCCAGTTACAAGAGTTTTTAAAGATCATCCTGGACATACCTTGGTTTAAACTGGTGCCAAAAGGAGGAGTGTTCCTGGTAGACGAACAGTCAGGTCACCTACACTTGATGGCACAGCAAGGGTTCCTGGAAGAGCAGAAGGTACAATGCGCGGTTATAAAACTAGGGGATTGTCTGTGTGGTAGAGTACTGCAATCACAGAGCCTCCTCTTCGCCGATAAAGTGGACCACCAACATGACTTTACATTCGAGGGCATGGTTCCTCATGGGCATTATGTAGTGCCCATCATGGATGCTGATAAGCTCTTGGGAGTACTTAACCTATATCTGGAAGAAGGGCATCCTGTGAATAAGGAAGAACAGGATTTCCTTGGCGTGGTAGCTTCGACAGTCGCGTGTTTAATCAAACGGAGGTATTTGGAACACCAGCTAAAACTCCAGGTAGAGAGGGACAAACTGACAGGGTTACCCAACCGCAGCCTATTTTTGGACCGTTTGTCACAGTCTATGTATGCCGCCAAGAGGCACAGAGAACAGGTTGTGTTAATGTTTATTGACCTGGATCGTTTCAAGTGGGTGAATGACACTCTCGGACACGACGCAGGGGATGACTTGCTGCGGGAGGTAGCCATCCGTATCAAGAGTTGCGTGCGGCAGTCGGATACTGTAGCCCGTCTTGGAGGGGATGAATTCACTACTATCCTGACAGGTATCACCCATCCCTGTTATGTTGAGTTGGTTGCCCGTAAGATTCTGGAACAGTTAACGTTACCCTTCCAGCTGTGTGGGCAGAACATTTTCATCTCCTGTTCAATCGGTATCTCAGTCTACCCAGACGACGCAGAACTCCAAGAAGACCTGCTCAAGAGTGCCGACAGTGCAATGTATGAATCCAAGAATGCTGGACGTGGTACCTTCCACTTTTATCATCCAGAAATGCAAGAGAAAGCTTGCCGTCGTGTTGAAATAGAAGCCTCCGTCCGTGAAGGTCTGGAAAAAGGTGAGTTTTATCTGGTATACCAACCTAAAATAAACCTGGGGGCCAACAAGGTAGAAGCAGTCGAAGCCCTTGTCCGTTGGGAACATAAAGGTGAGTTGAAACGCCCAGATGATTTTATTCCTGTTGCGGGGGTTTTGCCTCGGCATTGGCCTCAGCCGGAGCGTCAGTGGCAGGCTGGCCCTCTGGAGGGGCTTCCTTAACCGGCTCTTTGATGGCGCCGACCGCTTTGGCAATTCGCACGATCGTGGCTTGCTTATGCTGTTCGCGGTTGAACTTCCGGCTGATTAAGGTAACGCCTGCCGCGGCTGAGTTGAATCCGTCAACATAAGCGGTGGTCAAGGCTTCCGCCAGCTCGACGATGGGCATGGTAATCGTGGGGCCTTGTGGGCGTGCTCCCATCGGCTCTGGCGGCTGGATCCCGTTCTCTCCGGGCAGGGCAGTTACTGTGGGCGCAGGGGGTTGGGGTGTTTCGGTCTTCGGCTCATCGGCCATAGTACTTCTCCTTCTGGTAATAGTTGGGTGAACGCTCAGGGTTTATTTACAGTTAACCTTGTGAAACTGGATTAAACTCTGACACTGGGACATTGATGACCTTGGCTCCTGACTTGCGGATCCTGCCCATCAAGGTATCCTGAGAGGTGTAAACTCCTTCCAGCACTTCTTGTTGCCCGTTGTGTACCACGATATCCTTGCTCTTTAAGTTGTTCCGCCACCTTTCAAGTGCGAACCGCTTTTGGATGGCTTCCTTCAACAGACGAGCTTCCTCTTCACACCGAAGACGGATAAACTCTGGCCAGTTCTCTCCGTCCCACAACGCTTGTTCCTCTTTAGTCCTTCTCTTTGGATACAATACCGACCGTGACGCTGCCGCATAGGCGCCTAGTAAGTCAGGTCCTGCCCCAGCTACGATCGTTTCGATCGATCCTCCTTGAACACCAATACCAGGCATCAAGAACAAAGCCCGTTTATTAAACTGCCGGATCGATCGCACCTCTCGTATGTCTTTGGTGGCCCCTACAACAAGCCCAAGATTGGAGTATTTACAATGGAGGGGTCGATAGTCCTTCCCCCAGTCATGTGCTTTTTCTGCCACCCTTTCATATAAACACCCACCCATGTTGTCAGAAAAGTCCTGAAAGTCATCGGCCCCAGAGTTGGAGGTCCGACAGAGGAGGGACACTCCAGCATCCCTGTTGGCGTCCAGGAAAGGAAGAACAGAATCCTTGCCCATGTAAGGTGCTACTGTAATTGCATCAACCATCCAAGGGTTGGGAAAACCATGAGTTGACCGGGAGTTTAACCAAGCTCTTCCATAAGCGGCTGCGGTGTTGCCAATGTCATTCCGCTTGGCGTCCAAGATGACAATCTGACCAAGTTCCCGGAGGCTTTCGATCACGTATTCCAAGACCTCCAGACCATCCCGTTGGAATTGTTCGTAGAAAGTAGCTTGAGGCTTGAACGCCACCGCGTGTTGGCGGGTGGCTTCAATAACCTGCCGAAGATAGGACCCAATGACAGAGGAAAGCCCTACTCCATTTTCTTGGGCTTCTTTTTGTACTTCTGGCGGCATCTTGGACAGATCTGGATCCAGACCTATGATTACCCGGCTGTCAATCTCTTGTGCCCTTTCCACCATTCTCTTTGCAAACATACTCGGCCCCTTATACTACAAATGAATTGAACTCCCATGGGTCCCCAGAAGGACCCGCATACCGGATGGCATACCGGCGAAAATTCATATCACCGGACGCTTGTTTTCCTGTCCATCCTGTCACCCACATTCCCTTGAGGCCCCCAAACGCTTTCGTACCCACAGGCTCCCCATTAGTATGAGCTTCCATCCAGTCTTCCATGTCGGCAATGTAGTGTTGAGCACAGCACAGGATGTTTACGAAAAACGTGTTGGGAAAACAGGTACCATCAACGTAACCCTCTTGGATAATATACTCCTCAAGGGTCGGTACCAATGTTACGCCTTCATCAGGGAAAACACATTCAGCCATGGTCACACTGTTTCGCAAGGTCTGCCCATGTCACATCCACATAGGTGCCGACTGTGGACCAGGAGCGACCCTCTATCAGGTTTCTTTGGTTGAGGAATATCCTCGGGTTTGGGGGCACGCAAAGGTCTGGAAGGGTTCTTTGCGTGCCAAAATTCGCGCATCTCCTTAAGGTCCATCCGTCGGTTCCTCCTCTGCATCTTGTTCTCCCCAAAGCCCTTCAATGAAATCACAGGCTCTTTCGTAACTGTCGGTAATAAGGACCGGTTCTGTCTCTCCCCTATCCTTGTCGATAACAGCGTGTCCAGCGTCCCATTGCTGAATATAATACCGACCGTCGTTTCGGGAAGGTAGTCTAGGTTTGGTTGTTTGTGTTTCCATGAGATTCCTCGTTTACGTCCAAACAGTCGGCTTGGCGGTCACAGGGGCATTCTTGATTTGTCAGCCCTAGTTGGTGGTAAGCACAACACACTGCATGGGCTTGTCGCCATGCGTCTACCCACGCAATATGTCGAAGGTGGTTTGTACCCGGAAGTAGGGTATTGTGTGGGTACTGCCCTCCGAGTTGGGGCCATACCTGGTCAAAAACAGTGCGGGTATCACGGGCCATCCGGTGACCCCAAGGGCGGGAAATCTCGCTACCCTTAAACAGACGGAAGGCCTGTTGCAATAGCACAGGATCAAAGTCCGCCCCATGTCCCCATACCCGTAAATATTTTATGTCTTGCACCTCGATAGGTTTTCCATTATGCAGGAATTGAGGGGCTGATGCCCGAGCCTCATGGGCTGTCTTCAGGCAGAAATAGTATAGGTCATGGAGCACGTCTTGGAGAGGACGTTGGTTTACCTCCAAGTAAGAGCTGGCTTCCTTGGATTGTCTCATCCACCATTTGACGGTCCCGGCATCCACTGTCAAGCCTTGTTGTTGGGCGTCCTCCGGATCAATGTTGGCGTAAAAATAGCCAGGGACTTCGTTAATGGAATTGGGATCCTCTGGAATAGGGGGGTAAATCAGGAACCCATCCTGCATTGGGATCAAATACAACGGCACCAATGGACAAGATAACGGAGCCGGGTTCCAAACCTAACGTCTCCAGGTCTATCATCATTTGGATACTCATTTCGGTGTACCCCACTGAACAGCTTGGTTGCTGGAGGCATCAGGAAATTGTTTGGCCTCTTCGCCAGGTCGTGTGATGGTTACGGCGGGTGCCACCTCTTCGACCGTCACCTTTTTAAGAGGTTCTGGATCTACAGGAGTCTCCAACGACACAGGTGGAACATCCTGACCGAATTCCTGGCCAGACACGTCATTACCATCCATCTCTATCTCTATGGTGTCTTGGGTGCCCATCTTGTCGGCGAACTCAACTACCTCACCTGGATCTTCCTCCGCAATACCTTCAGGCTCTATCGGTAGAACAACCTCGTCAGGATTCATACCCAAGGTTTCTCCTACAAGTTGCTTCAACTCTTCGGGTGTCGGTTCCTCTGGTAATCCCTCTTGGTCCTCAAACTCGAGGGGCTCGTCTGCCTGTGGCATGATGGGTTGGTCCAAACTAATACTGACAACCCCGTCACCCTCTTTCACAGGGATGCCTTCAGGAATCTGTGTCGTACCTTGTTTCTGGCGATGCTTGGCCAAAGCCGCTTGCTGCTGCTTTATCACCAGTTCTTGTTCTTGTTGGATGCGTACCTTCTCACGGTTGGTTTTCATCCGTTGGTAGAGGGGCCATAAGTCTTGCTTGTTTACCAACCGACAGATGCCCTTGATGGTCATTGCTTGACCAACAGAAACAATCGTACAGGCCAGGATCGGCATGTCCTTCTCGACTTTGTTGATGGCTTCCTGGCGTTTGCGGTATTTCTTGCCAAGGGGTTCTACACCGAACGCTTTGTAGAGCTGTTGGAGTTCTACCTCCTCACTCTTGTTACGCGGTACAATCTGACCTCGTTGGTTGATCAGGTCTGGGAGGCGGAAAGACATGCCCTCCGCTTGTTGTGCCAAATTACCGGTTGGTCGTTCTGTATTATCCATGTCGGCCCTCTTGGTTACGTTAAAGGGATGTACCCAATGTAATTAAAAGGTGAATCCCTAGTCCTGACAGTACCAAAGCTAGTGCCGTGGTACAACGATTCACGTATGGTCTGTCTTCCGCGTATTTACATGTACGGCAAATGGACCCCCTCCAACATCTTTGACAAACAACATAAGACGCGGGCTCCCCTACCTTACCATCAGGACATTCACGATGGGTACACCGTTGTATAAATGACACCATGCTACTTCCTTATCAAACAGGTCATGTTGTTTGGGTTTCTTGTCGCAGGCGTTGCCACAATTCCTGGGCCAATACTTGCTCACCTTGGTAGTCGATCATCTGGTTTCGTGGTACCTCTACTGGTCCGGCTTCTGTCTCAAACACAATGATAGCCGGAGTCTCCTCTTCACGCACCAGTATAGCCTCACCACGGTCTGGGTTCGGGCGGTACATGGTACAACCCTTTAGGCCTAGTTGGTGGGCCAACAAATACGCACCCTTAAAGTCCTCGAACGGAAAGTCTTCTGGTACGTTGATGGTCTTGGATATACTGGAGTCCACCCACTTTTGGGCTGCTGCCTGCATCCGCAAGTGTTGTTCCGGCGTAATGGTAGCGGTGTCAACGAATCCTTTCGGTAGCTTGTTTCCTACCTCGTTGGGGTAGTCCAGGAGGTCATCAGGTTCATAAACCGCGTCACCTCTGGATCGTGTCATGTATTTAGCATACGCCATCAACTCTGCTGAGTATACCTTCACCTTCTTCTTGGACCCATCTGGTTGCGTGATGTTGCGACCATATCGTTGGGCAAACGTTGGCTCGATACCGTTTGAACAATTGTTACCAAACCCTAAACTGATGGTCCCTGTTGGTGCGATGGACGTGTGGTGGGTAAACCGAGATCCGTGGTTTTCAATGGCGGCCCTGAGTTCCTTTGGGAACTGGGCCAGGTATCGGGACCCATATGCAAGTAAAAGAGAGCCGTTTACTTTGTCCCCTATTCGTAAATCCCCACCTAGGTAATCTTTCAGCCGATGACGTATTTCGGCAGTGATTTCATATTCCTGGTCCAGCACAGGGGCCACGCCCTTCTCTTTCGCCAGCTCTACCCCTACTTCCCACCCAGTGATTGCCATTGTCTTGGCAACCTCCTCGGTGAAAGCCTGGGCTTTTTCCGATCCGTAAGGAACACCCATCATAGCTAAAGCAGAACCCAGACCCATAAACCCCATACCATGCCTACGTTTGGCGAGAATTTCTTCTCGCTGTTTCTCCAACGGGAGCCCAGAGATGTCCACCACGTTGTCCAACATACGAGTGAATACCCGTACTACCTCCTTGAACCCTTCAAAGTTAAACGTAGCTTTGTCAGTGAATGGGTTGTCTACAAACATTGTCAAGAGGATGGATCCCAACAGGCAGGCACCATACGGCGGCAAGGGTTGTTCTCCACATGGGTTGGTTCCACGGATTTCTTCCAACCACCACAGGTTGTTCTGGTCGTTCAGTCTGTCAACCAGCATAAATCCTGGCTCTGCAAAGTCATAGGCAGACTGCATGACCGTTTGCCATAGGTCACGGGCCCTAATCATTCGGTAAATCTTACATGGGACGGTCCCCCCACCATTCCGGTTTTTATGGGGATGGTCTTCCGTGCCCGGCCAGTGTGCCCATACCCAGTCGTATTCGATAGGGGGTGGGGGATCTCTGTCAACGGCACAAGTACCTAAGTATTCTTGGTCCCACCATTCTCCAGAATGAACAGGAAAAATCAGGTTCCAGTCTTTGTCTTCTTCAACTGCCTGCATGAAGTCCTGTGTAAACAACACAGACAGGTTAAACTGTGTTAGGACACCAGGCTCCCGCTTGGCACGGATGTAGGCTTCAATGTCGGGGTGCCGGATATCCATGGTCGCCATCTGGGCTCCTCGGCGGTCCCCTGCAGAGCTGATAGTGCGGCACATACTGTCATAAATGTGCATGAAAGATATGGGCCCGCTGGTGTAGGCGCCTGCCCCTCCGACAAAGGCCCCTGATGGTCGCAAGCAACTCCAGTCGTATCCGATTCCACACCCAGCCTTGAGGGTTAATCCCGCTTCACGGACCAATGATAGAATAGAATCCATATCATCCAGGATAGTCCCACTCATCGTGCAATTGATGAGGGACGTAGCTGGTTTGTAGTCTTGGGCGCCTGCGTTGGCAATAATCCTTCCACCGGGAACTGCACCGTTTTCAAGAGCCCAGAGAAACCGTTCTTCCCAGTAGTCTTTCTTGTCTTCTGTCTCTTGGCCCGCCAATGCCTTGGCTACCCTGAAGTGAAGGCCTGGTATGTCTTCTACTGGTCGGTTCTGGTGGTCTCGAAGCAGGTATTTCTTCTCAATGGTATCTTGAGATGCGGGTTGGTAATCCATTAAATCGGCTCCTAATGGTCAATATTGTTCTTCATAGGGGAAGTATGCCATAGCCATCTGGTGTAATTCTTCCTGGTCAGGGTTTGGACGCACTTTCTTAACAGTAGGTCGGTGTTTCAACATCCACAGGTTGTTCTCGACCTGCGTTAATTGCAGACCACAGTTCGAGCACACTAGGCTACTGCAGCTCTTGTTTGGTATTGAGGAGTAGGCTAATTGTGCCAGTTGACCACAATGAAAGGGCATGTGGTATTGGGTCACTAATGCGATGCCAAATTGTTGACACCAGTCTTCAATCACCTTGGGTCGTCGGTCAGATAATCGGCTCCTGACCGTCTTCTTCAACCAGCGAATCATCTCCTTTTACTCCTGGTGGTAGGTTCCGCAATTTATTGATTGTAATGTGTACCAAAGGGTCGGGCGATGCCACGACCGACTTTTCTGATATCCATTTACAGTCCCCTTTTGAAACTGGGGTTTTGTCGGTCAGGTTAACCGTGTATAAATGGCAGATGGTTGTTTCTGTTTTGGACAACCAACATTTACCAAGAGGAATCATGGCCTCGATCGGGAAGTCATAGCCCATCGTGTCAAACGTGGACAGGGCTACCTCGCGGGTACAAGAATCTGAGGGTTCCAACTCCTTGAGGATAGCACAGAGAGGTTCTACCTCGCACACTGGATGGTCCTCAATACAGACGAGGAATTCAAGGGCTTCGTCCTTAAATCGGTAGGGTACTACTACCAAATGTTGTACCTTCGTCGTTGTCTTCATTTTCTCCCGTAACCCCAACGCCAAGAGGTGGGCCACCAGGAACTCCCACCTATTCTAACTCCCACGTACATGATGAACGCGGTGAAGGGGTATCCCTTCCTGGCAACACACGCCATCAATTCTAAGTCTGCTTTGCGGCGACCCTCTTTATCCTCGGGGTCACCTTTCCAATATGCCTTGTCATGTTCCACACAACACTCTCTCCACTTACCATCCGGAAACATTGAACACCCATCAGTGGAGAATGGTTCCAGATAGGATAGGTCTTCCTCTGGTTCTGGTGTGGGTATATCCACCGGCTTTTTGTTGGCCCAGAGAACAATCCTTTCTGCTTGTTGGAGAGCGTTCTGGGTTACATCAGAAGGTCCCCGGTTTCGGTTGGCAGTGACTTGAGCCCAGTATTTTACCACCTTTACAGCTACTGGATCCTGCCCTCGAATCAAGAATACCGGTTCATCCTCGGGGATTAAACCAGCTTTATCCACAATCCGGCGGTTATAGTCCTGGCGTCCGAAAATCATGCTACGTGCTCCTTGGTCTCATATGTGGTGGGACAACAACGCTTCCTGGACTGCAACTTTCAGTAGGACTCGTACAAGCCATGGTAGAGACTCTCCGGATAGGGAGACCTAATTGGCGTCGGACGCGTAGCTCAAGGTCACTGCCCTCGTACTTAGTTTTGCGGAATAAGGTAAGAGCATTGTTACATTCTCTCAGGAGAGCGAGCAAGGGTTCAGAATCCATTATATTGTTCCTTATCTCGGCTCTGTTAACACGAAGGGTACTTGTGGCCCTGGTTTATACCTTCTTGTGGTTCCAAGGTTTAAGAGCCAATAATTTGGCTGGCGTTGGCCACTCTCGGTAAATCTGATCAAAAAATCAGGCTTTGTACCGCGCAGGATACGGATACCCCCAAAGCCCGTAGTAATACCATCCCCTGCCTCTCCTTTGTTTAACACCAGTTCATTGTCGGCGGATTCCCAGTCCTTAGAATGAATGGTTGGCGCGAAGTCTTTTCTGGTTCCTGTCATCATCGGCTCCTAAGCGTTTTCCCAGTGTTTGATGTTGACGGTGAACTCAAACACGTTATGTGGATCCACTGGTCGTGGGTCTTCCGTGGTGATAAACTGGCTGCGACCATATTTATCCACGATAAGCCTGCCGTCAGGTTCATAGTGCCTGAATACGTCCCCTGCCCTTAACTCATCCATAGGGATCGTGATGAACCACCCAGTATCCGGATCCTGACGTTGAATAATGCGGGTAGGCTTTTCCCATTCCGCTTTTTCATGTGGGAAAACTGGTGGACCGATTTGCATTATTTCCTCTCGATGGTTTGCCCTCCTCGTACAGGTTGGAACCCGTCAGGTTCGTTATCGAGGTAGAGCTTTAAACCTGGAATGTTTTCTTGCGCCCATTGCCCAATACGATGGGCTACTACACGTAACGTTGGATGTACCGCACGACCCGAACGTAACTCAGCCACATACGCCAATTGAGGTACGGTCCAGGTAACAAACACTGGAACCTGAAGCCCCATAGGTAGGTAGTATTGTTCTACTCTAGGTTCTGCTTGGAGCCTTTCCGCCCGCGCCAAGAGATCCTGGATATGTGAGCATAGACCTGTAAATAAGGACCCACTCAAAAGGTCTTGGTACTGACCCCAGTACCAAGGGTGGAGATCATAAGCTCTTGTTACTACAGGCATACGAATCACACCGTTACGATGGCGCTGGATGTCCCGGAAGGATCCGAAATCCAACAGGAACCCAAAACGTAGGACACCGAATTGATCAAAATACCGTGGTACCTCTGTACCTCGAGGTCGATCTTCCAGTGCCCCTTGGGCATGGGAAAGACCCGAAAAGTCCAGAAGTTCGGTACTACATTCCAGCCCACCGTTTTTCAGATCGTTACTGGAAAACGTATCCAATTCTGGATTTCCGTAGAAGATCCCAGGGTACTTTTGGTGGTACTCCAGATGTTGTTGGCTGCTCACACCCTTAAACGCGCCTGAATTAAAATTAGCGCCAGCGTAATGGTCAGGGCTGAAACTATGCGGGTACTTTTCCGCCAATTGTAGGTACACCTTGGCCGATGTCTCGCGTACTTCCTCCAACGGATGTGCTCTCAGCCTCATTAGGTGGTCGTTGGCTTGTCGGAGGTTTGTCGTCCAAGATAGTTGAGTGAGCGTTCCACATGGAAGGAGGCTACGGCAAATGTCGAAAGCCCGGGCACTGATAGATCTATTATGCTCTTTCCTTGCCGTACCAGGGTTCTCCTGCCCTTTGAACTCGAAGAGGTGACGTTTGGCCAAGGCCTCACGTACCAGAGGCATATAACGGTTGTACAAGGCAAACCACCCTTGTTGGATCTGCATCCCATCTGCCGACCCTACTGGATTGACGCAACCACCTTTACCAAAGTCCATGTAACGGGTCGAGCCTTCTTGCCCACTGTAGAGGGGCCAGTCCTGGATGGCTTTGGCGAATAACATGGACACACCTTCCATGAAGACCGTAGTGGTTCCACAGTCACCAATAGAACGGTGGCCATACCCCACATAGTACTGGTCCATCAAAGGTCTTGGGTCCTTCTCCATGGCTGCAACCCGATCGGCAATCGGTTTTGGGCTCCGGCTATAGAAAGCCTGTAACATAGCCAAGGTCTCGGGGTCATAATCCTGTCCGTCATAAAGGGTAATTTTCATCTGTTACTCCGTTTAAAGAATGTGTTTCCTACTTCCTGCCAACAGATATAAGGTTCCCTAAATTCCTCCGCTACCAAGATCCAGCGTATACTGGTGTTGTTGCTGCCCATAGGTGGAGTACAGGGATCGGAGGGATTCTACTTCTTCGTCTGATATGTTCCTCCATGCCTTGGTTATCCTTACGTACCCACGTTCCCCATCCTGACAATTATGCCTTACAGTGCCATTCTCCATGGATGTCTCCCTATGACCAACCATATCTGATCCAGAGGCTGCCCATTTCTTATCACAAAGATGACAGGCATACAGCCCAAAGGTTGGGAAAGCCGGGACCTCTGGTTCCCTCTTATATTGATTCACAACCGCCTCCTTTGTCCATTAATAAGGTGGCCACTGCATAAATCCTGGCCACTATATCACACATCACTTGCCTTGCTACTGGATTGGCTGTGTGAACGTATATCAGAGGTGGATGGTACCCGTACAATACTACTTGTTCCTCGATCCAATCGAGAACCTGTTTACCTGTTCGTTCCTTGTTGGATCCAACGTCACCAAGATCATGGTCCAGGCTAATCTTTAAAACGTTTGGTCCATGTTGCTCCAAGAGGGCAATAACTTCTTCGGGCCAACGCACGGCTTTCCAGCTGGAATCAGGAACAGGGCGTTCGTCATCCAACCAGATTTTCATTTGTCAATCCCTTGATTGGCTTTATGTGTGACTAGGCTTCTGTACTGTGGAGACTCAGGCCCTAGTTGTTCACGCACAAACCTGATCATGTCGTTAAACGTCACCAAGCACTTGACGGGGACCTTAGTCTTAACCTCCATCTCAATGATGGACGCGTGTTGTGTGTGCCCATTCGGAACTCGTTCCCTTCTGTCAAGGGCTACCAACACACCAACAGGCTTACACCCATGTGGACGCATCCATTTCAGGGCTTCCTCAATCTCCTTACCATCAGTAATCTGATCGAACAACAGGACGACCTTGGACCCATAAATCTGAGGATCACCATGGAAACCTTGTTCATCTCCAAAGCTGTAGGTCATACGAAAGGCGTGGAGGTCGTTGATGCCAATGACGGTAGAAATGAGGTGCGGAACCCCACCAGTCGGACTCCACACTAGGTTAAAGTCTTGACCGATACCCCAGTCAGCGTCCAGACCTTCGGCCATAAACTTACCCCAGACCGATAACCCGAACCCATTGAGAATCTCGCCAGGGTTGAAGATATAAGGGGATACTGTACCAGATGGTAGGGTGACGTTTCCAAAACGGAGCGCTTTGTGTTCCATGCAGAAACGAAAAAACTCGGGTTTGCGTAGTGGACTCAACATTGTTTATCCCTGCATTTCGTAGTATTGGAGTTCAAGTATGCCGTACTTACCATCGACGCACTTATGAGAGAATTGGTTTCTGTATAAGAATACCTGCCTGGTGCCCTGCCGCCTCTCAGGGCCGCTTAACATAAGCTTCTGATTACAGTTTCTGCATGTATAAAAATCACGGGTGGGTAAATTGGTGTTATCCTTGTTTCGAGCCATCCTGTTGCTCCAGTAATCGTTGGTGTTCTTGTCGGTTGACAACGGCGGCTGTGGCCTTTGAAAAGAGTACCATCCTCTTGAGACTGGATCGCTACCAGGACCATGAAACCAAACTTACAGCAATTTGATTCTCTGCCCATGGCAACAACCTCAAGGTAAGGGCCCATCATTTGGTCAAGTCGCAGTTGTGGGTATCCTGTGTCGCACTGATCTGCCAGGGACTGCCCACAATTTGGGCACATAAAGTAAGCTACGCAGGGCTCCGTGTGGAGACGTATCCGATGGTTTTGGTTGATCCCCATTTTGAAGTCCTCGGACTTCTCTATCCTCCACCTGTTTTCCATGGCCTGCCAAACGGCTTGTTGGCGTCTTTTTCTTTGTACAGGGGACTCTGCGGTGACGGTGGTTTGTCCTGTCACCTTTTGCAAAACAGCTAGCTTTTGCTTAGTGGTGTCCAGTACACGGGTCTCTTCCGGTCGTTCTCGGATAACAGGTCGTTTGGCCCCACTGTGATGGGTAGGCATAGGGTACCCATCGTTAATGGCAGGCAGATCGAACTTAGGAACGATCTCTTGGGCGAGGGACTCTTTTTTCGGTCCCTGCTTTACCACAACTCTGGGTTTTTTCAGGCACCCACAGTGATGCTTTGGCCATTTCTTACGCCGGAGTACCGTGCCTATGACCTCCAAACGTTTTCCGCATACGCAAAGACACAAATATATTATAGCCCCGTTGGAGGCCCTCTCAGGGCTTTCTTCCAACACCGTTAATTGGCCGTAGGTCTTTCCCACCATTCCCTTGACTTTGGTTCCCTTCCAGTTCTTGGGAGGCCAGCGAGGCCGTCCACATATCCAGTCCCAGATCCTACTCATTGAGATCACCTAATTGTTGGAGTTGGATGCTTGCATAGTTGGCAATAGCATCCCTCGTTTCGGCTGCAGGATACTCCCCGTCATACACCACCCGTTTAATGCCTACGTTTGCCAGCATACCCATACACATCTGACAGGGCATACAAGTCACGTATACCGTACTGTCCTTCAACTCAATACCATGTCGGGCAGCATTGGAGATACCGTTTTGTTCCGCGTGCATACAAGGACAAAGGTGTAAAGCTTCGCCAGTCTTGAACCCTCGGTCTTTACGCAAACAGCTTGTTGGGTGTGGGTACTTGGCAGGCACCCCGTTAAACCCTGATACTAACAGACGTTTATCTTGGACGAATACTGCCCCTACAGCTCTGGATTGACAGGTACACATCTGCTTGGCCATGTGAGCAGCATTCATCCAGTGTTGGTCCCAAGAGGGGCGCCTGCCATTACCCAACAGTTTTTCATAGGCTTCGACCAACTGTTGGATTAGGGTAGGACTTTGGGAACCTCTCTTGAGGTTCCTGATAGTTTCCTCAAGACTCCAAGGGTAGGTAGTCATTTCAGGTACCTCCATCTGCAAATATTATCGTCCGTTGTCGGGGTCCATGTCCATATTCTACCCGCCTTGTCCTCATGGGCTTGGCCCATTACTGGCTCTTTGGGAAAGGATGTTTCGAGCTCGAGGTCGGTTATAACCGGTTTCCATTGACCTACTCCATCCTTCCCAACCCGCCATAACCATTCTCCACCTAAGGAGTCTGGTGTGTGGAGGTCCCCGGAACAGGACCGTCAGGAAGCTTATGGGTAGTCATGTCACCACTCTCAGGATACCGCGAATCACCAGGACGTTTCGAATAGGTTCCCAGTGTAGGTCTTGTTCATCATCCAGTTGGATAGCAACCCGATCCCTTGCAATATCGTAGGCATGGACTCTACCTGATTTAGAGCCTACCTGGGCAGGAACCTTGTTGTCGGCGGCTTTTTGTAGTTCTTCCCGCGTCATGCCCTGTCCTCCATGTCAGTATAGTTACCTTGATCCCTCAGCTTTGTAAGGTGTTCATCCGCCATTATAGTACAATCTTTGTTACCATACTGACGTAGGACCATAACTTCTTGCTTGTCTTGGCCCACCATCTTATTCCACCGTTCGATTGCGGCTTGGGTGACATGAGTCATGTTCTGAGGCCAGTGCCCGTGCTCCAACTTGTGGTCCAGCATATTGTTGGACACAGATTCCTCAGCAGGTATCGTGTCATAAGCCACAGGGCCCGCAACCCCGCAGTCCACAGGATCATCACACATCACTTGGACCGAGAATCGTTGTCCCTCGAGGTCGTTGGAGGTAATGGCATAGCCACCACAAGCAGGGCAGTTTAGAGCTTCTAACATTATAGGCCTCCTGTGACAGCATCGAGTGCCTCTTGGTAACCCTCAATGACCGGCCCTAGGTCGTGACGGATCCACCGCCACCACCGTTCGCCTCTGCCTTCTTTGGTCCACAGGCGGCAACTGTCAAGGGAGAACTCGTCACCCAGCATCAATACATCCTCTGTCCACCCAAACCCAGCAGGAGCCCTGTCCTCGCCTTGTACCTTGTATGGGTGTGTGGTAGTGCCAAACTCCAACTTGAAGTCGACGAGGTTCAGCTTTCGTTGACCAAAGAAACGGCGGAGGACACTGTTGATGTGGAGGGCCAGGTCTTGCATGGTAAGTAATTCTTCTTTGGTCGCCAAGCCCAGGGCCACAATGGCCGGCATGTTGATCAAAGGGTCACCGTGTTCGTCGGACTTGTAACAGAACTCTACCAGTGGAGGGTCGAACTGGGTGAGCTCAAATTCTGAGCCGTAACGCCGACAGAAAGAACCGGTCGCATCGTTACGTACGATGACTTCTACTTTAAACATCTTCAGCTGGGCTACCAGGTATTCCGTGTCAGATAACTTGTCCACCATGCAGGTATGGACGTTGTTACTCCGCAGAAGCTGCATAATATGCCAGTTGAACAGGCCGTTCAACCGACCTTTGCCTGCCAGCTGGTCTGTCTTTTTGCCATCAAAGGCACTGGTGTCATCACAGAACAACATCCGCAACAAGCCCGCGTCTTTCACGGTATGAAGTTCCTTTGCTTTACCCTTGTATAATAGTGTCATTTATAGTCTCCTCGGCAACCCCAGTGTAGGGTTACGAATTTGTCAAATTTGGTGCACCAACCAGTGCAGGAATGTTGTGCGTCTCTCTTAAACCATTTACAGTCCTGGCAAAAGAGGTCCCAGTGGTCCCTCAGTATACCAATGAAGGCACTTATATCTCGGGCCCTCATTTCTTGACAAGGTTATCTTTAATTTCCACCAGGTCGCGGAACTCATCGGCTTGGCGACGTAGTTCGTCCGCCGCTATTGGAGGGTCCGTTTTCTTGGTAGACACAACAACTACCTTCTTACCTAGTTGTTGTAGTTTGTCAACCAGGTACCGAAAGTCCCCATCCCCGGTAAACAGGAAAGCCGTGTCATAATTATCAGCGAAAGATTGCATGTCTACAGCCATCTCCACATCCATGTTACCCTTACGGCGGACGTCACCATTAGGGGCTTTCCAGGTTTTTACTGGTTTGGACACAATGTGATAACCGTTGTAGTGCATCCAGTCTACCAAGGGTTTAAGGGGATTGTAATCACCCTCATCCAACGCGGTATAATAGTAGATGCGTTGAACGACCCCTTGGTCACTCAAGTACGCATGTAAACGTTTGTAACAGATGTCTAGGTTAAGAGCCTTTAAAGTAGAATGGAAATTGGACCCGTCAATAAAAACCATGATTCTCGGGTGACCAAGGGTCATCACTGCCTCCCTCTTACCACTTTTGGATGGAAGTGTATTGGCCATTGTGGTAGCCAAGGACCTTCTGATAGGGCTCTTGGTATGGACCAATTACGTCGTGTAACTTTACCACATTGGCGTTCGACACCATAAAGTTACTGTCATCTGTGACCGCCACCATGTGGTTGCCGTCAGGCCCTTTCAACAAAAACAGGCTCGCAGGACGCCCACCTTGGTCGAACAGGTATTTACCCAAAGTGGCGGCGCCATCACAGTCATCCTTCAACTTGCGGGCCAAGATCGTGATAACCCAGGGCTTCCAATCGGTGGGTTTGTCTTCCGTCCACTGGAAGCCCCGCATATAGGCTTCAATGTTTGTGGTAGCCCGCGGACCGGTCACACGTGAATCGATGTGCTTGAGCTCCTTGAGGGCTCCTGGTAACCGGTAGAAGTTGAACCCCCAGTATAACAGGTTAACGAAAGCACTCCACAAACCGTAACCGGAGCGGGTTAAAAGCGGTACACGTTTGATGGTCATAGGGAGGCCTCCTTGAGTTCAGAATCCAGAGTGTCGGTTCGGTGGTTGTGGACATGTACATGTAGGTCCTGGCTTGTCGGGGGTTCGCCATTCGGGCCCGGCAAAACCTGACCTTGTAGGTAGGCCAGGCGTTCCTTATGCGGACCGCTGAGAGCGCCTTCTTTGTTGTATTTTACTACGACTGCTACGAGGGCCATGTGTTTACTCCTTTGGTGTGTACTTGACTTGAATAACAGGGTTGATTCCGAGTACGTCCCCATAGCGAGGTGCCACATGTACTCGGACAGGATGAACTACTCCATCGTCGGTGGTGATGCGGACAAGGACCCACATTTCATGTTTGTCCTTGACCTCTGGCGTATTAAGGTCCTCAGGGATAGATACACGCCAGCCCCAATTCTGAGGTAAGCGGGCAGTGGTCCCCAAGTGCTGGACGGCTGTTTGTTTGAACCGCTGGTAGCCTACGTCGTCACCAATGAAGGCACCCATGCTCTGCATGGTGGCTCGAATGGCTTCCCCGATGTAGGTCAAGGCGGCTTTGGTCAAGGTCTTGGACATTACTCGTTCCTCGCGATCGAGGCGTTAGCCCACATAACGGCCTCCTCCAACTTGGTGAAAGCCACCGACTTCTCCCGGCTATCTGGGCATTCGTCGTTGAGCAAGGAGGCAAATTCGTGGGCAGTGTCTCGAATCTTGACATAACGATCCGCCTGCCCTGGCTTGGGTGGATGGTAGGTAAATCGGTTGTTCAGGTCTTCTTGTGTGGTCATGATTAGTCCCTCAGTAGGTCGTTGATACTAGTACATGCCCGTGTCTTTTCGTCTACGGTCTTGACGATAACTGCGGCATAGGTAGAGTAATCAATATAAAGGCCACGCATCGTTTCGGAGGGCCCACATTGGCCTTTGTGTAGAGCCCCTGGAATCACCACCGAGTAGGGTGGCACATAACCAGTAGTGATCTCGCCCGTCTTACGGTTCAGGATCGGCGTGGAGGCGCCAATATAGACACCCATACTCAACACCGATCCACGGCCGACCACCACCCCTTCCGCAACCTCTGACCGGGCACCGATAAAGCAATCGTCCTCAACAATAACAGGACGTGCGTTAATGGGCTCCAGTACCCCTCCAAGACCGGCACCACCACTAATGTGGCAGTTCTTCCCGACCTGAGCGCAGGACCCGACAGTGGCCCAGGTATCAATCATGGTACCGCTGTCAACGTAGGCCCCCAGGTTAATAAAAGACGGCATCAGGATAACGTTGGGTGCTATATAGGCTCCGTAACGGATAACACCTCCGGGAACCACGCGGAAGCCATGGGCTTCAAAATCCTGTTTACCCCACCGACTGGTTTTGAGTGGTACTTTGTCGTAGGCAATCTGGTCGATCGCCTGCATACCGGGTCCCGAAGTAGACTTGGTGCGCATCACCTCCATGTCATGGCTCTTGAACCACATCAAGATACCAAGCTTGGGCCAATCATTGATGACGTAGGATGGTATCCCGTTGTCATGTTTGTGCCCGCTGGGGTCTGGTTCCGAGATCTTGACGGCACCTCGATCCAACATTTCCAGGCAAAGGCCAGAAAGGTCTTGGAGTTGGTCCCGAGGAACGTTATCTCGTTCAGGCCACACCTGTGTAACCAACTGGGCGAGTTGGTGGCAGACGGGAGAGAAATCTCCACCAAACCCAATGGATGAAATCTGATCGTCGAGGCGGTCAATGGCTTCTCGTAACATTTTATTCGGCTCCTTGCTGTGTAAGGACCTACGGGAGGTCCTAGTTGGTCAGGGTGTAAACCCACCCAGATACCGTTTAATGGGTTTGTAGGACCTCCGGTGGGCTCTACAGAGTCCATGCTTCACAATCATTTTCCGATGGAGTTCGGTCCCGTACCCTTTGTGTCGGTCAAACCCATATTGTGGGAATTCTTTGTGCAGTTCCAGCATCATCCTGTCACGCACCACTTTGGCTACAATAGAAGCGGCTGCAATGGATGGGCTTTGAGTATCCCCTTTAATGAAGAATTGATGAGGTGCTGGCACGTCGATAGACATCTCATCAATCATAAGGAAAGGTGGCCGGAAATCTTGGTAAGCCTCTTTTAAGGCCCTACGGGTGGCAGGGTCGATGCCTATCTTGTCAATACGTCGGGCTGATACCTGAGCCCAAGCCCACCGAACATCCTTCTTGCGACCTAGCTCCTCATATAGGCGCTCGCGTTGGTGTTCTTTAAGTTTTTTGGAATCGTCCAGGCCCGTAAACTGTTGACCTCCTATATCGGCTACCGCTACCACGATAGGACCAGCCCATGGACCACGACCGGCTTCATCAACACCTGCCACCCACCCGTGTTGATCAATGAACGGTTGATCGAAAGTTGGTATCATCAGGAGCCACCGTAACGTATCCGGTTTTATGGTTGAACGCCTGCTTTCGTGGTCCATCGTTGTGAACCAGGATCGCCTCGGCGTTATCTTCGAAGGTAAGTTTCCAACCCCAAGCATAGGTCCCTTGGAAAGCCAGTCGTATCACACCATCGTGAACCTTGGCCCCATCAAGTGGTTGGAACATGGAGTGGCAGAAGACAAAGGGTTCCTTGATAGAAAAGATACCCTGTTCCTTGTCGTAGGTTCCTTCGGCCTGCAACAACAACCCTTGGTCTTCCAACATGTTACCCATTAGGTACCCCATGTCAAAAGCCACCAAATGGATGGCTTCCAGGTGGTCCAGGTCAGGCATCATTTCGTCCGTTACCTCTTCAAACTTCAGGATCTTCATCCCTTTATCTCCTTCAGGTGCTTGCCGATCAATAACAGGTAGTCATCGGCGGTGGTCAGTATAGAGGCTAGTTGAAGCCTCAAACTCTTAAATTCATTTACAGGTTGGGTTAACATTGGTCCGCTGAGTCGAGACTTATACATCCTTACAAGGTCTCGCATAACAGCGGGACTAGTGTTGGACAGGTCCGCAATCAGGATGGGCGTCTCCACAGGTCTCCGCATGAGGGTCTGCTCAACTACATGGGATGCTGGGTAGATGACCGACACCAAGTAAGGACCGGCTCGATCCAGCTTTTTACCAAGGGAACTCATCGTAATGCGGAATTGTTGTAACACTAACAAAGAAAGATCATAGTGGTAGTAATCGCCTCCTGGTATTAGAAAAAGATTTGCATGGTCCAAAGCTATTCGGGACATTTCGTCGCTAGTAGTGGATGCCTGTACTGCTTCGACAAGAGCCTGTAACCGCACCTGGGCAGGCTGGCCCTCTATTACTTTACGGGCGGCCAGGACATAAGTGTACATGGCGTACCCTGCAGGCTCGGAATCATAAGCCTTTAAGTAACTCCATACGTGATGATTTGGCGGCGAGTAACCTTGGTCTTCCATGCTGGGCGGTGGTTCGTACTCAGGGCTTGCCTCTCCTTCCATGGCTTCTTCTGGCCAAGCCCCAGGAGTCCCGGCTCCACCTTGGCCACCTCCAATAGGAGCCGTTTGGGGAGGATGGTCGGGAGGGGCCATCACGGGAACTGTCCGTCTCATGTCCACAGCAGACATACAGGCCACCACCACGAACATCATTACCATCAAAATTACACCAACTTTCCACCAGGTAGTCATGGCAACCTCTCAATGAACAGTTATGTTAATGTGGGTTATCTTTGTCATATTGGTTCCAGTAATGGTTTATGGCCCAAGCCAGGGCTACGGCAATCGGGGTTACAACAACCCCCACCTCTGTAATAGGTGTTTCAGGCACTAACCAATGGAAGGCGCTGAGTAAGATTGACCCTATCACCAGGGTCAGGACAGTGGTCCTCATGGTAGTTTGGGTGGACACTGTTCAAGAGCCAGGTTCCTAAGATGGGCACCCCTTAGGTCTTTGGCCACCAACACCCACAAAGGGCTGTAAAGCATTATATCACAAACAAAGCCCGTGGAATCTGGTTCCGGGGCATGTCCTACCTGTTTATCAGGGTCTTGCCCGCGCCTTCACGGAATTCACGGTTCAGGTACTGGATAAATTCAGTAATGGTCATGTCGTGTAGTCCTTGTAAGTGTCGTCAAAGTCGTCAAAGTATTGGAACCGCCCACACCGCAAACATTGACGGTCGGCTGGTTCTGGGCCTACTTGATACTGGTACTTCCATTCGTGCCACCCAATCCAACAGAAAAATCGGTTTATATTCATTTGGTCCTCCTTCAGCTATATTTACAAGAGCCAGGAGTATGGTGCCTAGCGAGCTTTGGCTTGGGCTACATGTATGTGACGGATGAGATCAATTTGACCTTGCAGAACAAACATGATGTTCTCGTAGGCTGCTTCTTGAGAAGGGTAGGCTTTGTGTGCTTGTCTTAGCATTGGAAGCACCCACCTCTCCACTTCCCGGAGGTACCTCTGTTGCTTATTGACGGTAAACACATGTTGCATAGACTGGACGTTGTGCATACGATCCACGCCTTTAACCACAGAGGACACACAATTGGTGCCTAGCCTCCTGTAATACTCTCGCCTAGCTTTGTCCGTCCATCGACCCTGTTTGGTAAGGACATCCACACATTCTCGAATGAAGGGTCCGAACCTGGCTTCCAGCGCATCCAAGGTTGTGTAGTGGTCTTCAACAACATCATGTAGGAACGCCACAATCAAGCAGTTTTCCAGGTTCTCCCCAAGAGGTAAGGTTCTTATATAGTGAGCAATCTCTAGCTGATGGCTGAACTCTGGAGTGTGGCCGTCCTTGCGTGTACCTGTGTGGAAGGATAGCCCACACTCCAGAGCCTCAAGGGCACGGGTGAATGTTTGGCCGCGAAGCCATTCCTGAAGACTAATCTTGATCTTATCAAATTTGCCGCTTCTGCTCATCCCCTCTTCCCTTTAGTGTTGGTGGTCATTGACCAAAATTAGCCTCTTAGCCAGTAGGAGGCAGGCTAAGTCCGAGCACACAAATAGGTCTGATGGCTTTATACCTATTTACAAGTCAATCCTTACCTTGTGGATGACATGACGGTCCTTGATTTCAGTAGGTCCCACCCAGCAAGCCTTTACATCAATCACCTCACCTTGTCGTTTACCCCACCTAGGACTACGAAGTACACGTTTATGACGACGCCTTGGGTGAGGGGCAATTGTCCGTTGTTTTGACGGGGTGTCAGGGTTCTGATCTTTCTGTTGACCCAAACCTAACGTGTGTACTTCTGGTAGGGTAAGGCTGCGGAAGACCTTCTTTTGCCCGAATTTCGCAGCGGGTCTACGTCGATAGGACAACGGCTTAGCACTAACCTCTGACTCCACAATAAAACGCCTCATATCTCCGATCCTAGCAATAGTCCCCATTGTCTTTACTATCGAACTTTTGACAGACCACACACTATCAGGATCCATATGATCCACCGTTCCATCTGCGTTGTAAAAAGTAGGGCGGTCGAGAGCTTTAGCCGTGGTACCCTTGGCCCCTATAACGTACTCTGATAGGTATAGTACATTTATACTAACTTCGTCCTCTTTTAGATTCAAACTTGTAAGTACCTTTGATAGGGCCAGATAATAGATTGTGAGGCCCTGTTGACGGAAAGGTAAGCCATCGTCTTGCATGGGACCTATCTCTATATGAAGCCTGGTGGTGTTGAAGCCTTTGGCATCTACTTCGGTATCACGTAAGAGTACCAACGGCTTGTTGTCCACATCGAACTGTACACCTGTAACTGGGAAGGGTAGTACTACTTCTTCTAACATCTGTTGGGTGTTCTCATCAAACTTCCCAGGGAAGGTGGAGTCAACGTCAAACAAGGCGCACTGTCTCAATGTGTTACCTAGGTCCAGGTCTACATCACGCTCTTGTTTCTTCAAAAGCTTACCGAACTTTAATTGTGTACTACATAAGAGATCAAACAGCAGGATTCGGTCTTTGTCTTTGTTGTTCTTGTTCATATTACCCTCCATCGGGTTTGGTTAGTTCTGTGTAGAGCGCGCCCAATACGCACCCTATACTTATAGTATACCACATCTGAATGGATTTGTCAAGCATCTGGACGCAAAAGTGGGGACCGCAAAGGTCCCCAAGAATAGTCGAACCATCAGGGGGTAGAAAGCAAGGAGTCAGAACCGTCCCACCATCTTACCAAGGGTGTAGGCGGCCTCCACGGCTGCCTCACCCAGGCGAGTAACTACCAATCGTTCGAGCTTAGTTTCCATTGGCTCTGGAATCCAAGGGATGTTAGGGTCTATGGTCTTATACAAGACCCACAGACAGTCCACAACGAACTCTCTCTTGGCTTGTCCTTCCAGTTCTTTGAAAGTGGTGGCCACATCCATCAATTCAGGGACCAACTTCCCCAAGATGCCTGCCACATCCTTCCACTCCAACCCTTGGTCCAGGTCAGCCTTCCGACCAATCTCCTTGACTAAGGTCAGATTGTTTTGGACCAACGCAGCTTGTAACAGGTCATCCTGAAGGTCGCCAACGGTTTCATAAATTGCATTCAACGCACTCATCTACTCTTTCCTCTCTTGTTGTTGTGGGTGGGAAAGTCTTACATTGTTCAGCCATACGGATACTACCTTTACTACC